TATTCACCAAGCTCAGGTACGCGAAGTTCACCAAGCAAAACTTTGGGATAAGCTATCTTATCCTTGACCTCTGTGCGAGCGGGAAAGAAAAACGGGACGGGCGGTTTTTGAGGCTTAATCATTAGTGACTCCAAAAGTTACTGACCATTCTTTACCAACACTATCATCTTTAGCTTTGGTAATGGAATAACAACGAAGTCCAGTTCCCGAGTGTTTGAGAAGACTCCTTAGATGATGAGCTTCGTAGTTGACCATTCCAGGAATATAGTATTCGCCAATTTTTATTAGCCGTCGCTCGCCGAGGTTGACGCATTTGTGGCGAATCACCGCGCTGTTGTCTCTTGTGTAGGCGGGATATTCAATAGCGACAAAAGTAAAAGTCTCGGCGGCGTAGTCGGTTTGACCATATTGTCAATCTAGCAGGTTATGTTTCAGTGTCAAGCCCGAGAGGCTTCGTCGATAACTTCGACGCACCACTGTTTAGTGTGTAAGTCATACATGCTCGCCTCACGAATATAAAGAGCGGCGCGCCTCAGCGAGCCAAGCAAATCCCTTTTCCGCACGTCACCAACATAAGGTATAATCATCTGCCCTAACTTTGGCAAACAATTCTCAAGCAGCTTGACCTTCGGGCATTCGGTAACACTCCGTGGACCCTTTAGGGTGGCGGAGAAATAGAACGGCGCTGGCGGGCGATAGGGTTTAATCATTTTTCAATTACAGTCACGCACCACTCTTGGAACCGCACGAAACTTTCATCGGCCTCACAGATAACGACAGAGGGGTATTTTACTAACCTAGCCAATTCACTTCGTGTTCTGTCTGAAAGTCCAGGAAGAATCATCTCTCCTATTTTCGGAATGCGCAATTCTCCCAGAAGCACTTTTCGGTATCCGACTGGCGCGAAATAGATGCGGCGTAGGGGTTTGGGTATCTTAATCATCGGAGCCGTTCAACAACCCAGCGGTGTTCGCCAAGCAACCAAGGATAATAATAGGCTTCTCCGACGGAGCTACCGTTACGATTCAGCGTCGCTTGGATATTCGATAGAGCGCAACGACTATAAGTATTCGTGACAAAGAAGTCGCCTTCTTTCAGAGGTCGATGCTCGACGAGCTTCCAAGATGAGCCTTTATAGCAGAAAGTCTTTGCTTCTGTTTCTTTACGCGGTTTAACCATTTGTAACCTTCTCGACTATCTGTCTTTTCTCTCCGACTAACCAAGGAAATTCAGACGCGTTAAGAACCTTATGGCCCTTGTGCATGAATTGCTGTAGTATCGCTCTGGGCATCTTTGAGTAAGTATCAGCGATAAAGATATCTTCATTCTTGACGCGACGATACTCCAGAAGTCTCCACTTTACGCCTAAATAGGTCACAATCTGATTATCTGATGCGGCTCTGCGAGGTTTTACCATGAGTTCAGGCTATAAGGTTTTATCCACTAGTCAAGAAGTCTGCTAACTGCCCATCTAGTCACGCCGAAGAAACCATGTCCAGGTGGCATGATTCCTCTACCATCATAGCTCTGCAAGTGACGGAATACTTCCGCTACACTTCGACAATGTTCGGAATCGAGAACGAAGGGCTGAGCGCTGCTAGGAGGCAGCACCATCCTGCGCAAAATCTTCCACCTGCGTCCAAATCTATCGGTGTAGATTCTGTTGGCAGGTGTTTCTTTGATTGGTTTAATCATTAGCGGCTAATCCTTTTGCAGGCCCATACGATGTCGCGAGTCGTTCGCTCACCGATGCATGGCCAGAATCGCATCGAGCGGTGCATACGACGAATCGTCGAGAGCGTCGCGCATCCGTTGTGATAGCAGATAAAAAACATTCCCTTTCTCAATCGGCGAAGTCCGACCACTTCATACTTGACTTGGTGATGAATAAAACGGAAGGGTTTATGTTTGGTGGTTTTGACCATACTTAATCGTAGTTTTCACGCTTTTGTTCTCAACCATACTATGCGGAGTTAGCTCGGGAGCATATCCATCGCGCCGCATCATAATCACCTAAAGCAGCCATGATATTGATTGGGTCGTCACTTTGAACCCATTTTATGATGTCCCGCCTAGAGACTGCATAGGAATGAGCAACATAAAGCTCGCCCGCCTTCGGAAGACGGTACGCACCCAGAGCGTATTTAACGTCGTTGACTTTGAAAAATATGGGTTTATTAGTTTGTTTCTTAATCATCGAATTGGTTCACATTTCCACCTACTGAATGCACCGTCACACTTACGGATGAAGACAAATGGTGAATTATTTAAGAGCCCTCGAAGCGCACGAATTGAATATCCCGCCGTACCTCCTACATAATACCCTCCGAGTGGCACCGCGCCATAAGTAGTCACACGATAGCGCTCGCCCCTCCTATCGCTGAATATCGTACCTTCGATTGTTTTAGGCTTCGAGACTTGCTTTTTCTTTACCATATCGCTATTGTAGCTGAGTTTTATCGGGACGCAAGGTGATTAAGGCTCTACCGGTTCAACGGTTTTACGGTCCAGCGCCGCACTCCAACGAAAGAGTTATGATTGCCACAATGGGTGCGCAAAACAGAGAAATGTCCGCCGCAGCGCTGATGGAGCTTGAGTTTCTCCAGCTCCAGAAACCTGTCACTTCCCGCGATAAAATACTGCTCGACCGCTTGCAGTGGTAGGTTACTGAGCAGTTTCCATTTACGACCGTGATAGTCAGTGATGACGTGTTCACGAGCTTCCGTTTGAGGCTTAAATTTTATCATACTGAAATACGGAACCAGTCCAAAAAGTCATTCAGGTTCGCCGTCACGACAATATCGCATCCCTGATTGGCGAAATCCCTCAAGTCCAAAGACAAATCACGAAGCTCCACCGAAGTCCCGCTATGTGTGCCTAGGCCGTGCATATAGTAGGAGTCGTTTATTTTCGTGATTACCGCCTTGAAACCCTTGGGGCTGTCTATACCGACATAGCATCCTGAGTCGATGACCTCGATTAGATGGGGAAGCTGGCAATCAATTTTGGTTATCAATTTGAGTTTTGTCCTTGTCGGAATGGAGGCAGACGTCCATGAGAGACCACCCAACGAGCGTTGCCGTCACAACGAAAGAGACCAAATGAACCTCTCGTACGGTATACCGGCCATAAACAGCCTCATGAGCAATTAGCGCTACGGCCAAAAAGAGGAGCGCGGAAAGGAAACAAAGAAGAGTTTTCATATCTTGAGAATAGCGGTGTTTGTGGCAGAGTCAACTAACCATTGCGCGGGTAGGGTTTGACGACCCATCTAACCTCACCAACAAACATATTGTAGAACCCTGCCAATGACAACACTTGACGCCGCTCCGATTTGAGATAATCAGCGCTTGGAAAAGATTCCGAGTCCGCAACGAAGTATTTATCGTAGCGCTGGATTACTCGCCTCTCTATAGCGAGCCAGCGCCTACCCTCGTCACAGACAAATGTGCGATTAGACAAGGTTTTAGACTTAGCGGATGCGAGTTTGACCATGAGATTAATCTAGTAAGGTATCGGCGGCGGTCAAGACTCTTTTTGGATTTCGACAATCCACTCTACGTTACCGGCGTGCTCGTCATCACTTTGTCGGATATACCATGCCCCTCCAACTAAAACACTAGCTAAGATGCTTCGGCTGGTATCCGCTAACCCTGTGATATACCACTCACTAGATTGGACAGCCCTCTTCGGGCCGAGCTTCGCCCTCATAATAGGGATAGGATATCTCCGGCTAGAGTCATCCATAGCGTCAAAATAGACGGGAGCCTCGGGTTTTGCGAGCTTAATCATCTTGGGCTTTGGGCGGCGAGACTTCCTTGAGTGCTTCTTCGAGAGTGTTGCCTACGAAGCAACCATCGGTGTCCGTATACCAAACGATGTAACCGTCGGTGTACTTGAGAAACTTCGGGTCTTCCGATTCGAGCGTGGCAATCATGACACGAGGGCGTTACGCGCCTTCTTTCCGTCGTTGTAGAACTCGAAGATAGCGGCGCGCAGAACGTCTTGGCCAAAAACCACAACCGAACCATCCGCCAGTTCCATACTGAAAGCTCCTGCCTGTTCTTCCCTCAGAGCTTGGCGAAAAGCCTGCACGGCAAGCAGGAAATCTTCTTGGTTAGTGGACGGGGCTCCTTTACCTTTGTAAGTTAGACCGTTTACTTTAATGATGACGTGCATAGTTTTTACTTTCTTTTCTTGCGGGTGATGGTGGCGATGTGGGGAATGAACTCAATGTCGGTGCCGAGTAGCTCAGCTTGGGAGGGTAAAGGCAGGAGGTCGTCAATAGTTGAGGGACCATCCGATTCAGCGGGCTTTTGCGGAAGGGGCAGCTCGGGCTCAGGAGATTTGCATTGCGGCTCCAAGTACTCGGTCGCGTCCTTAGCTTTCTGTGCGTTATCACCCTTGGGGTGCGCGAGACAGATAATCAGAATAAAAACTGCGATAGCCGCGTAAAACAGGGCGATGGTGATTTTCTGTAGAGTATTTAGGCGTGATTTCATTAGACAAATTTAGTTGAGCGACTGTCCGCCAACGTATATCAGGGATTGAAAATCCTGCAAGGTTTTTGGCGCTTTTCCGAAGCGATAGTTCTTGTCCAATCCTCCGCGACCCATCGCGAAGTTGGAAGTCAAGGAAGGGTAGACGTAAAATTCGTCGTGACCCATTGAATGCCGCAAATCGGCAAAAGAGATTATCTGTTTCATTTGTTTCGGCGTTTCTTTTTGGGCGGCGTGCAGCAGCCATCGCAACCGTGAATCCACTGCCATCCGTCTTCGGGAAAGGGTTGGTCAGGGTCAGGATGCCCGATACCATGAGGACAGATACGCTCTGTCACTCCGATGTCGGTTCTGTAGTGCTGCGGAAACTTCCGCATGTGGTGATTACTTGGATTGTGGACGCAACAGCTACGACCCGCGCAGATAGACTCATCGTGAGTTGTCAGAACCGACAGACTCTTGAAGGGACGCCATTTTTTACCTTTTGTCATTTCTATTTTGCGCGGGTCGCCTGTTTTGCTCGGCCTTACCGCTCTTGCAGGACAACAACACCCTGCACGACTCCGAAGGCTGATTTTTCTTGGAACGTGTACGTCTCAGGAAACTCATCGGCACGCCTCGGACGCGTGAGCACCCAGAGAGAAGATTCTTTCCAAGTGACATTTACGAGTTTCTGCTTATCGGGAAGCTCCATCTTTTCCTTTCCGCCGAAGTAGCGGACTGAACTGTTATCAGTGCAGGAAGCGAGGACAAGAGCGACAGACGCGATGATGAATGCAGTGGACTTTGACATGAGACGAGCTTATTAGGTTTTCATCAGAAACCAAGACCAATCTCGCGTGCGAGCCTCAGTAATTAAGGCGGCGGCTGGGACTGGTGCAGGCTCAATAGGCTTCCGAAGAAGTTTGAGGCCCGCCTCTTGGTTTGACTTATTTCCCTTTTTGTGGTTTACGTCGGGAGCGCACAGTACAAGATTGGTAAAGGTATCCTTACCTCCCTTGGACTTAGGATTTACGTGGTCGAGCGTTGCTTCGGAATAGCTGAGCTTCCTTCCGGTGTATTGGCAAGTCCCCTTGTCTCGTTGATAGACAGTCCGCTTGCTTGGGCGGAACTTCTTCAAGGGCATCTTACGATAGCCGAGGCTGACGACGACCGTAGGCACCCGAATCTTTAGGAGTGCTGAATTGATTACTTCGTCGTAGTCGCGAACTGGAAGACTAACCCAATCGGCCCACTTGGTAGGAATCATCGCCACGGGCGGATTATCAAAGTCCCAAGTGCCATCCTCCTTGAGGCCGTACTGAATGTCGAGCGCCGCTGCCACTAGGCTGCGGTTCTCGCTGTCCGCGTTCATGTCGCAGATAGCCTTACGCACGGTGCCAGTCAAAATAGGCATCCATGAAGCATTCAGAAACAAAACATGAGGTTTATCGAGGATATCGGACATGAGGAAGATACTACTCAGGTTTTACTGCGGCGCAAGAAACGTCTTGAGATAAATTTGCATCGCGTAAATCGCCGCAATCAACACAACGAATACAATAACGAAAGTCGTCTGTTCGTCCTGTGGGTCAGGATTAGGAGGTTGCATGGTGAATTAGTTAAGGTAAAGGAACAAATCTACCCCTTGCGCGTCGTAGTATCCTTTATTTGGACTGACGCAACAACTCGGCAATTTGTTTAACGGATGCAGCTTGCGGCGCGACGCTTTTTTGTCGTGGCAGACGCAAAGGCAAATCGCTTTAGACTCCGGCGTCTTTGAGATAGTGCTGGACATCCTCTTTGCTTGCGAGAACGACGCGGCCACGCTCGACGACAACGGGCTTGTTGTGAACACTCATCACGACGTAATCACCATAGGCGACAGAGCGGAAACGGGCGACGCTACTTCCGATAATGCGATACAATGAGCCGCGCTTGAGCGTAATTGAGGATTTTGGTGCTGGATTTGGCATTTTTGGCGATTTTAGTTGGTTTTGGGGCGAAAAAGAAGGACTTTTCTACCTTCTGAAAGATGGGAGGAATTTCCATAGTTACCGCCGTCATTTTCAACCCAATAAATGCTACCGTCTTCGGCGCGAAGAATGAATTGATAACTGAAACAGCTAGGTTTAAGAACCGGCACGACATCTTCGTTCGGATACTTATTTTGCATGTTTTGCTGTGCTTGAGGCTGCGAGCATCCAGCGAGTGCGACAGAAAAAATGGTTGCGAATAGAAGGTGTTTCATGGTGATTATTATGCCAGAGTTTCGTGATTTGTCCAGAGGAATTAGAGCCGAGGAAGGTTTCCGCTAAAAATCAATTAACCACTATTCTCCCGCGTATCCGTGCCACGCGTTATTGCGCCAAACGTAAATGTGCCCATCGGGAATTGCGTTGTTCTTCCGATGCTTGCGGTCGTGACGGCTGAGCGTCTTTTTCGCGCCCCGAATTGTCTTGTGGCGACTGATGAAACCGCTGATGACGCCGAAAACTACAATCGGGTAGTTCGTGGCAACTTCGCTGTTGCCGATTTTACCAACGTGTCGGAGATTAAAGGTGCTAGGCATGGGATTAGAATGACAGGCTTTCAGATAAAGTCGAAACTTTTTCAAAAATCTTCACTTTGGCGAGCTTGAGTGTCTCCGCGTATAGGGGTTTATACAAAGTTTTTGGCGATTTGGAGCCGTTTTTGCTTATTTTGTGCGCCTAGAATGTATACACGCATTATTTGCAATTGTGAAATCTGCCCCGAGTCACAGGTGGCTAAAGCGGCCCCATCAGAGAAAAACCCTATTTTTGACGCTATTTTACAGCATGGGTTTTTCGGTTTTACTCTGTAGAAGTGTCACTTTGCACAGGGGTTTATATGATTTAGGAATTGATGGCTGAGAGGGTCTTTTCTTACAGAAAAGGGCGTAAAAGGTGGCGTTTGCTACACCAAAATAGTGCATTTGTCCACAAAAAAGAGTTGCTGAGTGAACTTTTTGGGATAATTAAGGCGTGCAATGCATAGTATTTAAGCAAATGACATAAAATGAATACGAGAATCAATCATACAATCCTCTCTCTTCTATACCAATCACTTATTTAAGTCTCTGATTCTCAAGCCTTTACCTACTAATGCATCTCGGTGTTCATCTCTTCTACCCTTACTATGTCTACCTGTGTTGTTGTTGTGTTGGAGAGAGGGCTGGAGGGAGCGGCTTCGCCGCTCTGGCCGAGCAGGGGCGACGGAAAATAGCGCGACGAATTTCCGACATGGTAATCGCTGTAAAAATTAGTAAACCTGTTATCTGTAAACTCTTCCAGCACAGGACTTTGCCAATGATTCCACGACCTTTGAAGCTGCCTATATCGCCTAAGAATGCTATCCATAAAACCATTCATGTCGGTCCTTTGGGTAGGGCTCTTTCTTGAGGATTCTTTGGCTGGCTTTATCATTGTTTTTGAGCTTTTATTTTTAGCGGAAACCTAAGTATTTTTACGAATTGAAATTTCCGCCTCTGAGAGCAATTTGAAGTTTCCGCTAAAAAGGGCTTAAAGCGACCGTCCCTATAGGTTTTAGTATATGCAAAAAGACCTATCGTAAAAGCTTGCTACATATATCTTTGCGCCACTGCTACTTCTTGCCAGTGTGCCTGACCCAATCGCCGTGGCGCACAAGTTGAGGCTGAAACCAGTGGAACATATTTTCGAGATTCATATGCCAAATAGTTGCCTTTTCGCCATCGACCTCGACCTCCAATCTGTCATAGCCCGAGGCTGCTTCCATCAAATCTAGTTGCGCGAACGTCTCATCCGAAACCTCGTGAAGCTCGACCGTGATTGTCGCTTTGGGGTCATAAACGACAGCCGGATAGCCGCCCAAGTCGAACATCGCGAAGCCTTTTAGGCTATAGGTGCCGAGGCTCTTCTGAGGACCGAACCGTTCAAAGTTGAAATTACGTGTGCCGCTGGACCGCAGCGAGCCGTAGACGAGAATATGAGGCATGAGTTTTAGAGTCGGTTAGCGTCGCGCTCTTCGAGTTGGAGCATCAAACGCCATCCAGAAAGTAGCGCCAAAAAGAACACCACACAAAGTATAACGATTGCAGTAACAAACGCTTGAGGCGGATTAGAGGGGTCCGAACCGGCGTAGATTATCAGTGCCGCGAGGAAGAAATAATAGACAAGGTTGATGATGGAATTAGCCATAAGAGAGATATTGATGTATCAAGTATTAACGATAGGTGTATTGAACGGAAGGAATCGGGGCTATAGCCATGAGAATGAAATTTAGTTGTGTCGCCCAAAAGTAAGCGTCTGTAGGCACGATTCGTAAACCTGATTCCAGCCCGCTTTGCGATACTCGTCACGTAGTTTATTATACGTGCCCTGACTAATCTTGTCGGGCAACTGAACGAAAAAAGTCAAAACATGCTGGTTCTCCCTCATTTGACGAGAGAGCGATTCGTCAATAAAGCAGACCAAATACGGAACCGTTAGCTGCGGTTTCGGAACGACTGGAAGTGGAGATAGTGCCATGTCTTGAATGTATCTGGTTTTAACTTTGCGTCAAGTCGGTCTTTGGCTGAATCGAGAGAATGAAGTCCTCTTGGCCGGTAAGCCTATCAATATCCCTTAGCTGTTTCAGCCTGCCATTGACGAACTCTTTCAAAGAGACGTAACGGGTTTTGCTGACATGCCAAGGAAGAAACGTAATAGTGGAGTTGATTAGTGCTTTTACGACACGAAGGTCGGGCACCGTTGCGGAAACCATGTAGGCGTCACGAATCAAATCGCGATATTCTGATTATGCATTCGCTCGCTGGCGTTTGACATATCCGGCATACAGGAACAGAAAGAATCCAGCCACAAAACCCGCTAGGAATTGAAATACGTAAAAAGTGATGGTTGCTAACATTGTAGGTGTGTTAATTTGCTGTTACTTCGTGAAAATTACATCTAGCTGCTGATGACGCCCTAAAGTGTACCGTTCGAGCTTAATCATCTCCGACTTAATCGCCTTACCGACTCCGAAAGGCAAATCTTGTATCTCGTTTCGGATGTTGTTACAGAGGCAGCGCAAATCTGAGATATTAGCGCTGGGACAACGAGATTCAGAAAACAACTCCTGCAAACGAATCCTCAATCTAGCTCGCGCCGCAGCAATTCGCATAGTGAGCAACGACAGCCCGTATCCTACCAAGGACGAACTAACGCACAAAAGAATGATATACCAGATGTTTTCCATGACTTAATTGATTTTAACGAAAGGATACATTCCGAAGTGAACAAGGAAACCTTCACGGAAAGGGCATCCTTCGCCTGCTGTCTGAACGGTGCCACCGATGCCAGTGCCGCCAAAGTTAAGCTGCGTGACGAATAGAGTGAACTTACCGAAGAACTTTCCGGTGTATTCGAGGATGTCGCCGACCTTGTATTTGCTCATGGGTCAAAATTATCAGATTTTTGCGCCTCGTCAACTGTGAACTTTAGCGCCGTGGAGGATGGGCGGCGTAGTTAGGATACCAAAGTCCGTCATTAGGGACATTTGAATAGCCCATGCTGTGCCACTGTTCCCACAAAGAGCCATCTTTACAGAGTGCCACAAGCTTATTGCAGTCGCCGTTATTCGGGCCTGCGGGGAAATACATAGTTGCAACTTGAATGATTTTTGAGGCGAGACGCTTAACGGGCGTTTCACTTTTCTTCTCGGTTTCGGGCACGAAATCAGAAGTAACTGTCATAAGTTAATTGAGCCTAGTAAACACGATTCCCTGAACGCTTCGGCGACGATTGACTTTGTTCAATTCCCTCATCGTGGTAAAACGCATAGCGAAAGCAAATTCGGTAGTTGTTTTAACATGGCGGGCACGAAGGTTGGCGTCTTTGTGGAGGAATCCCTTATGTCCGTTAGTTTGGGCGTCGGAATTGAGGTAGATATAGTATTCGTTCATGTTAAGCTGCTACTGAGTCTGCGGTCTTGTGAGGATTCACATGATAACTGTTGCAAGTAACGCAATAAGCTGGTAGGTCCGTGAGTTTTAGCCTTGGTAGACCGGCATTTTCGCGCACGAGATTCCAAATAAGCAGAGCATTTAAATTGGCTCCGGTGTCGTAGGCTGAGCGAAAGTATGAAGCTTCGACCTCTGAAATAAACCGAGACAAATCATGCGGCTCGCCGTTTTCAAGTTGTTGAATACGCCGGTCTTGAGAATCAATTATTCGGCAAAGCTCTTCATTATCTTCGCTGCTTATATCGAAGGCTTTCCACGCTAATTCATTACGGCGATGGCAGCGACTAGCGTAAGCATAAGAGGACGCAACCGCTAAAGTGGCGAAGACTAGGGCGATGATGGAGTAGGCGATGTGCATATTAAGTAGGAGGTTTAAGGGATTTAGAACTTTACGATTTTGCCATAACGATTCGTCAGAGCGCCGATGCCTGAGAATTTGCTTCGCCATGCGGTGCCGCCGAGACATGCGACCTCGATTGCGACATGAGAAGGAACCGTCTCGCGGTCAATCTCCTTTTTCCAGAAAGTGAAGCCACAAAAGCTATATCGACATTCGAGAACCTGAGTGCGTTCCCATTCTTGTTTGCGACCAAAGGCGCGGACCCATAGAGTTTTCTTGAACATGGATACAGAATAGCGGGTTATTCTCTGTCGTCAATCTTGTTCTATCGTGTCATCGAGTCTTCCTAAAAGTGCGGCCACGCCAAGGGTTTTAGTTTATGTTCACTGTATGAACGGGTGGGCCGATACTTTGCGAAATAGGTGCTGTCAAATACGTGAAATCCTCCGATTTTGTTCGGAAGCGTCGTAATACTGACGAGAATCCTTGGGTCTTTGGGGTCCGATTCGGTGATGAAACTCCAACCCACGTAATAGACGACCCCCTCGCTCAGCAGGACGTTGCCGTCTTTGATAAGCGTTCTGATACACATGAGGGGCGTGTATTTTTGATACGGAGGCCGGTCCATTTACTTTTTCATCGACCGAATATCGACATTCCGGCAAAAAGCGGAGAAATTCGGGAACCTCATTCCATCGAACTCCACACCTTTCCCGTCGATGAACTTCAAACGAATGGTGCGTTCTTCAAAGTCGATGTATACCTTTTGGGTGGCCGAACTTCTGAATTTCACATCGCGCCTCCAGCAAAAACCCTCGCGCTTTCCACTCTCCTGCCTAAATCCCAAACGCGCCAAGCACGCGAGAAAAGATTTCGGAATGTAAACCTCCACTCGCTGAGTGAAGACGGCGACGTTGTTTCGCTGGAATCGCATGGCGGCGGTCTTTTTGAAGTTGTGCATGTGAAGAGCTTAGCGCGGTTTACTTGGGAGGCAACACGAAAGGGCGAGATGCAGGAACCTGTCGATGCGGGACCACCGTTCGCCATCCCAATACTGACTTTCAGGAATACTGTTAGGCTCCTTCTGTAAACAGAGGCGGTATCCTTTTCCTACCTTTGATGAAGTAAGATGAAGCGGGTTGTGCCACTTATGTCCTTCGGGCGGAACTGGATAGCCTATGTTGGGTTTTTTAATCATTTCGGCAGTAAGAACGGTCTACTGGATTTTACTCGAAGCGTCCCGCAGTCATCAACATTAAGCCCATATTTTCGCCACTGAGCTACATCGGACCATCTCCCCGTCTTAGCTTGCCAGTATTGCGAGCGCTGGACTAAGTTAGGCTCTTCTTTGAGTAGAAAACGGTATCCTTCTCCTAAAGTCTCATCCGAGAGATTCAATGGATTATGCCATGAGCATCCTTCGGGTGGTGTAGGACGGGGTTTGTTTTGAAACGGTTTAATCATTTTTCTCCTTCCGAAGCATGAACGGGCGGTAGTTACGGACGCGCAGGGTGCCATATTTTCCCCTGTCAAGTCCGTATTTGCTATAGGTATTAGTAGATGACCAACTTCTGTCCCAATCATCGTAAAACTGACAGCAATCAATAATACCCGGCTCTTCTTTCAGACACAGACGCCATCCTTCCCCAACTTGCTCAGGTGTCAAACCGGAAGGATTGTGCCAAGAACAACCATTTGGCAATTCTGTGTTGAGTTTTTTGGCCTTTACCATTTTACTAAGGTTTCTTGAATGTCAGAACGAGTCCAGTAGCGTCAGCTTCGACGCTCGCCCATCCGAGATTTTGATAAGCCTTCGCGAGTCTGCTCATCACACCTTTGGAGACTTTCGCCCAATCGGGCAAAACGATAACAATGGCGTCCTGAGTCGGCGCTGCATGAAGCGCGGAGGTAAGCTTGCCGTCGATTACTCGCTGAATTTTGAAGCGCGGGTGCTTTCCGTCGTGGATGTTTGGAGATATAGGCATATTTTTAGACTTCTGCTCCTACTTTTTTTGCGAGCGGTTTAGAAAGCTGAAAATAAAACCAAGTAGGCGAACATAAGCCCTTTTTGATTTCGCTGTCGATTCGCCGCACGGTGTCTTCGTGGCTATACCTAAAGATTACGCCGACACGAACGAGAGCCCTGATTTCACACGGCGTCAAATAGCCGCACCAAACGCGCCCGTCGTGCTTTTTGATTTTATGAATGGCTAGCTTTAGCAGCCGCTCGTGTCTGGAAATCTTCATGTCGCTACTCTACCAGAGGTTCGCTCTAAGGCAAGTCATCATTTTGAGAGATTCTTTCAGCATGTCCGCGCATGGATGGAACAGGCTGGCGTCGAAGACGATTCTGATAATTCGATTCGCCGTCCTATGCTCCCTGCGTCGCAAAGCTGCATGAAAAACGATTTTCAAACTAGAGAGGTGCAAGCGCGTCATCGTCCGCGAGGGAATATATCGACGCAGCCCGTCCCGCGCTCGCGAAATCCTATCGTAAACGCGTTCGTAGAACTCTTGTTTCTTGGGTTTAACCATTTGGATATTCTTGAAGCTGCTTGCGAAACGCTTTAACGGCGTCTCTTCCGTAGGCGTTAGTTGGAATTAGCGGGTTCTGCGTATTATTTACGTCCCGAATCTCGATGTCCGTGAAAGATACACGAATAAAAGTGCGGATTCCATCGTGATTGATTGTCGGCCTGCGGTGGAGACAGAACGGCGAGAGCCGATACCAGCATCGAGCTTTAATCGTCTTGATTGGCTCGTCTTTTGTCTGCGCTTCTGCGAGCTTAAAGAGATGGTGCCGCATTGGGTCGAAATCTTCGGGGATACTGAGCTTTCCCGTTTTGTATTCTGTCGGGTCCGCGCTTGACCAAATGTAATTCCTTTCGGGAATATGCTCGACTCGAAAAGAGGCTCCGTCGAAGTGCCATTCGTCATCTGTTGTTGACTTGACTTTGCCATGACGGACTGTAACGTAGCACCAGCTATCGGCAATGCCGGTTACTGCTTTGTCGTGTTCTGAGATTGTTTCGATAGCGCCGCTGAGCCACGATAGCTCTTGGGGAATCCGAAGCGTTCCGTATTTCGGACAAACGAGCATCCGAAGAATCATTTGCTCTTTCTCGGGCACTCTCGGATTGTAAGGTCCGATGAAATCTGGAGCGTCCAGAACTGAGAAATCAGACAGGGATTTTAGCTTGAGAGGGTCTCGTGTCATTCCTAGACGGTAGCTGAGTGTTGCGCCGCGTCAAGCTATCGCTTACAGAAAAAGCGAGGCGACCCAAGTCGCGCACGGCAGAAAAACCAACACGAACAGGCGAGATTTCGCGCCGAGAAACTCAAGAATCGCGAACGCTACCGTTCCATGAATGAAGTTTACGGACTGAGCCTTACCAGCGTAGCCGAGCCAGAAATTCAGTGTATATGGCACCAGCCACAGACAAAGGACGAACAGAAAAATAAAGATTACCGTGTCGGCGGCTGGATTCGGAACGTAATCGGATGATTTGCGGAATGTTTTGCTATAGTTCATGTTTTAGAGAATATCAGGGTGTTGGCTGCGGTCAACCTTAGATTGAACCTTTGCGCAACATTTCCGCTAAGGTCTTTGCGCCGTCATAACTCCCGAAAGAAATAGCACTACGAATTTCAGATTTCAAAACGAATGCCGGAAATGTATCGCGATAGATTTGGCGCAGCGGCGAACCGTCCGCACCGAGAGCTACTTGACCCTGCCTGAGCGACCACCAGCGACACCCGTTCGGCTACGTTCACAAAGGTTGCCTAGATAAATCTCTTCCGGCTTCTGTTCGGGATGCCAGAGCTTCTTGGAAGACGTTTCTTTTATCCTAAAAAACATCGCGTTAAAATTATCGACTTTGGTTCCGACACAATGGAACCTATTCGCGGAAGAAATCACGAACCCCTTGAAATCCAAGCTGCTGTCAACTCCGCTAATGACTAGCGCATCAAAAGCTCCAGAACCGTTATATTTATTATTCAAAAAGGTGACGATATCACCAACCGAAGTATTCTGACGGTTGCAACGCTGAGTGACTGAATGACTGGCAGGTTTAATCATTTTCGCGTAATATGAGATATGAAGCGGCGTAATAGACAGCGCCTCGTTCGTGAGATTCTACAGATACTTCGTCTCGGCAATTCAGGAAGAACGCCATCCATTCGGCACGCCTTTCTGGATTCATCTCCCAAGTGCCCGACTGGATGCCCAAAGATACCCATACAGCAGACTTTTTCGCCTGATACTGAGGGCGTTCTTTAGGAACACTGCGAATACACTCATCAGCTACGGGGCTGAACCGTATAGAGTAAAAAACTTTGTCTGCAAGAGAAAAGGCAATCTCCGCAATGTGTCCGTAAAACTGACCAAGCTCTCTCGTAGTCCTTCCTTCTACGTCCCCGTCGGTAGAGACCGACCACCATCCAATAGGGCACGTATAAAGCGGGGCTTTCGCGACGGGCTTTTTGATTGGGGTTTTCGGCGGGTGCAGTAGGTTGAGTCTGTAAGACATGGTTCTTTTTTATACTGTTATTGCTGGAAGTCCAGCGTCTTTTTGAAGTATCTAGGGTTCATCCAGTTCGATAACGTCCCAAGCAATCTCTGTTTTGTCGATGACGGCTGAGTCAGATAAATGCCTCTGAAAGTGGGATTCGGACGCAAGTTAGATAACTCGCGGACCTTCATAAAGAATCCCCGTTCATTATCATTCCTAGTAGGGTGGGCAGCTTCCCACTTTTCTTTAAGAAACTCAACTGTGTCGCTTACGCGAAGCTCTTCAATAGAGTTAGCGCTTTTAGGTTTTATCATTCCTCAATTTCGTCTGGAAATTGCGAAGAATATAGTGCCGAGATAGCCTCCATTGCGGACTCAATAGCGCGTTCTTGTTTGCGGATTTCTTCAAGAGCCGCAAATTGTGCCGCCTTGGCGGATTTACCTTTAGCCTTCATAAAGGGCAAGACGCTCCAGTGCAGCTTTTCCAGCTCTTTAAGACTCGATTGTACGCAGCGCTGAATAGTGAAGACGTGTTCGCTTGCCAGTTTTGCGGGTTCAGTAATCTGACTAGATGCAGCCACCCCCTTTTTTGATACCGAGAATCAGGCTGACCAAACCGGACACATTCGTTGACATTTGGTGATAGATTTTCTGATATCCGCACTTGCATCCGCCACGCGGGCCGCGCCCACCAAACTCATTCCATTCCGCGCATACCGCACAGCGGTAGCCTATCAAGCCCGAGTTTCGCTCCCATTGCCAGACACCTTGACTTTTGCCTTTCAAAGATTTCAGGCTAGAGCGCTCCCACTTGAGCAGCAGGCCACCGCTGTTACAGTGAATCTCTACAGGTCCGTATCCAGTGACCACTTCCCAATAGTCGCCACACTTCTTGTTCTTGTGCAAGCAATAGGAGATAACGGGAACCTCCGAGAGCGTGAAAATCGCTTTTACTTGTTTGAAACTCGGAATCTTGGATTTGGTGGTACTCATATAAGAGAAGCCTATCCGCTTTTACTGAGGCTTCAAGGAAGAAGCGTAGCGTTCGATGGCTCGCTGATAAAATTCACGAACCGCTCGGCAGTCCACGGAGGGCGCAGAGTTAAGCTCCAAGAAGTAATACTTGCCTTCGTGAATCAGAATGTCGGCAGCGCCGAAGTGCAGGCCAATTTCCTTAGCTGCCTTCATTACTTGCTCTTCGAGACCTCGTGGCTTAGTGATGAAACTATAACCCCATTCGGAACGGCAAGGATGCTCGACGTTGCTAGTCTGTTTCAGGCGAGCCAGTGCGACGCGCTTACCGACCATGATACCGAAGGGAGAGAACCATGCGCGCACTTCCGTATCGGTTTTGATGTATTCCGTAGCGTAGTGCGCGTATTCGATGCGGAACGGTCCCACCTTTACGCCGAATCCTTTTCCAGCCGAGTGACGCGTAGGACGATACACGACCTTGACTCCTGCCGGAACACTGCCAGAGAAGAGCTTTGGCGTGTCCACAACGCGGGCCAAGATGCGGATTGCGTTCAACTTGCGGACGTTAGCGGCAATCGCCTTAGAAGGGTTGGCGACGTGAAACGCTCCAACGTCTTCGCTCTCTTCTCCGCTGGCACCCCAGCGGATGAGAAGGTCTTTGTCTTTGCGATAATCCTCGTGCATGTCCCAAACTGTGCAAGGCAGGCCGAGGGAGCTAGCCGATTCGTATTCACTCTGACAGGTAACGATGAAGGTTTTCATGGTGTTGTTTTTAGTAAGCTGAGTCTGATAATTTAGTGGTAGCCGCCGAGATTCAGGTAATCAAGCGGACCTTTGGTTGAACCGCTCTGATAGCGGGGATAGCTTTTTGCAGCTACCGGAAGCCGAGTAAGCTGATAGGGCAGACAGAAATCCTTGAGTCCCGTGTTGGCGATAGCGGGATACTCGCCGAGACTCCCGAATCCCTTGTTAGGGCGCGTCAAGCGATGATTGACATATCGGCCCGTAGCATCGAACCGAATCCACCCCTTGAAGGTTTCCTTGGCGCTGGGATACTTGGAAGAGTTGAGAGTCGAAGCGAGAATGACCGCGCCAGATTCCAACTTTGCGGCTTCCAAATCACCGCTAGTCTTCACCAGTTCAACGCTGCCGTTGATATGCAGGCGTGCCCACACGCCGCTGTTACCCACCGTGTCGATGAACCGCTCTTTGCCGATGCGATTCATATAATGCGCGGCGACTTCGCTGTCGGTTTCTCCTGTGAACTTGGTGCCGAATGACTTGAGCAGGTTGCTAGCGATTTCGTAATCGCTCCAAACCCCGTTATGGATGTAAGCGAAGTTGCCGACGACGAACGGGTGCGTATTGCGGTGTTCGACCTCGCCATGAGACGCGGCACGAAGATGGGCGAGCGTCCAGCCATCGTGAGGCATGTGGGCGAACAGCGGGAACTCTTGGAGGATTGCTTGGGGAAGCGACAGCGGAGTCTTGTTGACGACGAACTGCCCGTCTTTGACATAGACTGTTCCGACGCCATCAGAATTGTTGCCGTAGAAGTTACGGAGAACGCTAATGGCTTGCTCTTTGGTGGTGTTCGGAGGAAAAATGGCGATGCGACAGATATAATTAACCCTAACCTTTCTTTTTGTGTTTTTTGTTTGTGGTGACTGCTTGACTTTTTTAGCCTAACAGCGTTTTCGATTTCATCAAGAGTTTTTCCTGATGTAGTCTGAAATTTTTTCGAGTTCTTCTAAAGTGGCGTCTTTTTTTAAGGAATTAGCTTTCCAACTAATTATCTGTATGTTTCCCTTGACGTAACCTTTAGACGGGACTATTTTATCAAGTGAAGGCGAGCAACCGCTGGTTTTCCCTTCACTTTGCGCTAACTTCAACCCAAGTATGGGGCAGTATTCAGGAATGTCAATATCACAAATCTCGATATTGAAAGGCACTCCTTGCTTTTTGGCCCTGTGCTTCGCTCCTTTCCAAATAGTTCGTTCGATATTATTTCTATGCCAGTCCCGTTCTGCGGTTTTTCGCTGTTCTTTCTTGAGAAAGAATTTATCTTTTTGTTCTTGCGGAGTATGAACCTCCCAGCATTCTCTACACATACGTCGGAGGCTGTTATTGACGTGTCTAGCGAATAAATTAAGAGACTTTACAGATTGACAAATCTGACAGGTTTTGGTTGGCGTGATAGGAGTCATCACCAACTTTACACTGGAAAGTGTGCCGAATCCAAGATTCGGCACACTTTCTTATCTTTTACGACTGGGCTTTATGCCGTCGTGCCTGTGGTAGCGGAGCCGTAGACTTCTGGAAAGGAAACGCCCTTGAACTTCGCGTCATAATACGAGCCAAGGCGACCCTCGCCCTCGTAAACCACGATGGCGGCGATTGCTGCGGACAGCTTGACATTCTCGCGCACATCCTTGCGGAGACCGATGCGAACCTCACGCGTGCCGACGTAATCCTCTTCGTCGATGCGGTAGGCGATACCTGAATTGCTCAGGATTTCAAGCGCTCGCCCGTAATTCATTCCGGTTTCGGGATTGATTTCGATGATGACGGGCGGATTTGCCTGATGGTTCGCCAATCCGAAAAGGTTGTAGGTATTTCGGATGAGCGCCTTGTTGAGCTTGGACGCTTTGTGGATTGCGGCAAGATTGAAGTCTGCGGTAGTGAATGTAATCATGGTGATGAGAATACTAAGGTTTTCGTTTTTGGCGACTAGAATCCGAACTCGGCAAGCAGAGCGGTGCCAGTTTTTTGCTGTAGCGGCGCTTTGAATGCGCGAGCCCGCGACGGGGAGATTCCCCAAGCTTGGAGCATTCCGATTTTCGGGAACCAAGACTTGCCAGCGTCGATAATCGCGAAGAGCGGACTGATATGCGCCTTGTAGAAAGCGTAATTTGCGTTCTGCTCGATAATCGACCGCACTGTAGCATACATGCTCTTGAGCTTGTCGCGGTTGATTACCTCCAGCGCTTCTTGGTCAAAACCTTCGTAATGCTTTACGAAAGGCGACGCGCTGCGATTGGCGACGATATCCTCGGCGATAAACTTCGCCAGAGTAAGAATACCCGCCGCGATGATTGGCGAGGTAATCCAAGAACTCGGATAGCGGTATTCGATACCACCGTGGTCGGGGCGACGAATATCAAGTGCCTTTCCGTAGCCTGAGCGACTGCCGCGACGGAACCGCGCTTCCGAGGGAGCTTCGAGCAGCCCGACGATAGGTGCGAGGAACAGCATGAACCCGTTCGGGATATACTCGCGAATCGTAGTCTTGTCAGTTGCGCTTTCAGCGCAGACGTGGATATGTCCGCCAATCGGCTCGTTGTCAACTCGGCTACCCGCCTTCCACTGAACGGAAGTGATTTCGGGAACCTTCTGAACGCGCTCATGGAGTAGCGTCTTGATATTCGCCACAACTTGAAGCGGGTCGAGCGACTGCTTAGGGCGAAGCTCAAAGATACGTTCGCAGCCGTCAAGGCCGAACGGGCTGGAATTTGTCACGCCGCTGTCCCTCGCTTCGATGACTCCCCACATTGCCTCCGTGAAATTCTTGCGCGCTCGCGTGACGCCCATTTCGGGGTCACATCCGATGATGACTTTACCACAGTTATACTTGGACATAAGAGTGAGTGTTAAACTAGACGGTTGATACTTAGGCGACGGCGATGAACTGGTCGGCAACGTCGTCAGCGGAGACGACAGGCATTTCGTGCGTCAGGCTCTTGTCGCTACCGACGAGAATCTGAATCGTGTTACCGACGACGACGAACTGTAGCGGCGCTCCAGTCTTCGCCTTGATACGCTCAAGAGCGGACTTGGGAAGCGTCAGATGAACGTTATCGCCTGCGATGCGGGCGGCGACGTTGGACGAGGGCTTAGCGGTTTTAGCGGGAGTAGGCATTGGAGTTTAGTTTTCGATGTTTGGTTTTACTGTTACGTTTTTGAGAGTAGTAGGTTTTTGCTTTTTGTGAAGAGAATTAAGCGGCGAAATTCACGGCGCGGCGCTCGGGTTCGTTGAGTCCACCCACGAACTCGTAGGTGACTTCATCGGGTTCATTCTTACGCTCGCGTTCGACGCGATAGGCCACGCGCCAACGGAGGCTCTTGATTTTTTCCTTGCCGAGAGAGCTTGCTTCGGGAATGCTCTTGAACGGACCCCATGCGGTTTCCGTGAGGCGCTCCTTGATGATGTTGCTTTCTGCGAGAATAACGAGTGTGCGTTTGGTGTTCATGTTGAGTCTAGGCTATCTGAGTTTTGTGAGGCGTCAACCCTTTTAGGAAGATTTTTGAGAATCGAGAATGTAAGCGGCCAATGAGACTTCGTCGCTAAGTATCAGGGCATTTTCGGTCGTCAACAGTTTTCTCGACGATTAACAAAGTTCGATAGGGCGGATTTCCGCGTATTGCCGACTCTTTCAGTCAACAACAATATCAGCAGCGACGCACAAACGGTAGACTTTCGCCTTCTTTTCGGCTAGACATACGTGCGCGAAATACTTTCCGTACACGGCTTGCGCTTGACAAGAGCTTCGCTCGTCCTGAGCGCACTGCGCGAGCCGTAATGCTCCAATTAAAGCTTTCGCCGCGTCTTCCGAGTCGTGACCCTCTTTTTCGGTCATTTTTCGCGCCCAAATTTTAATTTCCTCGAATGTCATGTGATGACCTTAGTGATGTTTTCGACTATGTAAATCTTAATCTACGGACTCATCTGTTAGGGACGCTTGTAGCCTTTGGGTATCATGTTAGCCAATCCAGAAAGAACGGGTCGCCATCTTTTTAGTCGCGATGCTTTCGCACGCGGCGGCCATAACATTCACACTATTTGAATGCGTAAGTAGATTCGAGACTTCACCTTCGCGACGAACGAATTGTTCAATACAGAGATTGCGGGCGTGCGCCAAGTGAGCGTCGTGAATCTCAAGTGTAGGAATCAAATCGCCAATAGTGAAACGCTCGTAAGCCTTCCAGTTACGGTTAATTCCGGTATTTCGGAAAACGTGGATTTCCAAGGGCTCCTTGGCTGAGTCTTCCTCAAGACGCTTCGCTACGGGCACCTTGCTACATCCGCGCAGGCTAACAACAGAGATAGACTGAAACGGTCCCTGAACAAAGTAATGCAATTCCTGACGCAGACGACCATTAGCGCGATACAGGTCTTGCATATTAGGCTCATTCCAGTATCGACCGCTGAAACTATTATGCAGCAAGTTCAGGTTTCCATTGACCATCGAGTTATTGCCAGCCTTGAAGTTCAAAGAGACGTTGCAGTCAATCTCTCCGAAGTTCTTCGTCGCTTCGGCAAACTTAGCCTCATCAATAGGCGCGTATCCCTGTAGGGTCCGCTGATGAACATTGTTATTCATCACTCGGAAATAATCTTGGGGAAGTGACGGAACGCTATAAGCCTCCACGGAATCCACTTCGTTACGACGAGCGGCTACAAAAGAACCCTCGACCATCCACGCCGCAATATCAAAGAAGTGATAGCCGGAATGACTAGCCTTACCCTGCCCGATATTGAAGCCATGATAATCAATATCAATGATTTCCTGCGGCGTGCGCCACTGTCCATCGGCGTGTGTGCCTTGGAAATGAGTAAGCGGGCATCCGGTATATTCCGCAACCTCCATAAGCTTGTTACGGATTAGCTGAAAAACAGGATGATAGCGACGCTGAACCATCACGTCAAATCGAATGTCCGGACGCTCCGCAAGCGCTCGGCGATAGGCGTAACAAACATCCTCGTATTCACTTACAAAAAGACGCGCAGCCTCAACATCCACGCTGATATTCTTGGGGGCGGTCAAAGGCTTATCGCACAGGATATTCTTGCCCATGTGCAATAGATTGCGGAAATAGTTCATCCTGTCCTCGGGCGGGGTGCTGATGATTACCGAATCGAAGTTACGCTCTATCGAAGAAAGGAATGTGGCCAGTTCCGAAGACTGTAGGGGCGCGGGCAAGAAGATACACTCGGGACGCTTTTCTTGAGGAAAGAGCGACACGTAAGCCTCGATATTTGAGCGTTCCTTTTCGAGGTCAACGATAAGCGCCAGTCGGGCATCCGAGTAGGAATGCTCCAAAAAGTGCTTAACGTAACAAGAGCGTCCATACTGCCCCGCTCCGATAAGAAGAATGTTGTTGCCGCTGTTCATACCGCAAACTCTAAACGGTTTTGCGGATACGGCAAGAGTATTTTTAAGCTTTCACTTCCAGCAGGTAATTCATACGAATCCTATTCTTGCTATAGACAATCAACTCATCATTATGAAGCCTCGTCTTCTCGGGCAGCGCCCAACAAGAATCGAATCCCGCAGGCACCGAAGAAATGCCGTAAGTCGTTGGATAGTAAGCCTTTCCCATCGCAAAATTACAAACGAAAAGCCATCCTGCATCACCCACGCTAGCGCCCCATCGACCCAAAGCGTATCCTAAGCTTTTCGTCGAGGTCTGTGAACCATAAAGCCCGTTACCAAATAACTTCCCTGCAATAACAGCGGTGCTGGGAGGGGAAATCAAAAGGCCGCTCTTTAGCACGCTAAGAACATTAGCCTGAGACGTTCCATGAAAAACCTCGACAGTATTGGGGTCCGAAATAAATTCCGCGTTATAGTCCACTACGTCCACTTCGTAAATCTCTGCGACTTTGGCACTTCCGTATCCGTGCATCGGCTTCTTTGTACTCTCAAACCATTTTACTAAACGAGCGCGGACCTTATCGTCGCCGCAGATATTCAAAGAAGCGCCAAATACCTTCTCGTAGGTCGCGTTATTTGTCGATGCTGAATCTTTCAGGGGTTTGGAGCTAAGCGTGTCAAGACTAGATTCGAGAGAGTCCAAAACGCTTTGCTGCTTTTGAATTGCGGCAATATCAGGAAATAGCCACGAAACATCAAGCTTCCTCATTCCTAAATTTTGAGGCACAATGCGCAGATACTTATTTGCTAGGTCAACGCATGACGAGTGATTTCTGGCGGAGACTAGCGGGACCATCTGCGCTAAGATGTCTCGCGCCTCAGTAATCCCCTCTTTCGTTACGACTCCCAAAGGTGTGCTGAACACGCCTGTTGACGTGTTGTAATTGATTTGGGTAGAAGACGTGATGCGGTGGATATTCGACGAGACTAAACGTTCGATTAGCCGCTCAAGGGACGCGCTGCCGAGTTTGATTTGCGACTTCGCGATATCCAGCAACAGATTATTTGACGTAGCCGCACTGGTCGAGGATGCTGAATTATCTACGGTCTTGGCTTCCGTGTATCCCTTTTTGGTTTTCTCGCGGACCTTTTTGTCGAAGAACACCTTACCGACTTTCCCGTAGTCCTTCCTTTGCGTTCCTAGACCAACTCGGCCAAACTCGCTGATGACGCTGTCGTCATCATGCAATGTGGCTTTCCACATTTTATTATTGTTGCCTTTAATATCGGCGAAGATTAGCGTAATTGTTTCAGCCATGTTACTTGATGAACTTAGAAAGATAGAACGGGTCGAATACGCCAGTCTGACTGAAATATACGCGTCCAGAAGGCGTCATTCGGTCAATCCAGATGGTGCGCTGTTCGGCTTTCCGAATACACATAAACGGATACTCACGCTCAAATCTCTCGGTCAGCTTATCGCATTCCTCTTGAGTCCTCAAGCACCAATTGACGTATATTCTCCCCTGATAACAAGAGAAAGACAGCTCGCCATATTTGGGTTCGTATACAACGCTCATAAACAAGTCAGCTTTTACTGCTGGACCTGAATGATGGAAATGCCTTCCGAGGTAACAGCTACGGCGAAGGTCTTACCATGCCTATCAAAGAAGTGAACGCGGCCTCCGTAATAGCGTCCCGGAATGGCGAATTGATAAACTTCCGTGGATTCCAAATCAACCAAGTCTTCTTTCGGAGCCGCCACTTCTGGCGACGCTTTGGGAGTTTCGCTGCATCCAGAAAAGGAAAGCGCGGCAGAAAATACGAGGAAGAATAGGAGTTGTTTCATGTGTTCAGTTATACAGGACTTTTGCGCTTTGGCTATCTTTTTCTACCGCTTTCGATGAATCAAAATCGCGAGAATGATTGCTAAAATTAGTATAGCCATGAAAATTAATTACGCGTTATTCCGAATAGAGTGAAAGGATGTTGGCCTGTATTGGGGGGTTGGATAGGAATATCTACCGCAGGCTCCTTGGGTCCGTCAACGAAAATCTCTCGCAACGACAGGTCTAGGTCTTCGTCAGAATCGCCGCCTGAGCGCCGTTTGTCTTCCTGCGAGCCGAGCTTGACGGCTTTACGAAAGGCAGCAATATAATCGCTACCGATTTCTGTCAATTCCACAATCCGCGTATCCACTGTCAAAATCGACGGCAGATTGGGGATATTGCAGATATTTGACATCACTGTCATCGGCCCACTTTTTGCAAGAACTTTCAGGGGAACGCCTACCACGGCGTTATTTTCCGGCCTTTCCGCCACCGAAACAGACTCGCCGTTGATAAAGACCTCGCGGCGAATTTCCCTGAACCCTAGAATAGCCAATGTTTGTCCCTTGGCGACCTCGCCAGCAGACACCGCGCCAACAAACTTTTCTTTTTCACTCATGTTTTTTGATGTTACTCTTATTTACACGCTGCGCCACACTTATTCTTCAAAACCTCCGCGCTCTTCCCCCAAAAGGGAAACAGAGCTTACTGAACTAGAGGTATCCTCCAGAAAATCTCCTTTCGGAATCTTGCTGATGGACTCCAAAGCCCTCTGCCTAGCGGTGGGCATTACTCCCTTTTTCTGCCCCTTATAGCGGCGGTCCCGCCTGTCCGACTTCGTACGCTTGCTCAAACAGCGCGTAATAAGTCCCGCCCCTTTCATTGCTGTAAATCCGTCAAGCAGCTTTTTCTGGTCGGTCAGGATATAAGCGAGCGCCCTGAGTTTGTCTTCGTTAAGCCAGATAGGTTCACTGTTCGTAATCCCGAAATTAGCGAAGCGGTTGAAGGTTTGAGTGACTTTATCAATCGGTCCAGCCGCACTGATAGCTAGTCCGTTTCCGTAGTGACAATATGAGAGTTGAATCATGGAATTAGGAGGCGGTCACGAACCTGCCACGGCTGTCACGCTTTGGTCCGCTCGGCCTAAACCCTTCGGTTGACGAGGCGACATAAACAGGGGTTTCGATATCGAAAGCTTCGCCTTCTTCCTTGTGCTCGGCGACGACTTCATACCTCCACGCACGTCCTTTCGCGTTCCGATAATCGGAAGGAATACTCACTACGTCAGCGGGGTTAATCTTCACGATTACCACCTTGTCGTTAGGCGCGGAGCCATAAGAGGACAGATAGGAGAACGAGCAGAAATGCAGCCCTTGCGAACAAGTGCGGTCGCGGTCAGCACAAACGCTTTTCCTGTCCATACTCGGCGTCTTGCCGATAGAGTGGTCGAGATGCGTTCCGTCTGGAGATGGGTGAATCGAACAGAAGTTCGCGTTGACCTTCTTGTAGGCGAGAAAATGCCCGTCCTCGGTGATAGGAATTTCGTTCGCCTCAAGGAACAGATAAAGCTCTTCGCGTGCCGTTTCCGAAGGATTGCTCATCAGGTTCTCCAAGAACCGTAGCATCGGTTGAAAGTCGAAACCCGTTCGCATCATGGAAATAATGCGGTAAGTAACGGAGTTGCCGATTTGCTTTCCGTTGTATAGCACGACGCCGTTCTGGACCTCGCACTTTCCTTTCGTCATCGAAAGCACTGAGCCGGAAATATCCACAAGTGAACACACCTTATCTGCGTCCTTATCGCGCAGAGCTTCGATGATTACCGAATAGTTCGCGTGCTCCTTACCTACGGAGAAGCGCTTGCCTTTTGCTGTTCCTGAGATGATTCCGCTACCGGAAACGATGTAAGCTAGATTTGTCGGGTTGGTCATTTTGTTATTTTATCGAGTTTTGCAACGGAAGTCAACGCATTAAAAGTCGCACGGACGCCTGACGATAAACACCGAACCGTCATGCCCAAGATATTCTTTTACGATAGCTTGCACTACATTGAAATTACCATCGGCGATACCGCATCCGAGATTGTAAGGAATGGCGACCCGATATTTTTGCCCACGCCACTCGCCGAGCCTCAGACCTTCCAAGTGTTCGGAGACCTTGACAAGGGCCATACGCATGTAGTCGTAGGAAGTTTCGCTCATCCCAATTTGGGAGTAAATGTTGAAGATACGAAGCTCGCTTACAGTCGCGCCCGAAACTTCATCGGCGACCGGCACGCGTGCCACAGAGAAAGAGCCTAGTTTGGATTCGTCTCCATAGCCCGTCGCACGGTCTGCTTCCAGTGCCTCTGGATAGCGCTTGGCGATTTGCGCCGCCAATCCGCCGCCGAACCTGTGGTAGATATTCGCTTGATGCAAAATGCAGTCGATATTCAAAGACGGGTCGAGGATGTCGCCAACAATAGTAGGGAGTAGGTGCATGTTTTTCTAGTTTCTCAGCTTTTAGGATTTTGTCGAGCGCATTTTGTCCAAGGCTATCATGTAATCACGAATATCGTCGATAGCCTTTTCAGATAGACGATATCCTTCCATGACGCTCAGCAACGGATAATCGTTAAACAAACGAGAATAGACATCTCTATTGGCATCTGCCCATAGCTTCGGCGCATAAGAATAGTCGGAATTTGATAGTCGCTGATAACACAGGACAAGGTTCTTCCAAGCTGGAGAAGAGCTAGTTCCGTAATAGTCAAGTATCTTATCCTCAAGTCCAGCATAAGCGGACGGAAGAGGAATCCCAGCTTTCTTGAACGATTGGAAAATTGAGATGACTAATCCACGACCACTTGGGATACGTTTCGCAATCGCAAGTCGCGGCTCGTAATCGGGCTGAGTCTTTGCGAAGGTGTCAAGTTTTGTAACGACATACTCGCCAAAGCTAGTCCACGCAGGGTTTTCTTCTTTTAGTGATTCTGCTTGAGTCTTCGTGACTAAAAACACCCGCTTAGTCAGCAGTTCGTCAAGTCCGAAATCACGGATGGCGGAAGTCCAAGGAACCAAACGAAGCGTATCAGCCCACCAACCTCTCGAACCGAGACACCGACCGCCCTCGTGTATTACGAAAAATTCAGGAACAGACTTGTCAATGACGGCTTTACTCATTTTTTGATGAGCTACGTTATTAGTAACGCTGAACTGAAAGAAATTATTGCCAACGGACCTGACGGTGGGCGTGACGCCGGTATAGGAATGAATTGCGCGGGCGGGAACATCCAGTGAAGATACTTGAATTATGTGCGCGGGCGTGATTTTGAATGCGTTGATAGCTTCTTGTTCGCTAACTTCATCGCCGTTGATTAGAATGATGCTCTTGGCGGCGTTTTCCGAAGATTTGCTAAAGAAAGCGCCAATACGCGACATAACTTTAGTATCAGTAGGCTTCCTATAGAGAAAGACCGTGCCATCATTCGCGCCGACATAAGAAGAGCGTTTAGTGATTTTGATTCCTGATTGGTTTCGCGTCGAATGCGTTACGTGCTGGGTGCCATTACAGGAAAAGTAAGCATTCAAAAGGTCTTTAATCGTTGTGCCTTTCACTACTTCGTGCTCAATAACCGTACGAAGTGACCAATTACCTCGTGTAATTTTCAAAATCTCGCTCCTTACGTCCCAAAGACACGGCAGCAAATTCAACCCCTTAACTAGCTGAACCTTAAAGTCCTCTGCGACCTTCAATAGAAGCTCGCGCAGGGTCGCGACTGTCTTTGGGTCAAAAGACAACTCTTCACGAGATGCCGCAATATCCAAGGAACCGAGCGGGGCACGGACTACCAACGGTGAGGCAAGAAGAGCTTTGATTACATCATCGACGCCCCGCGTATGGGAAATTGCGGACTGACTGTATAGATTGCTAATCGGATAGCCGATGTTGCCCATCACTACCGTCGCGCCCCTGATGTTGTTCAAATAGTGTGGGTAAATTGCCCACCCTTCGCCGCTCGCAATTGTCTTGTCGGGCAACCTCGCTGGAGTCCAGTTCGCGGCACCGACGACTTCGGGAGGCAGAGGAAAGAACCGCGTAGCCTGTGCGAGCTTTTCAGAAAATGAAGAATAGTCAGTTGCGTTGACACTGATGATAATTTCCAATCCATTATCTTCCTCCGTGTCTTCGTCGTTAAGAAGGTTTAGTTTTGGTGCTCCGTCGTCGCCGGTAAAAGCCACATACACACGCTTTCTTCCATCATAATAGGAGACTACCTCAAATGAATCAGTATAAGCGAATGGGCTTTTGCTTCCGATGCCGAGGCATCCAGTTTGGGAGTTGTTGTCTCGCTTAGTCGAAGAAAAATAAGTGCTATACAAAACCTCCATGTTCTCGTGACTAAGGCCGGTTCCAAAGTCGCGAATGCTAAAGAAAGGCTCCAGAGCATTAGGCAAATGGACTTTGATAGCCTTGTCTGTGTTTCCTGCTACGATGTGCGCGTCCCAGCCATTAGTGAACAGCTCTCGGCACACGGCAAGGATTTTGTCAGTATAGACATTGCTAGACAAAATCTTGAATGCCGCTTTGTTCGCCTGAATCGAGAAAGATACCGGAGCAGAAGCGAGACCGAAGCTAGAGACTTTCGGCACGTCGGAAGTGGTAGGAATCATGTAAGTGAATATGACAGGCTTTGCTGCGTCGTCCAGCTTTATCGGCGACGATTTTGACCTTGAAACCTGCGATTGACGAAGCTTTCACTCTACTACACCTGAGCAGAGCATTCCGCAGGAAGTTTCGTACAAAACTGCATTTTCTCAAGTTCCTCCAGAGGCACTAACCAACCACGCGTTGCATACCTATCGCCTCCTGATACTTGACGAAACTTGACCGAAGATTTCTCAATCGCCTGAACTAAAAGCTTTGGGCAGAAAACATAAATTGCATTCTTATCGGGGACCACAATCGCCCAATCCTGCGCTGTGGTAGCAAGAATGCCTGATTGCTTTTTGGAACAAAGGTATTCGATAAAGACATTGCCTGTCTTACCGGCCAAAAAGTCAACCTTGACCTCAACTTTATGCCGAGCATCGTCAGCGAGAATAAAAGTCAAATCATGCGTCGCCGAAGAATCAGTAACGGCTTCTTTAGCACCATAGAAAGGTAATAGCGTTTTGGCAACCAACTCTTCGCCCGCTTTACCTCTGGCGAGGTCAACTAAAAATTTAGCCTTCTTGGTCGGTGCTAGTGCCATTAGGAGAGGAATTGATTACGTGAAGTTTCTCAAGAAGGAAGTCGATATGGGACATAAGACGCTCCGCTTCCTGCTTATCACCTTCATCGCTCGCGACTTCCCACTCTATTCCTAGCTCAGAGAGGCGCGCTAGCGTCTCTTCTTTTTGCTTAGCGAGGTTATCGGCGAACTCTTCGGGTGTTCCTCTCTTTACACCCTTCGCGAGTCGAGCTTTGAATTTTTTGAAGCATTTCTTAGGGAACAGGAAGTTTCCTGTCTCTTCTAGGGTGATATTTCCCTCTTCTGAAACACTTTTTACAGAGTAAGCTACCGTCGATTTCAGCAGTTGAAATTTGAAATAGTGTCCAGCGATACACACGACCTTATCACCGACGTTGATGTCTTCTTGGTTGTTCATCTTGAATTGCTACTTTAACCCGTTTTGTGCGATATCAAAGTAAATTTTGTCTATTTCAAACCCTACAAACTCTCGCGCACCTAAGCGCTTTGCGACTATGCCGGTGGTGCCAACTCCCATAAAAGGGTCCATGATTACCTTATTTGTCGCGCCGCCTGAGACCGCGAGGCATCTTTCTACTAAAGCTTCGGGGAATGTCGCCGGATGAAACTTTTTCGCCTGCACTGTCGAATACGGAATAAACCAATTATTTCCTCGGCACCGTTTAGTGTTTCCCGCCTTCCATCTCTTAGTGTTTGAGATGTCCGCATATTCAACGCCTACGGCCAAACGGTCAAGTTCAGCGCTACCATTTTTGCTGAAATGAAAGATGTATTCGTGACAATCGTTCACGAATCTTTTGCTGTTTATCGGTTTGAAATGCCCCGCAGATATTTGTGTTCCCGATTTGTCGATGGTCACTGACTTTATCCAATGGAAAGTATTCTGCAAACACAAAATATCAGACACTACCGAAGCCACCCTATGAGGGAATATAGGGTTCGTGGGCTTCGAGCCTACGTTTAGGAACAAAGACGCTCCCTCTGTCATCTTATTTCGTATCTCAACGAATACGTCCGCTAAAAAGGACAAATACAGGTTCTCGTCTTTATTGTCGTCGTAAGACGCGTAATCGGCCCCGATATTATACGGCGGTGACGTAACGATAGTGTCAACAGACAGCGGAGCTATTCGCTTTAATCCTTCTCGGCAATCCTGATTAAACAGTCTAGCTATCATTCGGCATTAATCCATTCCCCGCAATCTTCGCCGGAGCCTTTCGCTAGAATCGTCATGCCGTGACAATAGGCGTGGTGCTCTTTTACATACCACTTGCCAGCATTCTCTTGAATGAAGTCCTTCACGGCCCAGCGCAGGCCAGTGTGAGGTGAGTCGGGGTTCTCCGTCTCGTCCTGATACTTGAAGGGCGGCTCGGTATCGTGAAGCGCGATGTATTTGTTAGCGAAGTTTGAGTATCTATCAAGCTCAGCCTTTAGTTGCAAATAGGTATGAAGGGTGTCGATAAACACCAAATCGTAACTCTGGCTAGGCGTGAAAGTGAGTGAGTCGGCACGAGTGAACTTCCCTGATATCCCTTGGGCATTAACGAGAGACCTGATGCCGGTGTTCTCGCAGTCCGAAATATCCAATGAATCCAAAACGGGAAACGTCGGAAGGCTATTGAAAATCCTCTCCGACTCAAATGGACAATTGGTGAGAACCTTCCATACGTCTTCGTCGGCGTCCCTAACCATAACCTTTTCAAAAAAAGCGCTCACTATGGTATTTTCGCAATACCCACACGCCCGTTGCCCTCGGTGACTATGCATCACTACGCAATCCAGTCGGCACTTGGGGCACGTATAACGGACGAACACCGCTTGGCTGCGGTAACGCGTTACGATTCCATCGTAAAGACCAGCGGCGATACCTATTGTTGAGCATCCGCCTCGGACGCCAATCTCTAGCGCGGTGTTGCATTCACCAGCAACACGCCGCAAGGTGGGCAAATGTTGCCCAATGTCTTCGCAGCGCCGGTCATTTTTAGTAGCCTCGAATAAAGCAAGAAGAGAGTTCATTGTTTTATGATAGTGCTCTTTGCTCAAAAATCAAGGCTAATGGTGGAGTAGAGGGGCATCGAAGCCCCTGTCCAAACAATTTTTATCAGACCTTCTACAAGCTTAGTTTCTTTTTTGCTTTCGGCCAGTTGTCTAAAATGACAAAACCTAACTGACCACAGCGTATATCGTATGTGACGAATAAGAATATGCGAACTTATTTCGTAAATCCTGCTAATGTCGCATCTAAGTCCTAGCAGAAATCGGAAATGATACGGGTGGCCGTGATTAGGCCACGACGGGCGAAAAGCTCCCGAAGGCAACCGTAAGGTTATTACGGAAGGCGCTCCAAGCGGTCTTCACTTTTGCAATTACGTTTGAGACGTTTATGCTTGGTAGAGATTTGACGCAGTCTAACTACCATAAGCGGCTTGCGGGTTTAGACTCGTCTTATTTGTCGAATCCTTGCTACCCCATTACTATCAAAGAACTACCTTATCTTACACGGCTTTCGCCACTCTGCAACATTTTTATAGCCACGCGTCCTCAAAAGTCTTACCTGCATTCGGGTCCCCGTCATCCCATATCGCCATAAAACAAACTCAAGTCTAGCGCGGCGATAAAGCCTCACGACTGCCGCTAGCAGTGAACGGCAAGGTTTGTCCGTCTTTGGGAGGTTCATGGCGTGTATTCAGTGCGGGCGACAACTCTGTCTATCAAAGTCTGCGCCCTTTTCGATGGTAGTTTTGTCAAGAACCCACACCCTTTGCCAAGGTGATAAGGCGGCGATACTTGAAACTGAGCGGCGGTGGGGTCAAGTATTTCTTTGGTGTTTTTGTTTTTTAGCCACCAATGGGTCGCCTTTCCGTTCGCGTCGTTATACGACGCACACATTACGGCCCAAGTGCTTTTATCGTCTATCAGATGCCACAAAGCCTCAGAGGCTACATAACAATGTCCTGAAAGGGGGTGCGTCTGATGATATTTCCACCTGCCTTTTAGGAGGTCTGGAGAAAGCGACTTTTGGATTTCCGATATAAGCGCGGCGTGATTCACTACCTACTTATAGTTACTTTTTCAGTAAAGCGCAAGTCTTTGCGTTGAGTGCGGCCCACTTTTTGTCAGGTTCGCCCAACGAATAAGTCATTCCGGCGCTAGAGACAACCTTGTGAGAGCATGGATACCAACCAATGATTCTGGAAGTGAAATACTCTTCACCATCCTTGATTTTAGGGTGGCCGAAAACCTTGCCGCTAAGAACGAAAACTGGCGTCGATTCGCCGAAGTTCTCGACTTTCCAATCCTCAATCGTTACTTTCCATCGGTTCGACATGGCACTGCGATTGCTGCCGCCATACCATTTCCTGAGTCACCTGACTTCTTCAATTTCGCTCCGAGGTCTGCCCTGCGACATGGAGCGCAGACCAAAATCAAGTCCGTGACCTTACCCTTTTCGTCTTCCGTAAGTTCGGCGCAGTCGTCGTCCCAGCAAAACTCGTTTCCGCAGTTTTCGCACTCGAAGATATCGTTGTCCTTGCTCATAAAATGAATTACACTCGTTTTTGGTTTTTAGTCAATGATTTTGACCGTAGTTTTGCTGATATTACCGTCGGGGTCGTTCCAGATGACGATTTTGTGACCGGCTTTCGAGAGAGAGACGAGAGCGTCGTGGATTTCACTGCACTTGACGCTGAAACTCTTGAGAGCGCTCTGGATGCCCTTGATGGTGACTTGCTTTCCCGTTCCCTTGGCGACAAGATGACGCTTCACCGCCATTTCGAGCGTCGTAGCCGACTGAGGCATCGGAACAGCTACCGCAGCGCTCACGGGTGCCTTGTCGTCGCCACGGTAGGTATAGACAAACCAACCTCCAGCGGCAAAGGATTTATCAAAAGCGTCAGGAAACTTCTCCACATAAGCTTTGACAAGCTCGCGGACACCACCGGAACCATAATGACGCACCACAGCCGCGTCCGACAGGACGATGCCCTGTTGAACGGCTGAGCGAACCGCCTGTGTCACGTCGTGGGCGCTAAAAGGTTGCTTGTTCAGCGTTCGCATAAAAATGACGAAATTGACGACTTCGGATAGGGACAGTGTGATGTTCATGTTTTTGATATTATAGGTTTTTGTGATGCTGGCAAGAGAGTTCAGTAAGAAAACGCCAGTCCGTCATCGAAGAAAAAGAAATAACCATAATACATCAACATCAGATGCATCGCGTTGTCACAAACGGCGTAAACGAGCGCCGCGAACCCTCCTTGCAGCGCGAGGTATTTGCTGACAATGACATTATTCGGGATACTATCGTCGGATTTCGTTACGAAATCCTCCAAAGTCGGCGACCCCAACATCTTCATCCAATGACCTGCCAAAGAAAACCTGTCGATAGGAAAGTGGGTGAGAAAGATAAAGATTGACCAACTCCATGAGTGAACGATGGGCCACGCCGTCGCAGTCACGCATAGCGTATAAATTGTGCAATGCAGCAAGCATATTGGCGTGCTTTTCGACTTATTCACCGCCATCTTCCGATTTTGGAACAGATAGTCACCAAGCAAATGACCAAACAAAAGAGTCGGGAAGATTTCGTGATTCATGTAGGCGATGTATACTGCTATTTTGTTAGGCAGTCAACTCTTTATCATACTTCAACCACTGAGGGCGCTGCCTGCCGCTACGCGTCCAGTTCTGTTGCGCAATGACCTCTCCGTTAGGAGCGTGACCCTTAGTGATAGGGTAGGTCTCACTAACGATTCCGTTAGCGTATAGGTTGACACTTTCAACTTCCACGTAATGCACGTCCCAATAAGTAACGTCCATTCCTTTCCAATCGTAGCGAGGCATACCCAACCGACTGCCAGTGGGATTTTTCAACGGACTTCCTAGATGCGGTTGGCCGTAAGGTTCCCGAAGGTTCACCGTTTTTATTCCAGCGTCCGTAAGAATGTCCAGCGTCCTTTTGATATCCTCGCCCATTACCTCTGGACAGAGGACGACGTTCACCTTGACTGGCATTTCTGGTTTTAACTTCAAGAGGGCAGAAATGTTCGGCGGAGCGCCGCACCCCATAGTCGCTTTGTAAATGTCAGCGTCAAACGAAGTAATGGAGATACTCGCCTTATCGTAAAGACTCCATATCTCAGGGTGACTTTCCGCCATAGCGCCGTTCGTGCGCAGCCCAAGTTTACAGTTAGGAATCTGTTCCTTTAGCGCGGCGGTCAAACTAGCGTGATGTTTATACATCAAGGGGTCAGTATTGCTGCCTGTCAAATTAACCTCGGAAACGCAGCGCTCTCCACAAAGCACTATGAATTTATCGAAGTTCCTTAAAGGCCATTCATCTAAATTATTGAGCGGGTCAAGCGCCATCATGTGCTGCCCGATACAAAAATAGCAAGAGCGATTGCACGGTCCCGATAGGTGAATGTTTCCGAACCAGTGAGTGAATTGTCCTGTAGAGTTTAAGCAGCCCATATTGTGAATTAAGAATCTAGCGCGTTTTTATAGCGCGTCTAACTTTTTCTCGCATTAAAAGCGAAAATAGCACGAACTTTCGTCGGCGCTATTTCGCGGGGGAGAACTCTCGATATTCGTAGGACTCGAAGTTGTGCTTTTCCCAAGGGAAAACGACTGGATTAAAAACCCTCTTCTTCGGAAGTTCCAGATTTTTACGATTACCCAAAGTAACGTGAAAAGCTACCTTCGGCTGCGAGCGAAGCCCAAGTTCACGACGAACCGCCTCCAAATCAGGAGAATGCGCGGGTAGCCACGCATACTTATCCGAATACTGAAGGTCAGAGCCGTCGTAATACACTCGGAAGGTCTGCCCATCATACTTACGCCAATTACGCAGATGACGAGGCAACTCTCCACGGATAACCGTAAGATGCACGCCCCATAGCGGAAGCGTAAGCTTGACGCCGTGGGTCTTCATCAACCAGTGCGCGTAGTAGTCGTGTAAGCCCTTTGGCGCTAGCGCCATAGCCCACCACTTCTGAAAACCCTTGCGAGTAGCGCGGGCATCAGTAGGGTCATACTTGAGAGTCATGTCGAGAGAAAAAGTCATGACGGAAGATTGGCGGGTTTTACCGAAGACGCAAGACTATAAAGCAACGGGGCTTTTGAATCAGAAACTCACTAATATAAATTTTCACTGAAAAGTTCAAGCTTTGGGTTGTATGGTGTCACTTTTACCTGTCCAGTTTTTTGCACAAGTTGTCCTGCCTCTCTGCGCGTAACAAATCGCCCAGACATGGTAACGAACCCCTGTTCGTATCCTTCGGCAACCTGTTTTACGCCGGTAGCTTGGATAATTGTATTGATACAGTGGTAATGCCGCTTGCCGGTCCAGACCCGCCCATCGGGACCACGAATAGCGGCGCAGTCAATCATCGAATCGTAGTAGCGCTCTTGCCATCCTTTTTGGAAACCGGCAACCCAGCCGCAACCGCCCTTATGACCACTAAGGGTGCCGTTTATTTGCGGGTCTGAGGCTCCACACGAGCAACATTGATAATACGGGTTTCCTTCCCCGATTGGCTCGCTCGGATAATCGTGGTGCGGCCCGTAATCGGGCGGATAGACAGTTAGCATTATCAGACTTTACTTAGTTTTACAAAAGGCACAAGAGCAGAGTTTAATCGTAAATCTCCTTCTCTCGTTCTGGCGCGACAGTGCGGATATATGCTAGGCAGCGTTGGATTGGCGTTGCAAACGCGATTCGGTTCACATCTTCTACTAGCATACCGTGTTGCATTCCTTGACTACCCACAACGCTGCAAAGAACGAAAGCGAATTTCAGTTTTTGTAAAGCGGTCAAGCTTTTCTCAAATTCGGCACACGCGTCAAGTGAAGCTCCATAGTTTCGGATGTGCTTATATTTGCTGCTATAAACTTTCGCTTGCCAAGGTTGATACACTTTTACAAATTCATGTTGGGGCAGTTCCTTCCATCCTCCTAGCTCCGCAATCAAGAGATTGAGTTTCGTATTATTGACAGTCATTATTTATCGTCGCTGAAGTTGCTCCAGCGTATAGCGTCTTGAAGAGCCCCACATAGTCGGACGATTCTTTCGTCGTCTTTACCTGTCAGAAGGAAAGTAAGGGCGCTCGTTACTTCATGCATCCATCGCTCTCTAGTCAATGAGCGTGCCGCCTCAAGCCCTTCTTTAAGAGCGGACTTATTTAGCTTTTTCTTGCCTCGTGCGGGCTTTCTTTTAGCTGCCATATCACCTGTTAGTCTTAATAATCATTATTTGTAAGAAAAGATACGCAATCGCTAGCTATAGCCTCGGTTCTGGTCTGGTCCCTTGCGGGACTTCAACTCTACATTTGACTGAACGCTTTACAGCGCCCGTAGGGTGTGAATCCTACCGCCCCGACCCGTCCTCATTTGGGAGAGCTACCATCGGACTGTTCGGGTTGCAGCTAACTTGCAGTATTAACGAACGCCGCTATTGCTAGCGGGCGCTCTCCTGTCGTTCTCTCGGCTGCCAAGAACTTTCCTCACTTTACCGCACTGGTTACGGCATTGCGCGTAGAGTCGCTTAGCGATTGCGTTACTAACCACTGTATCCCCTTTTAGAAAAAGGTCAACACTTATCCGTTAAGCCGCATTCACTCTTCCGTCGCTCAAAAGCGTCTCATTATAGTGTTTGGCCACCAAACCTATACAGAAGAGAAGAATACATACAAACAAAGAATGCGGTGCCGTAGCGCTATAACCGGATACCAAAGCTATAGACGCGTAATGAGCAAAGTCGATAAAGAAGATGACCAAAGAAGTGAACATCATCACATAAGGAAGCATCAGTGTAAGGGGTCTTTTTGGAAACATCAACCTTATCACGACCCAAGTTCCGAACGTGCCGAATATCGCTATCGGCACCGCACCATTATTTCCTCCTTCAACTAACAATTCCCAAATTACTCGCGCTGAATTAAATGAGATTAGGGCCGCGCCTCCTATCGTATGGACCCACATTTTCCAATCCCTGTCGATTATTCCGACCATCAGAATAAGTCCCGCCACTATCATTGACAAACAATCTATAGGAGAGAAAGTTAGGTGGCTATATTTGAGAAAAAATGACTTATACGTCTCTGCCGACGCGACTTGGATAGAAAAGTCAAAAAGAGCAATCAACACCAGCAAAACCCCCACGATTCGACCAGAGAAAAGGGTCGATGATATTTGTCTGGGACTCATTATTTGGGTGCGTGTGTAACTAACGCGATAACAGAACCGAGCAGTGCTAGAAGTATCGTGCCGACCGCTCCATAAATCAACTGTTTTACTGGCGCAAATTCCTTTTGGGAAACGTATTTTTCGTCAAGCCCACCCTTCCATTCTGATATTCTTTCGATTTTCTGGTCGATTTCGTGACGCATAGCCTTGATATCGCTGTTCAACTCGTCGATTTTTTGAATCAACAAGCTGCGCCACTCTTTGTTCATCTCATCTTGCATATCGACTGGAGGCATGGTAAAAAATGTAAAAGTCAGGTTTCGCGAATAGTTGACCGCTGCCTAAAGATACGATTCACCACAATCAAGTGGCTACCGGCCTTTTATTTGCGGCCTAATCTGTTAGTCAGCGGTCGTAACATTTTACACGACACTCTGCGGAATTCTACATTTTTATTTGATTTCTTACGAAACTTCAGCCTATTCGTCAAAATTCACCACCCTCTTTTTCTTCCGTCCTACCATCTCGACGCCTACAAGCATAGTTCTGGTATCTTCTTTATCATCTATAAGATAAATCGCGTTCTCAGTAATTTCGAGGAATTGACCGCGCCATAGCACATCTATACAGATATTGAAGTTTCGCTTACCTTGACTTTGTTGAAGTATTTGGGCTTCTTTTTGAGGGGTATGCCCAACGATGTTGCTGATTTCTTTTGATAGAGTGAGGGCGTTCCAGCGTATCCACTGAGGTCCGAACTCGCTATCGAACAGGTCATTATCCGCGTCACTCCTTCGTAGGAGTTGACAAGAGCTGCGAACATATCTTTCCACCGCCTCGGGGTCTTTCCATCCTCCAAAATTTGCAGAAAACCTGTCATCAAACCCCGCATGAGAGAATACGACAGTTCTGCCATTCCAGTTAATCTTGTGAAAAATTCGGAAATTCCTCTTGGCCGCAGCGCTGATTTCACTATTAAAAGTTGCATACCTCCACGGGTCGCAGCCATACCGAAAATACTTCTTGTATCCAGAGAGATAGGGAATATCGTGATTGCCCGCAAGAACGATATCCTCGGGGCGATTTTCGGCTATGTCGTTAAGAAACGCGCAGGCCCGACGAAGTCCTCCATCGCCATCTTCAAGTCCATCGCGCCGCTTACGGTCAAAAAAGTCGCCTAGCCAAATAGCGCGTTCGACGCTGTGCTTCTTTAATAGGTATTGAGCGTTCTCGACGTATTCGTGAACGTCTCCAAAAATGTGTATAACCTGTGGCATCACCGCATTGTATCTATTTTTATAGAGGAGACGAGCTTTTGCTCGCTATCTTACTCACTCCTTCTACGATTCTGTTTTTATCGCAAGCATAAAGTCCTGCGGAAGAAAAGCTCGTCAATTCCATCAGCCAAGGTTTAGAGTCCCCATCAAGGGCAACGTCCACACAAAACACATCATCTGGATAATACCCGACCGCTAATATCTCATTCACAAAATCTGTTGCCGCTTTTGGCGCGGACGGGACTTTTGTAAGCAAGCCTTGATATTTGTAACTCGATTGAGCGATGATGTCTGCGTCTTTCGAGACTACGAAGCGCCATTCCCCGAGGATGTTTTTAGGCGACGAAAACAGTAAAAGTTGGCCCTCTTCTGTATATCCATCCAAGAACCGCTCAAATTCTTGCAAATCAACCAGCCCCGCTTTGAAAGGCTTCTCTCCTGAATTGGGGCGGCAAAAAACCTGAGCTTCCTTAGCGAAGCGACCATAAATGTCCCAATACATTTTCCTAGCCATTCTCGCGGGCATCATTATGTATTTGTCATTGAATAAATATTTGTCAAAAATAGGGTAATACCGCGAGCATAGATAATTCGCAGGCGTGCAATACGGCGGCGTCGCCCACTTAGGCAGGCAGTCCCTAATGAGACTGTTCATCTGTATGCTAGCGCAAACGACCGTAGGTTTCGGCTCGTTTCCTAGCGTTTGCAAAAACTCAGATTTTGAAAAGTCCCCATCTAGCCTAATTAGCTCAAGCCCAGCTTCTTCGACGGCTTTCGCTAACTCAACGTAACTTTCTTCTCGTGTTAGGTTTTCGATAATCCAAGTAGTCTTCATTTCGTGATAAGGCTAAAAAGAAAACGCAGGAGCGTGATGTTCGTACTTTTCTGGCTCAGTGGCGAGCTTGTATTTGTTATTTTCCTGTATTTCTAGCAGATAAAATTCGCAGTTCTTCGGAGTCTTCAACTCTTCAAAACTTTCCACAGACAAATGAAACCAACGCTGAAGAAAAACTCGCATCGCGATACCGTGGCTTACGATAATTACGTTCTCGGGAAAGTCCTCTTTCTCCATGTCTCGATGCAGGGTGTCCAAAAAACCGCTGAGCCTATCGTAACAGTCCGCAGGCGACTCGCCTCCGTTGAAGCGGTAGTAGTAATAGCCGTAGGCAGCACGCTCTTCGTGAACCTGCTGGTGGAACCCCTGTTCGGCCATGAACCTAGTCTGCCACTCCTGCTCTCTCAGTCTTACATCCTCGCGAAATCCGTGCGCGAGAATACTCTTACGCATCTCGATGGCTGTCTCTCTGGTCCTATAAAACGGAGAAACGTAAAATTGCACAGTCTCATCGCCGATGATTCCTTTTATCTTTTCGCCAACCTCAAACGCCTGTCTTTTGCCAACCTCGGTCAACCTTACAGCGTAATCCGGCGTGTGCGTATAAACTTGCTTGTCCACGTTTGCCGCGCTCTGGCCGTGGCGGACGATAAAAATGCGTTTTGCTTTCATTCCCCACTATTATCCCTGCTTTTGCTCAGGAAACAAGCGTATTTCTTCGTTTAGCATCGGGAGTGTATATTTGTGTTGTCGTGGCTTCCACTTCAAATCTAAGTGCTTCGCCGACAAAGACTCCAAATTCTTGACAGGATAGGCTTTGGTGAGCCCGCAGTCCATATAGACACTCGATGCGCCGGTTTCTAGCTTACCGTAACCGTGCTTTCGGCACGGCGAAATCAAATAGTTTCCGCTGTCTATCGCGATTCTTAACTGCGCCTGCGAGACTATGTAAGACGCCTGATGAACATTAGTCGGAACGAAGCTTTCGCTGTCCCTAGTTACGATGACTGTTCCTTTAGGAGTGGCGGCGAAATCTATTAGTTGGTCTTCCTCGTATCGTAAGAAACCTAGAGGTCGGCGCTCGCCGAACTGGTCAAAATTATGAAAAAGGTGCTTTAAGGATGACTCTGGGTAGAATATATCGTTCTCTGTGAAAAAGAAATAGTCATAGTTATCTACTTCGTTTGCAAAAAGCTGCCGGTGCGCAAACGGCAAGTCTTCGCCTATGCTCTCGTCGAAAAGGTATTCGCCTGATTTGGTAGAGAAAGTAACGACGGTAAAAGCGTTGTCGGCGAAACACGCCTTAACTTTCGGCAAGGTGGCTCGCCCTCCGAAATCGGCGATAGAGACTAAGGCTCGCATATTACTCTTTATGAACGCGAAGTAATACGCAGCCCCCAACCAGAGGTAGACCGCGTTACGCTAAATTCTCCAACAGGAAATTTTTCGATATCTCCGAACGAGGACTTTAGATAAGCAGCGCCCGCCACAAACGCGAACGAAACTAAATCGCCGCGCTCTACCCCGTCAACGTTAATCGTGTCATAATTTTGGAACCTTGCGTGATGCTTCCTGCTGTGTGACGTTTCTTTCTTAATCATCTGTCGGGAGTATCCCTTACTTTGCCAGCGACGGCAAAGAAAAAACGCGGATATAGTCAACTTCCAACATCGGTTTACCAGAATATCCGCCTTTCGGAATATCACCAGCCCAAAACTTATCGGCTATCTCGACACTAAGAACAAAAAATAGCCTTTCGTCATTGACGGCCTCGTAAGTCTTCCACGTTTCGACGCCATTAACGGTAAACAGATTATAGTCTTTTGTGCGCGTCAAAGATATGACATTCCAGTCCTTTGAGCTTATCTTGGCGTCCTTGCCGTTACACAGGTGATTGCTGCCGTAGCCGTTGTAGTGAAGCGAGTGAGCCACAATACCGCTAAGGTCAGTGCTCTCATACGCGGCGCGATGCTCGAAAAGGTCTATTTCTGAACCTTTGTCTTTTAGCATTTCGTGAGTATACAGCCAAAAGTTAGACCACGCGCCCGATTCTGTGCTAAGCTTAACTCTTATTTCGACTCGCCCATATAGCATGTCGAACTTTGAATCTGTGCATACCATTGAAGAATGGTGGACTTTTTCCGAGGTTATCGGGGATATTGACAACTTTCCTCCTGAGACCTTCGCTAAATCAAGGAGGTTCGTCGCATCGTGTCGCTTTTCATCAACCCACGCGACCCATTTATCTTGGTTAAGCTTTTCGCCGCTAAATTCGTCATTCCATACGAGATGCTCAGACGAGAGCATCCACCCGAACATAGAAAGTATGACCAATAGAATAGGCACTCATTAGTTTACACTAGCAATTCTAGGTCTGCACTTTTTCAGCAAAACTCATGCGACTAGCTAGAAAGTGCTTCACTGTCTTGTCGTTGGGGTCCAAAACGGGCACTAAATACCCGTCGGAAGCGGTCATATACGGCTCGCCCTTAACCGGCACGTTGCGCCATACTAATTCAAGATACTCCGTGCGCCCACCATATTCGCGGGTTTTGGCGTCGGGGTTATGCTTGTCTTTGCGGGGGGAAAACCACCAAACATCCACTAGGTCTCCATCTTTGAGTAGGGCGGCGTCTTCTTGAGTCATTAGGTTCATATTTCGACTATAGCCGCCAATTTAGAAAAGTCAAGCCTATCGTAGCTCGTATTTTTGGATTAGCGAGCCGTTAGGGATAATGAAGTCCGTTGTCGTCTCCCTCGTCTCTCTCGCGAAATCAAAAGGCGGAGCGCAGAACCATTTAGGATATCTGTAGTGGACAACCTGCCTAAACAAATAGGGCGGCTCATCCCTTAGATAAATCTGCGCTAAATTTACTGGCGTCTTTCCTAGCTGAAGCGCTCCTTTATCGTTCATGAAGTAGTAACGATACTCTTCATACGTTCCCATTTGTCCTAAGCCTGTAAAAAGCCCCAATGTAAACTCTCCTTTGAAGCCGGAAGAGTTAGCGAATGAGTAAATCGGGAGCTTTATATCGTCTCGATGAGTCTCCTTCATAAAGCGTGCAGAAGCGATGCCACCTACCACCCCGTATACTAAAAGTAAAAAAATAAAGCTAAAAAAGAAAAAAAGAAAGTCTCGTTGCATAGCTACTATAATGAGTAGTAGCAAAAACAGGTAGGTTATCATGTTGTAATACTAGTAGAGTTTACTGGCCGAGTCCAGTGTTTATTCTCTCCTTGTCAATAGCAAGGCCGAACTCTGTAAAGGGCTCTTCTTCGCCAATAGGAGCGTCAGGCGACGCCCAGCGCTCCTTCGGAACTGATTCCATATAATCGCGACACCAACGGCTGCACGCCTTCCAAGTCAATAACGCTTTCGTGACCCCACAAAAGGGGCATTTGGCGTATGGATGGTGCATTAGATTAGTCCGATTAAGTATTGAGGTGGAATGAGATTTTCTGGAGCGGTGCCGAGTGATGTCCAAATATCACAGATTTCTTGCGGTGTCCACCACGAAAATCCGTTAGGGCGCTTTAGCCCGAAATTCAAACACCGAAATTCCTTGTCTGGATATTGGCGGGCGCATTTGAAAAGCTTTGCGATTTCATATCTAAGAACATCGGTGGTTACGATGCCCTGATGAGCGGGGCGCTCTGTAGTGACTATCCCATAGGAGAACCCTAGCGAGCCCGACTGTAGGCCGATGGTTCCTAGCGTACAATACTCTCCGATAAGACCCTGCCTGATATACGGCAGACCTTTCGTCTTCCTGTTCAACTCCCTTAAAGCTAGCGAGAAGTCTTTGTCGTCGCGCCAACTCCGCATCGCGGATTTCCACAACCGGCCCGCGTTCCCCCCTCCGTGAAAACCGTCGAGGTTCGCGCCGAAGACATGGACTACCGCTGGTGATTCACTCATTCAGCATATTGTTCCCACTTTTCCTTGAAACGCGAGCGCAATCTCTCGAAATAGTCGTGCGTCTTTATTTTGCACATCCAGATTTTCCCGACACAATCGCCTCTAGTTAGGGTGCCCTTGCATATAACACCCTCATTGACGTTATATTTGCCTGCACGAACGTCCTCAATGAGTTGGTCGTTCATGTTCCCGACGTAAATCACCGCAGGAGTCGGAACGATTTTGTTAAACGTATTGTGGAAATCGAAAGGTTTGACAAACCATTTATTTTTGTGGCCTACGAGAATATCGAATACGACCAACTTCTTTGGGTCTTCGGGCTCGTGCCATCCAGCGAAACTTTTAGCGCCGAAAAACTCAGAGAATACAACAATTTCTCTTTCGTTTCTGAACTCTTTATCCTTCCTGAAGAAGTCGTCCAGCGGCTTTGCATGCGTTGACTTAAAAATCGACACGGCGTCCCCTAAATGCGGGTGCGTTTCTTCAATGAGGGTATGGCGACTGCCGAATAGCTCAAAACCCCGTTTTTGTGTCCACTTTGCTCTGATATTTGAGCCATCTAGCTTATCGAAGGCTACGCATGGTGCTCGTGGAGCTTTTGATGCACTGATAATTGATGGATATTCTATCATAGAGAAGTGCGTTGTATGGAGACATTAATTCAGATGGATGGAGCCTCGTGCTGGTTACGCTCCAGCGAACCCTTTTTACCAAAAAGGCGGTTTACTATTAAATTAACGAGGCGTTAAAATTTGGTCGAAACAGAAGGTTACGCTCCTTCGTCTTTTGAATGTCAATCAAAAATTCTACTATTGAACTATGTCTCGAAATGACTGCGCGATTTGAGTTTTGTGTATAGGCTTGCACAGTCTGTTGGTTGCGGCGTTACGAATCGCACGTAATTTATCTGCTTATGAGACAGACCAGAAGAAACTTCTCCTATGCCCGACCGCGTGGAGGTTCGGATTCCGACTTTACGGCCCCAGATATTATCGCCATCGCTGGCAACCTCCCCTTAACCGAGGGAGACGGGGTTTTACTAACATGGTCGCTAATGCTGGTAACGCTCCAGCGTCCTGCGCTTATGAAACGCGAGTCCTGCTTTTGAACGAATTAGCGATAAAATTATGAACGCGTGTCCTCGAAACAATGGATGTCAGCTTCTTCGAGAGCTTCGCGCCCTTTACTAGTGATTTCCCATCCAAAAAATCTTTTTCTCAAATGTCCCGAATCAACCAAATCTCTCATAACGCGTCCTTCGATAGAGGCCACGAAAATATCCATTCGATTGATTGAGCCTCCAAACCAGTGTAGTGTGACATTGAGAGCGTCAAGATATGTTCCATTCATTGTAATTTGGTATCGGTGACAGGACTTGCACCTGCAAAAGTATCCGTTTTAAGCGGAGAGGCTGTGCTATTCGCCATTAACTCACACCGACATTTTGACTAAACTTCTCTTAGCGCGTCCTAACTTCGACATCTGGGATAATCGTGGTAGGACGGAAGATGACACGATAATGAAAAGGCGACGCTGGAACGGATTCGATTTGTTCGCAGAACCAAGTCACGTTATCAGAAACACCAAGATAGTGCTTCTTATACTGATTCGGCCCAGTCTTTACGATAACCGAGAGGCGCTTATCTTCTGGCGTCACAGATAGAAGACCCTCGATGGTGAGTATGTAATCTCCTGTGATGCCGTTGTAGAACACGACTCGTCTGTTGACTTCAAAATTATGCGCGGCCTGCGAAACATTATAGGCGGCTACGTCTGATTCTGGCTGGCACCCAGCGATTGATAGTGACGCGACGGCGATGATTGCAAGTTTTAGGAATGATTTCATGTTTGATTTTTACTAGTCTACTCGTTTTTGCGACGGAGTCAAGAGCCCAATCTCATATTTGAAGATATACTCCTCGATAGAAAGCCCCGCCTCTTTGGCTGCGGCTTTGATTTCGCGATATTCCTCAAAAGGAATTCTCTTCTTTCCTACCCGATAAAACCACTTCTGGGTGTCGCCCCACACAAACATCGTCGTGTAAACCGGACCAGAGATGATGGTGTTGATTTTATGAAATTTAGATTTGTTACAGTAAGTGACTGTGAACGGGCTCTTTATCTTTAAGCCTGTGCAGAAACTTCCATCTGCTGTATCGTAAGCGTTCTCTTCGAGATAACAGCCCTTCAAGATTAGTGACAGAAAATTCCAAGGATAGGAATGTAAATGGTCCCTGTCTGCCTTGTGTATTCTGTGGATATACCACGAGAGCCACTTTGACTCGAAAATCGCCCAGCGCTCGAAGTGCAGCTCGCCCTCTTTGGAGGTAATGGTTTTGACTTTCTTGAAAAATTTCATCGAATACGGCGGCTAGTTAAGATTAGTAACGCGGACATCACTACCGAAAGAGTTAAGATATTGAGTGGCATTTATGTTTTCTTTGTGTTTCCGACGTAAAAATTGTGGTGGATACATGAGGGAGTCGCACCCTCGACTACGCATTGCGAGTGCGTCGTGATTCTATTTCACCAATGACCCATTTCTCAAGGGGCTAACTCCCCGTCCAGCAACTAACAAGCGCGGATATTATTACCTCCGTCCTGCCAATCTACTAAGCTCAGAGCAACCCGAACTCTTTAATTCGCGACCCAATGGGCCGCAGCCAAACTAGCGTAATACGCTACTGATGAGATGGAGGTCAGCCAAGGAATCTCACCTTGCTATAGAAGTTTTGCAAACGACTGCGTTCAAATAGCTCGCCCGCTGACCAAATTATCAAAGCTGAGACTATGCTTCGATTCGAGAACCTTTACAAGACGTATGTGTTATCTTGTTATCCAGCGACCTTTCGACCGCTATTTCTCACAGATGCTTTTGAATGGTAGCATATCCATTAACCGTCGCGCTACTCAGCGTTTTTTCGTCTCAGCTAACCCCGCTAAAGGCCAACCAATCTTACTCTGACGCCAAACGTTATTCCCTTGAGAGGTTTAACGCTCGCTGTTGCCCGAAGGCCAGCGACTTAATCTGCTTATCGCGCTAACGTGGACAGAACTTTTTCTTGTAAGTTCCAAATACTTATCCCTATTATGTTGCGTCTGTCCAGTCGCTAGATGACCTTTCGACCACCCAATACAACACAACATGATATCTTTCGCCAGCGGCGATTTCGACGGCTTTCTCGGTCATAAACTCTCACGAGTCCACTCCCGTTTGGGCTGCTGTTCGCGTCTTGCTTGCTAGGCTCGACATAAACAACTACGCTTCGTTCTCGACTATTTAAGTTTGAACCCGTTTACCAGAGTTTCACGTCTGGAAACGCCCCTTTCGGGACGCCGGAACCTCGATAGTCTAGTCCACAATGTTTGGCATTGTAAACCGAGGAACTACGGTTGCATAAGTGACCGTAAACGGCGGCTGAAAATGTAGGGCTTTCAGCCTTTCTTCGCCTTGCGGCGCGTTATCTAAGAGGTCATGCCCCCTTTTGTTGCTTTCGAGAGAGTTTCCTGTCTCAATCGCATGGTTACATTCTAGGCTCTTTTGCTAAAACGTCAACACTTTTAATCTTCTGTCCAAAGTCCAAGAGCTTTTAGAAAAGCTTCGGCGCGCTGCGCAGCCGTGGAATTTAGAGCCACGAATGCCATATATTTGTTCTTATTGAAGTAACAGCCCCCGTTGTCCAGAACTATCTCACCCAAAAGCTCGACATAAAGTTTCGCTTGCTTTACTGACAACATCCTCTCCGCCTCGCGCATCGCGTTCAAATCCGTCAAAGGGTCGTGGACGTTAAACATCCGCTCGTCTCGAATCACTGCTAAAGTCATTAAACGATAGCGGCAGCTATCGGAGATGTCTTTCCAGCCACAGAACTTAATGATAGCTTTTCTTTGCGCTTCGGGTTTCATATTGGAGTCCTGTCACGGTATCGCGCCGTGCAACAACAATTTTGCAGATTGTGGGGTTCAACTTGCTCCCTCACAGGACATAATTCGTTATCGAATTACTATAATTCCTATCTCGTTTTCAAAACGAGCATCCAACTCGATTATTTTCCCATATTTACATCCTCCGCCGAGGCGGCATCGAGACTGAAGTAAAAAATCGTTGGAATAAGGTATAAAGAGCATCAAAGAGGATATTGTGTCTCGAATTCAGCTCGGCTCAGCCAGTGCTCGGACTTTCCTAACATAGAGTCTAGGTTTTTCAGCGGTATGTTAAATTTTTCATGGAAATATGCCCGCTGAGCGTTCGCATCTGACCATGTGACGACATAGTGCGACGCGCCACTATCGACGGCCCGCCTAACTAAGAGAGCCAGCGCTCTATCGGCGACTTCCGTTCGTCCGTTAGCAAGATACTTACTGTAAAAGCTCACGCTTCCGATTCTCTTGTTTGTCGTTACCTCTGTCGCTGTAAGGAAAACCTTTGAAGCGGTTGGCTCGCTAGTTGGATTAACGATTTTTGCAACGGCTTTTGGTAAAAACGGAGCCAAAAGCGGGGCGACAAAAATAGCAAAGAAGGACTTACGGGAGATTGGTTTCATGCTTTTATGATATCGAAACTTTCTGAGCTGTCAAACTTTTACTGTGCCCCTGCGGTAGTCTTCTGGATTCTTTACGCTGTCTGCGTACCAAAATTTGCCGCATCGGTTACACGTCAGTTCTGCCCAATACGAGTTGTCCTGCTCGCACCAGTTGCCAGTGTCCGCTTTGTAAACTTTATCGAGCGTCGCGTCAGGGTGTGAGCATTTCGCTTGAACCTTGGCAATTATGCTTCTAGCCTCTTCTATCTGCTTGTTCGCCTTTATGACACTGCGGAGCATGCTTTTCATAATTCAATCTCGACTCTCGCATCGTTTCTTATGACTCGCATTTCTTCCAGAGTCTTATTCGTATACCAAGTGACGCGGCCATAGTCGTCAACGAGACAAAACGCGCCACCTTGCTTCAACACAGTCCTATTGAACTGGTCTAAGGCGACCGCCGCGCCTCTTTCGAGTAGGAACGCGACTTTCTTTTCTTTGATACTAGGCATAATTGGAAGCCCCGCAACGACTTGCACGTTGAGTCTGCTGGGTCAGAACCAGATATGTTTCTATTACACCACAGGGCTAAAAGCAGCTCATTTTGAGCTGCGTGGCGGTAAGCAGAGAACTCGCATCCCACACCTTTTTTAAGGGTGCCACTAAGTTTCCAGCTTAGGTCATCACTTTGATGATTTACTTACCAAATGGCAGCAGATTGAGGTAGCGCGCCCCACACCCTTTTGGGGTGCCCTTCGCTTTCGAGGCGAGGCCGAATCTTATTCGGGTAATCTGCTAAGCAGCGATACAAATACTAGAAAAAATGTGACGCGACGTGTAAAATCATGTATGAAACAAAAAATCCTTGATTGTAAAACCTCCAACCCAACATGGGGGTATAAAAACATAGCGAAATTTTTAGGTTGCGCTTATAGTACTGTCGCTTACTATTTGAATCCTGAAGGTAAAAAACGAAGCTTCGCACGAACGAGAAAGCATCGGGCGAATTTCAACGGAATTTTGAAACGCAAAAAGGATAATTTCCAATGTATAGCGGGGCGGCGATGCACTAAGGCCGGATTAGCGGGCGGACGAAATCGTGCAGCTTCTCTGTTCTCTGCTCAAGAACTTAAAGACAAGCTCTTGTCTCAGCCTATCTGCTATCTTACGGGACTACCGATAAATCTACTAGAGCCGAAAACCTATGAGCTTGACCATATTCAACCTATTGCGAAAGGAGGAGATAATTCTCTTTCAAATTGCGGCTTGACGCTAAAAGCGGTAAATCGCGCAAAATCAGACTCCACATTAGAAGAGTTCGAGGAAATCTGTAAGTTAGTTTTGATACACCGTGGATACTCAGTATCCAAAATGGCGGAAGCTGTCGGTACTGCCCCGACCTCACCTGTTACAGTGAACTAGTTTTCAAGACTAGCGCGACCAACTTATATTCGCCTAGCTTCCAATGGTGGACACATTCGGGATTCGCACCCGAAAATCAATTCTGCCAGAATTGCATGATACTATTTCATCAATGGCCCATATTTACAATGGTTGCGGAAATGGGATTTGCACCCATGCATGGAGGCTTATGAAACCCCTGACTTAACTACTTGTCTATCCCGCTGGTGAGCCGTCACGGTAATTCTCCGTGTTCCTGAGTTTAAGAGACTCGTGACTTAATTTTAGTCGAACAGCCCAAAGTGGCACACCCTTGCCGTAACGCTCGGCTTAGTCTGATGACTCTCGTTTTGGAGACGAGTTCCAATCCTTCTTGGGAGAGGGTGTATGTGTTATATCTTACAGTCTTTCTCGCTAAACGCAAGAAGAAAATTTTCAACGGCTACGCGGTTAGAACTTAAACTTCCGCTTACTGCGCCCTGATTAAGTTGCTGTCAGGGTGCCGTCCCCTATTGGTTCTCAATAGGGTTGAAATGGCTCCTAGTCTTCGAGTCGCACGAAGCTCGTTATTTCACGGTTTAACAGACCGCCGGTTACACTCGTTTCCTTACTAGGAATCTAAATTCTGGTCGCTCCTGTCGTACTTGCAACGACACTTTCGCGGTTTCTGAGACCACGCTCTCTGCATTGGAGTAAGGAGCGAAATGGTAGTTCTGCTCAGACTTGCACTGAGACCCGGCACCAATCAAGTGCGCCACGTTTATAAGACGTGCGATGCTACTTTACATTACAGAACCATGTATCTAAATTTCCCAAAATTCTTAGCAACGTGTAAACAATCACATGAAACAAAAAGTCCTTGACTGTAAACTACAAAACCCAACTTGGGGTTACAGAAAAATCGCTAAACATCTATCGGTTTCTATTGCTTGTGTTCGATATTATCTTAGCCCAACTGCTAGAGATTACGCGTTAAGGAAAGCCAAAGAGTACGATTCTAAAGCCCATCCTTTAAGACGGAAGCTGCAAAGATTTTATGGTAAATTTTTCAGTATGGGCGGAAAATTGAAAGGGCAGGCGGAACCTGCAATCTCCTTCAAGGATGCGTTAGCGTTTATTGGCGAAAATCCGACCTGCTACCTAACAGGCGAAAAGATTGACTTATTAAAAGCGGATAGCTACTCACTAGACCATAAAGTACCAAGAAGTAAAGGCGGCGCTTGTGACTTGTCTAATATGGGTTTGACTACCAAAAACGCAAACGTTGCTAAAAATGATTTGGCGTTAGACGACTTCTTAAAATTGTGCCGTAGTGTTGTGTCTATTCATGGTAATTAGACGCGCTATCAACACCGTAATTACTAAAATCCTGCCAGCGCAAAACCCGCCTCTTTGTGGGGCTGAACTTTTTGTCCCGCTCTGAGCTGTCTGAAAACGTAGTCCAAGTAACCCTCCGAAACTTTAATGTAAGTCTCGTTATTGTAGTCACAACACAATGAGCGCCGCAGCAGAGATATAGCGTTTCTAATTGAGGACTCTTCTTCGGCTGTCATTACCAGTTAATATCTATGGTATAGTCTCCCGCCTCAATTTTGCCGCGTTTGTGCAAATCATTAGCAACAACCTGAAACGCTGGATAGAAATTGCGCGACCACCACAAATCAATGGCCCAGTCCTCTTTTCGGCAAGAGCCGTCTTCGGCATTGAGTTCCTGCTTCGGGTCTCTCGCTAACCACTTATCGAATTTGACGCACATCTTTTCGTCGTTGACGACTTCCGGTATCTCGTCGTGCGCGTAGTCATCTTCGTCAGTTTCCTCTGGAACTGTGAAGCGAAAAAAGCCTCGGTCGTGACAGCCTCTCTGTTGTTGAAGCGTGTAAGGCTTGCCGTAAGTCTCTTTGACCAGCTTGTCCCAATCGTTGCAGTCGATTACTTTTTCGGTTCTGATTTTCATTTTAGAGTGGTGTCCCCGCACGGTATCGCGCCGCGTTTCTCAGAGTTAGAAGCTCCAGAAGTATCTATTACCGAGGACGTGAATTAAGAATATGGCTTTTTTGACCCAAAGTCAACAACTCTCTTCGTTCAGCGAGCGTAAAAATGCGCTTTTCGTCTCCACTTGCCGTTCTGTTGGCGGGGTGGCCAGTTGCGATTTTAACGCTCGCTCTCTTTCGCTCAAAAAGGGGGAACTTTGCAGGGGTTTAATTACGAAATCTCGTCCTACGATACGACGAAAACGCGAAATGCTTCCAGACTTAATCATCTGGAGGGCTAGACTCTCAAAAGCCTTCGCGAGGACGTTGACACGATGGCTGTATGTGTCGATAAGAGTGACTGCGGCTAATTGCTGAGAGTCTGAGTCTAACGCTCTAAACTCTCTTCTGAAGAGTTTTTCGTATTGTGGTCGTGTTGATAGTTGCTTTGCGAGAGACTCTTCGTATTCTAAATCGAAAGCCGAAGGTTTTTCATACTCGCCTGAGCGACCTGAATAATGATGGTGGCACATCCGACAGATGTAATAATCATTTGAGGCGTCCCGCTCGTGCGTCGAGTCTCTCACGATTTGTTCTGTATCAGTCTGGCAGTTAAAACAATACCGTCTATCTAACTTAAAGTTGCTCATAAAGTGGTCAGGTGCATACGAGTTCCACGTATCCGGCGATTTTCACAGAATCGAATGCTGAGTGCTACATCATCACCTGATTCGATAATCATACCCACTTTTCAAGCGGCGGCAAGATTAAACTCCAATTTGAGAAAGAAAAGATGGGGTCACGTATGGGTTTCGCTCCCATTCTGGAATTTTCACAAAATTCAGTGCGGCTATCACACTCACGTAACCATCTAAAAATTGGACGCCAAGGCGGGAGTTGCACTTGCACCCTTCCCAAGTCTCTCACAGCACAGGGAGATTTGCACCATACCTGCTTGGCTGCGCCCTCGGTGAGACTTGGGTTTGGTTGCAATGGTCGTAGCGATTGGTGTCCCACCCAAGATTTGCACTCGGAATTATGCGGTCGAAACGCATTGTTATATCTGTTTCACTAATGGGACAAAATGATGGTCTAGTTGGGACTTTTACCCCTGTGTTTCGCACGGCAAGCCGCACCCTGATTTTCACAACACCCCTTTGACCATAGGTGCATCAGTTTTCTTTTTGCAAAATGGAGCCACATTAGGGAGACGCACCCTACTATCTAGTTTACGAAACTAGCACATCGCTGACTATGTTTATGCGGCAAAATGGTCGAGAGGGGAGTTCCTATGCCTCACCTTCGCCCTCTTGTGAAGGGCTGTTTTTCTAGGATAAACTACTACTCGAAAAATTTTCTCCCTACTCCAAGACTTTGTGCCTTTGCAATTTCTCGGCGCTTGTTTCAAGAGAACTGGTGCTGCCGGAAAGAGTTGCACTTTCATAAACCAGTTTAGGAGACTGGCGCATATCTATTCTGCCACGGCGGCGTAAAGAACAGCCCTGAGATTACGCTTTTTTCAAGAGGCGTCAAGGCTCTAATTGGTCGGAAGTGCAAGTGCTGCCCTTGCGAATTTTGGGTGTAGGCCAAATATGATACTGTTTCATCAACCTCCGATTAAATGGAGTTCACCCCCGAACTTGCATCGGGAACCTCTACCTTCGCAAAGTAGTGCTCTATCTATTGAGCTAGGCGAACATAAGCAGTAAGGAGTTCTATTGCCGACGAACATCTCGTGACTCCATTAACGGGTTTTCTGCACTGCAAAATCAGATACCTTGACTTGAACGATACTCGGCCCACATATCCTCCCAATACTTATCGTTTCCGATTTGGCAAGGCGGGCAGAGCGTCGCAAAGTTGCGCTCTTCGTCCGCGTATTGAGTCATTTGGTGGCGTCTGGTCGCTCCTCGCTTTTTACAGCACTGACAGCGCCTAAACCATTTCAGGATGTTCATTATTATATGGCGGCTAGCTAACGTCCCGCCCGCTACACCTTGTTTAAGGGTGCCTTTCAATTAGCAATTGAAGGTGGCCACTCGACCACTTAACTAGCCATAAATGGTGTTCCTACCAGAACTCGCATCTGGAACAGGGGCTTCGCAAGCCTCTATGATTTCTGATTTCACCATAGGAACAAAATTGGTAGCCTATCTCGGTAACGCTCCGAGGTTTACTGATTGAGAATCAGTCGTGCTTACTTTTACACTAATAGGCCATGTATGGTGGGCTAATCCGGTATTGCGCCGAAATGTGCATTTAAGCAACCAAGGTTACAGCTTGGCCGACCTCTTTAGTCGTCTATTAACCCAAATTGGTGCTCGACCTCGGACTCAAACCGAGATACGACCTTTTAGAGAGGCTTGCTTTATCATTAAGCTAGCCGAGCAGTTGAGGGCTTTTTACGGCCCTCGGGGAATTGTTTACTAAGTCTAACGCATTTTAATCACCTCCTTCGATTGGGGAGATTGTGATTACTCCGTTCTCAAGCACTATAGAGACGTTTTTGAACTTTAGCGAGCCTTTTGTGTGCTCATTTTCTGGCGTCTCTTTGGTGGAGAAAGGCGCGTTGCTGACTACGTGGGACACGTAGTATGACTGGCCTTTCGCTTTCACGACCCACATGGGGATGTTGGGATTCGCGAGGTGTCCTTTGTTGAAGTGGAACACTACTTCTTTGCAGTTTTGTTTTTGCTATGTATTCATAATGGAGGTTTGTCCACGAATCCAACGTGGCATCTCCCGCTTTGCAGGCGGGCGGATTGACGGTTTCCCAACAAACCAAAATTCTTTACGCAGACCAGTTAAGGCTGGCTCGAATATCGTCGTAAAACGATATCGTTTCTATTCCGGCATCACCGTTAGGATATACCGCGTGTCAATGTTCCACGCCGCTGCATAAAAAATGGAGCCCCATACGATATCGCAATCGTCATGCCTCGTTACAAGGGAGGTCTAGGTGCTTACATGGGGCATTTCGGTCTAGTAACATCGTCGCGAACAATGCATTCAACTTGCTGGTGATTCCGCAGCACTATTCCAACACTAGGCTTGAGATATTTGACGTATTCTCCCTATCTTTTTGTTGGTAATCAAACCTTTATAGCCTCCATCACGTCCTTAATTGTAACGTGACTACGGCGTCTAGTTGGTTCGTCTCGGACTTATCCCTCCGAGGGGCAAATGGTAGCCGCTGAGAGATTCGCACTCTCGCTTTACGGATTTTGAGTTCGTCGCCTCTGCTGTTGGGCTAAGCGGCCATTTTTACTTTGTTCGAGGAAACTCACATGATTTCCTTATGACCTAAGTGTATGCCGATTTGTGGCGGCGTCAATAAATTTTCAGGACTATTCAAACGCGCCCCTTGGTGGGTAGGCTGTCCATTACGTCGAATCTGGTCGGCGCGGGGAGATTCGCACTCCCAATATCTCACTTCCAAGGCGAGAAGGTTACTTACACTCACGCACCGCACGGAAAGTATTTTGAAAGGATACTTACGAAGAGAACCTTATGAAATTAAACTCTCGGATTTCACGGACGTTCCGGCCTACTTAACGCGTATGTTCAGCCGTCTATCGAGCTTACCCCGCTATCTATCATCGCGGCCAGATGCCGCATCTTTTGGTTAGACCAGCCGTGCTTTCGAGGGCGCGGCGATATTCTGTAGGTTATTTAATTGGTCGCCCCTGTCGGTAACGCTCCGACTTATGTGGGTTCAAAGTCCACGGCATTGCTTCTATGCTAAGGGGCAATATAAAATGGTCGCTCCGACAAGATTTGCACTTGCACGCCTTTCGGCACAGGTATCTAAAGCCTGCATGTATTCTGATTTCATCACAGAGCGAATTTGTTAAATGGAGGACAACCACGGTAACGCTCCGTATTTATTCGGGTAAGGGCCGAACGCATTACTTTTATGCTAGTAGTCCGATTTATACTATCAGGATGTATCCTCTATGAACTTTTCTGTGGCAATTAGCACACAGAATCAAACACTTGTCTATCTCTTCGCGAATCCTTTCGTCGGAAGCTTTATTGACTATCATTTGTGATATGTCGTGTTCTTTATTGGAGGCGCTTACGTGATGAAACTCTAAACAGCTAGGATTTTCTTCGCCACAAACTATACAGCCAACAGATTGTTTAAGCTCGTCAACCCAAACTCTTTTCCGTCCTTTTTGCAACTTAGTTTTATCGTTCCATGCTGAAACGTCATCCCTATAGACTTGTATCATCGTTTTCGACATACACTCGTTGCAGCGACTCTGCAACCCGTCTTTAGCCGCTTTCTTCTTGGCGAACTTTTCGACTGGTTTCGGAAGCTTACACATATAACAGATTTTAGTCATACTGTATATTACACGTCTGGATTAAAAGTTTCCAGAAAAACTTTGAAGTGGAGAGTCGCCACGGTAATGCTCCGTGTTAGGTGGGGTAAAAATCCACGGCTTTACTTTTAAGCTAGCAACCCATTTGAAATTGGAGTCCCATGTCGGTGCCGCCCCGACATGTTCTGCTTGGAAGGCAGAGGCATTACTGTTATGCTAATGAGACATTTCTTAAATTCGATGATTAAAGTCTTTCGACTCAAGAGTCTTTAATTTTTCTTTTTCTTCGCTGGAGAGTTTACTTATCCATGCGCCTACTTTTGCGTATTTTGAATTTCTCGGACTCAAAACTTCGCTCATTGAGAGCGATAACAATTTTTCGACTAGGTGAGACTTTCTCATTTTAAGATGGCCGCTGTTGTCGGTATCGCGCCGACCTCATCCCGTCTTCAGCGGGTCGCAATCTCTTGATTTGCTAAACAGCGATGTTTTAGACAGTAGCGCGTTTTACAGCGAACGTCAATGTTTTTTATCCTTTCGGGCTTTATTAAAAACCCTCTCTACTAAATCCTGAAATTCCTGATAAGAAAGCTCATGCTTCATTACGTTTACTTGGCGATGAACCCATTGAACGTTGTCCTCCGTGTATCCCTTGCTGGAGTCTATTCTATCTAGGGAGGCCGTTCTGAACAGTCCTCTTTTACCCCTGCCGAAATCTAATGGTAGGTCGCTAAGCGCGCATTTTCTTTCCTGTTTTAGGAAAAGCTGCCACAAAAATTTCGGAGAGACATCGAAAACTATGCGCCGCCGCTTGGCGGCGAATCTCATACCAGAGAATAACGAACCATATATCTCTCCTTCTCCTTTGATGTTTTTGCTTCTCCTTTGACATCCGCAACTTTTTGTTTTCCCTAGATATCGAGAGGGCTGAAGGCACAGCTTGCCGCAGCAGCACTCGCATTTCCAAATCTTGTGGCCTAGTTTATCTGTGTGAGAAAACTCTAAAACTTTTAGAGAATTGTAGAGATGTCCTATCTGGATTGTCATACAATAGTTTACACAAGAAACCCGGATTTAGACAATTTAATTTTTGGCCCGCCCAACGAGTAACGCTCTCGTTCTAATACTGTGACAGAGTATCGTGCTATCTTTCACACTCTGAGCGGAGTATTTGAAATTGGTGCTGACGATAGGACTCGCACCTACACTAATGAAGTTCTCGACCTCATGCCTCTGCATTGGGCTACGTCAGCGAAACTAACCATCGGTTCATGCTCGCGCAGAGGAATAGCCGACGGACTGTATGGTTGCAGGAGCCGTAAATTGCAACGGCGTCTTCAGCTTATGAGACTGATATGCTACTCTTACACTATCCCGCTGGTCGTAGTGGCAAGTGCTGCCCTTGCTTTGGTCCGCCTATCAAGCGGGTGTCGATGCTGTTCGAGCCTCACTACGATTAAAAATTCTTCAATGAGCGACGGGTTATTCCACGGAGTTTGCAACCTCCGCTATGTTTCGGCTCCGATTTCGTCGCTAATACAGTATAGCCTCTGTTTTATTGAAAATGGCACCCCATACGGGACTTACACCCGTTACTCAACCGTGACAGGGTTGTGTGATATTCATTCACCAATGAGGTATCAAAATTATCGAGGATTTCACGGACGTTCCAACTCGCGGGATTTGCACCACGTTAAGGCCCGAATTAGGGGCCTGCATTACTAGATATGCTACTGTGTCTCTCTCGTTTCGGTCGTGCCTAAACCTCGGCCAAGGTTATCAGCTACCGTTTATAAATGGTATCCCATCGCGGTAACGCTCCGCGTTCTGCAACTTGAAAGGCTGCGGTCTTAACTTATGGACGAATGGGACATAAAATGGTGGGCAATGTAGGAGTCGCACCTACCAGTCCATTACAGAGGCGGGTTTACAATCCGCCCTCGCACTCTACGAGTCTAACTACCCAAATGGTCGGAACGGCAGGTGCTGCCCCCGCCTCGTCCTGTTCCCAAAACAGGTGCCTGAACTGCTAGGCTACGTTCCGATGTTCAACTAATGGTGGAGCATGACGGTATCGCGCCGTCTCTTGGAAGGTGCAAGCTTCCTGTGCTAACTTCTCTCACTAATGCCCCGAAATTGAATTCTAGCGGTTGAGAAACGCATTTCTTTATCCCGTTACTATGACGGGCCACGTTCAACGCTTTGGCAGTGTCGCTACTAGAAATAGGCTCTAATTCCAAGATAACCCTCACATCACACCACTAATGGTGTAAATTAACATAATCTGTTAATATATGAGCAAAAATTCTAATCATGTCAAAATGTGGCGCAAAAATACCAAAATCCGTATCATCGAATCTATGGGAGGATGCTGCCAAATCTGCAATTACAAAAAATGTAACGCGGCGCTCGAACTTCATCATTTAGACCCATCTATTAAAGAGTTTTCGTTTGGTAAAACTATGTCGTCACCTAAAGCTTGGAGCAAGATTTGTGCCGAACTAAAAAAGTGTATTTTGTTATGTTCCAACTGTCATCGAGAAGTGCATAACGGAGTTGCAAATGTTCCCGAAACCTTTCGGGCGTTTAATGAGTCGTTCGTCAACTATAGACCGGAAACAGTGATAGAAATGAATTCGTGCCCTATCTGCGGCGCAGATAAACCAGTAGGTTACAAAGTTTGTTCGAGGTCTTGTGCGTGCAAACTTCGGGAGAAGTTTGATTGGTCGTCAATAGACCTGTATGATATGATGGTCGTGCAAAAACTCAGCCCGAATTCGATATCGGAATTAATAAACATTAGCCCAACAGGAATTCGCAAAAGAGCTAAAAAACTTGGTATTATTACTTCCAAATGTTAAGTGGCTCCAAAGCTAGGATTCGGACCTAGATACCACGCAGGGGTGGGATGCACGAAGTTAACAGCTTCGCCACTTTCCAGTTAGTGTACTTTGGAAGTAAAGAATGGTGCGGTATGTCGGCTTTGCTCCGACGTTATTCCTATTTGGAAGACAGGTGCCATAACTAACTAGGCGAATACCGCATAATAACTACCACTGCAAATAACAAACATCTTTAAGCTTTTTACAAGCTATCCGACAGGGGCGCTAGCTGGCCGATTTTAATGCTAGACTCTCTATGGTCGTTTTCGCCGTTTGCGTTTAGGGCGGCTTCCCTTTACTTCACTCACTCTACTGCCTTTTTTGAAAAGGTCAACAGGTTTTTGAAAAACTTGGAGCGCGCAGCGGGACTTGCAACCGCTTTCCCTGAATGGCAATCAGGAGTAATACTCATATACGATGCGCGCATTCGGCTAACCCGCCGTGGGAGAATTTCTTTTCGCTTCCGCGTTCAAAATTCCTAGTTCTTTCTCTAATTCACTCCTGCACTCTGGAGTGAGGACTTCTCGGGCTAGACGCTTCAAAATCGCGTCCTGACTCTTTCTGAGTTGCCTTGTTTTAGCTCGTTTGTCGAGATAAACTTGGCGTTCTTTATTGAGGTCGTTTTGTCTTTTTTGTCCCCAAATCGTTTTTTCTCTAGCAAAAAACCTAAGAATTTCGCGCCGCGACATCTTCTTGATTTTATCACCGAGATTTCGCAATAAGGATTCTTTATAGTTTAGCCAGTCCTCAGTATCGAAGTCTCTAAAACTAGCTACGGAGTGCTTATTAACGTCCATGAGCCTCTTTCCGTCAGGCAAATTGTTTCTCATTAAGAACAGGATTTTCTGCGCACTGAAATAGTGCCATTTTCTGTTTTTTTGAAAACAAATGTCTTCCGGTCTGATTCTTAGGATACCTGCGATAGCTCTTTGAGTCGCGACGTTACAATCTAGAATTTGATTGACGACACCTTCTTTCACCAAAAAGGGTTTCTTCGAGCGCTCAAACTCCATCTTTAATACTGACAAATCAGAAATCTTCACCAACTCTTCGTGGCGGTGAATACGATTATGACAATTGCGGCACACACCTATCAAATCTGTTTCTAGGTTCTCGAAACCTACTCTTTCGTAGGTCAGATGATGAGTGTCGCAACTCTCTTTTCTTTCGCAAACTCGACAAACCTTGTCTCTATCTAAAATTAAACGGCTTTTCTGCTTCCAATCGTCGGAAGCAAGGTAGTCCTGTCGGTATTCATTGCGTGAATAATGGATTTTTTCCATAATCGTCTTTTACATGCGCGAGTTAAGTCATCTGTCGTTAAACAGAGCCGGAATTTCTGCCGCGTCCTCACCGGAGTTTACCAATTTTTTCGGGGACATTGGCTATCCCTTAAACTTTTCTGCTAAAATTGAAAACCCGCCTTCGTTTTCTGCGAGCGGCGGGTTGTCTTCTGACCTGTTTTCTTTTATCGCTCGCAGTTCTATGTTTCTTTCGGTTCTGAGGCACAGGTTGCCTGTAGACGCTGATTCGTGGGGAGATTATACCCCACCAAATCGGCGGAACCGTGTTTAATACTAAAGGTGACTGCTTTCATTACTGATGATGTTTACACTACTTTCTTCGGATTGTCCAGAACTTTTTCGTTTTTTTTTTGAGGGAACGATTTCCGAATTACTTCGGGCTGACAAAAACGTAACAAGATTTAGGCCCGCGCTCATCGGCTGGATACCACTCATCCTCTACTTCATATCCTTTAGCCTCTAGTTCGGCACGGAGAGCTGGCTCGCACGGACCATCGAACCCGTAAGACAACGAGCCACCTAGAGCTGCGCCTACGGCTAGGACTGTCTCGGCTGTCTCGGCTGTCTCGGCTGTCTCCTGTTGCTTATGGCTAGGAGAATCATATCGAGGCGCTCCTGTTACGATATTGCGCTGGAGTTCGTCAGATGTGGGAATTTGCATATATCCTATACTAGCTCTCTTTTTCGCCTTTGCAAGAGCTTTTTACTTTTTCGGAGGCTTGCAGAATTTCCTTTCAGGGAAAGCTTGAGGGAAAGCTACCTTCGGGGACTTATCAATGACGCCCATCTTCTCTAGCTCGGAGAAAGACGCGTAGTAAATCTCATCAATTCCAATGAGCGACCCCTTAGTAAAGGACACTGTGGTAACGGTGTCGGTAATTGCCTCATCGGCAAACTTGGTGCCCAAATCAAAAGAGCCTACCTCATTAAGCGAGGCGCAGGAGGTCAGACAAGACCTATACTGTGCATCGTGCGCGCCTCTCATTGTTGATAAATCCCAGTCTGGCGACAGAGATTTCTTGCGCATCATGTAAGTCGGTTCGGGACGATATTCCTGAAATAGCTTAACCGCAATAACTCCACAATTACGGTCACTGGAACCTTCGGTATCGGTTTTCGCGGCGTAGCTTTTATCCTTGTCGCTGAACAGGAACGGGTGGACTTCGCTTTCCGAAGTGCGGAACCCTTTAATCTCAGCCTTGGAGAACGGCTCAATCACGTAACCCTCATCACCATCGCCGCCGAGATTGCCGCTGATGACGTTGATTCCGTCTACCGTAATGACGGCCAAAACCCTGCGGATACGGTCATTGGTAATCCTGATAGAGTATTCGGACCCTTTGCGGCCTTCAATGAAGACCCTTCCATCTTTTCCATAGGTCTTGCAGTTACGACCGTTTACTAGAACGGACAAAGCGTTTGCTTTATTTGACATTTTTTTTGTTTTCGCCCCACTAATGAGGACTTGTTCTGCCGAGGCTAATTCCTAGGCGCTGTTATATTACACTGATTTTCAGATTTGTCAATAAAAAACTTGGAGAAAGGAGAGAGAAGATTTACAACTTGCATAAATGGTGTTTGGCACGTCCAACGATGTCCGCAAGTCTTACAATTACCGCAACCACAGGCAGCGCAGCTAGTCTGCGATACCCTTCCGCAAGATGGGCACCACTTCACTTCACCATGTCCGTTATTTATTGCGTCGTAACGACCTCGTAAAACACTCTCTTCAATCTGCTCGTCGGTTAATAAACCGGCGACCTGAGCTTTGAACTCTCCTATTTGTAGTTTCTTGTCGCCGACTGTGATGGAGTCGTGACCACTTCCGAAGAATGTCAATCCTTTCCTAATCTCCGCCAACAATCCCTCTATAGTCCCGTCGTATGACCTAGCGATGAACTTATTACTGGCTAGCGCCATCAAATCTAATCTTCCGAAAGACATGCGACGAAACACTTCAAAAACAATTGAAGTGTCCGCGCCGTTAGTTTTAGAGTTTTGAATCTTTCCTAGGTATTCCATTTCTTCCGGCTCAGAAAAAACTCGTAGAGTATAGACTTCGTTAATCTTGTATTTGTCGCTCATCTTTTGTTATTCACAAGGGTAAGGTGTATTGAATACGTTTCCAATTATCGTCAAGCCACAGCCGCAGCAGTTACAAGTGACATAATCGTTAAGATACGCCGCGCCTATAAACTCTTGACAGACTTTGAACGAGGAGTTAAACCAACGGACTTCCCCATGCGTATATTCAGAAACGTCACACAAAGAGACGGTGATATGCTTCGGGTCTGTTTTAACAATGTCACCTTCGTAAATATCCACGCCGACGCTATCTTTGACGCCAGTAAACCGCTGAATAATGAATCTGTCCGATACGTCTCTCGTATAATCACGAATAGAGAAAACCTTGCCTAGCGGCGACACGCAAATAGAATCATCGTTTGTGAACGATTTATTCTTGATGTCCCAAACTCGATATCTGATATTGTTCATACTATCGACATCACTACGAACCCCTCTTTTTCAAAGAACTCGGAAATATAAGAGACACGCTTGTACACGCCAAGACCCGTGAATCTGTTCTCTGGGTACGGCAAATACTGCCTTAGCCAAAGAATGTCGCCTACTTGAAAGTCTCTATCCCTCTTCTCGCGAATCTCAAACGTTTTCGCGCCTGAGATTACCGCTACGAAGTATTTCGGAAGGATTTTTAATTCATGAGTTTTGGCTGGGCGCATTTTTAATCAGGGTCAACGATTCCTAGCGATTGAGAATACTTTGTATACTCCTCCAGCTTCATCCTCTTCTTTTCCAAATCTTCTGGTGATGGCGTCTTCAGTAGTCCCAAATCCACCAAACAGCGATACACGGCCAATAGGTCGGCAAACTCGTAAGTGAGCCTCTCATCGTTTGGCGGGTGAAGCTCGCTCTGCTGCTCTTTTAGACCAAAGCGGAGCGCTTTACTAGCCCGCTGCGAGACTTCCGCGCATTCTTCCATGAGAATTGTCAATAGGTGTTGGGTCTTATCCATATTCTCTGTATGTTACTCTTTATGCCAGTAGAGTCAACGTATTCTGCATCCTTTCAGCGCGGGAGCCAATTCCTCTGCTAAGCTTAGTATTTGTGAAACGTCAGCCTCGCTATAATCTAGGCAGGGGACGTTTTCTTTTTGCCTACACGCCAAATCAAAGTGAGACTGTGCGTCAGGCAATCTGAGTGAAAATTCTTTCGGACCACCATTAAAGAACTGCCAATTCTCTCTCGGGCGATTGGCGCTGTCGCCATATATTCTTGCGAGCATCTCTTCCCTTCCGGCCTGACACATCCTATCGCAGCTTATTTTGTAGGACTTGTAGAGTTTTACGGCATCCCAATAATGCTTAGGTATTAAGCGCTCGTAAGAGACCCTACTCTCCAGCCACACTACAGGTATTTTGAGCGCCATCGCAATCCACGCCCAACCACAATCGGTCGCTATTACCAAATCCGAATCTGCGACAGCCTTGAATTTCCACTGAATCGACGCGTAGTCTTTTCTGGAGTCGCAGCGATAATCAAGATTTATGTCTCGGCTCGCACATATCTCTTGTATAGGCAATCTAGGATAATCTTTCTCCGCTCCTATTACTGCGGCGTTTATGTGTGAATACCTAGAAAGTATTTTTTGAACAGCGCCGACCGGCAGAGTCCTTAATTTTTCCGCTGACGAGCACAGCGCGATACTCGGCGTAATTCGGTAGCCTTCCGTGTCTTCTGTCGTGGAACATTCAAACTCGTATCTACCTCCGTCCCAATCTGTATATTTCAAAAGCAGCAAATCGCTGCGGCACATATTCTTTCCGTCCACGATACTGACTGGGAATGAACTTTTCTTTATTTGCCCTCCAGCTATTACATCACCGTCTAACAGCGGGACTATCCACAAGTCGCCTCGGACGGTAGCCTCGAAAAAAGACTCGGATATGTTTAAGTCGGTCTTACCTTGAGGGTTTTTGCTTATTACGTTTTGCCCCTTAATTTCCTCGTAATAGATAGTGCTAACATCGCGCAGCATTATCGCGGGATGATGCCAGCGCTTAGCCACAAGCGTCACGGAATACGTTTTGGTGAGCTGACGAATCATCGGAGATGCCATGATGATGTCGCCCATTCCTCCTGTGCAAAATATGACAAGCCTCCTCTTCATTAAACGTATGGATGGGCTATACCTGAACAACAAAAGATTTCTCCAGTGAAAACGGGATATGCCCTAGAGTAACAGCCCGTGGTCATAATTGGATGTGGCTGTTTTGGGCGGTTATACGAGTCGATAAAAAACGAACCACAATACCCGCACCGCGCATCGCTCGGCGCGGATGAAGCGCCGCAGTTAGGACAACTGGATGTTTTTCTGACGTGTAGACTCATAGTGTTCCTCTAGGAATGAAACAATATACTCGTATTTGTAATCCAAGGAAAGGTCTAAACACGGCAATCCTAAACTTTCGCTTACCCTCCACGCCTGTCCGGTTCCGCCAAAGCCGACTTTGTTGTGATTCAGCACTGCCAAGACCACATTGGCACGAGAGACAATTCCCACGTTTCTTCCCATCATTTTCTTACCACCTTGGCCTAAAGCGTCCCATTTGCCGTGGTGTTCTTTCGCTATTTCGAGCCATTCAGGCTTTATCACCGCCGATTTCCAGTTACCTTTTACTATATGTTCCTCGTTGTAAGCTAGCCAAGGAAGATAAAGCACAACGCGGGTAGGGTCTACCTCATTCGCGCCAGAGGCATAAGCTATATCGCTTCCCAACGCATTCCCAGAAGACAGCCACCAATTCCTCGCTGCGATATGCTTTCCAACTCGTGAAAGCAAAAGCCGCTTCTCTTCTGAAATCTCCCGACTGCCCACGCACGCCACTCGAAATTTTGGACACTCTTCCAAGAACTCAACGAAGACATCGCCGTGGCACGGTACTTCCTTATTTGGGTCTTTGCAAAAGCATCCAAGGGTTTTGCCTTTTAAGGCTTTGACCTCTTCTCTGAATTTCAAATCTGAGCCGACCCTTTCGTAAAACGCGGCTTTGTAAGCGGCGATTACCTGCTCACGGGTTCCGTGAATACCGATTACATCAGGATTGCCAAACAAAGACGGACGACCGATGAATACGTCGAAGTCTTTGGTGAATTTCTTATTAACTACTCTTGTCATTTATGAGCGTCTGCCCTTGGGATAACCTGCTAGCAGTATGCTTAATGCCAGCATTGCTCCTTCGACTGTAGATTCCTGCTCTGCCGCGTCTTTAGCCGCTTCTCGCCTGTAGGCGGCGTCTCTCGCGTCAGCGACATGCTGAGTCTTCTTAATCAATGCTCTGACTTTGTTTTTATCGCTCATAGTAGCCAACTCGGTGTTGCGCGGTTTTTCCAATTGAATAGATGGCTCTTGCCGACCTTGTAATATGAGCGGTAATCGTCGTAGACGCTGGTAGTGATATTGATTTGGTCTTTGAATGCCCCAAAACAACGCGGTGGCTCTGTCAATTCTCCGTTAGGAATTGTGGGAGGATTTTGTTTATACCAGTTGGCGACCCTTTCTCCGGCATGGACGCGGCCATATCGGTAAGTGTATTCGTAACAGAGAGCTAGGCAGTATTCAACCGTCCAGTTAAAATTCGCAAGGTTCGTGCGGACCCAAACGGTCATCGGGTGGTTAGTGTAAGAGTGGCGGTAAGGTGCGACGCCTTTGGGATAGGCGCACGCCATACACTGATTAGCCTCAGTGATGATTTTGACAACGTGTCGGTCAACGTGGGCTTCCGCGCAGCGTTGCAAGTCAGGGTCTAAAAAAAAGAGGTTCATCTTGATGTTATACGATATGTTTTTAAGAATCGCAACGGCTTATATTGCAACCTCGTATCTAATCGGCTCGCTATGTTGATAATCTAATAGCGACGTATCGCTATATGTCCAGTCGAATATCGAACTAAAATTCTTTGTCTGAACTCTCGGAAGGTTGTGAGTTTTTTGAGATAGTTGTTTTTGTATACCGTCTAAATGGTTTTTGTAGATATGACAATCCATCAAAAATCCTATCAACTTTCCTTCTTGCAGATTCGCTTCTTTAGCTAAAAGATGCAACAGGAGACCGTAAGTTGTAATGCTCTGATTGCAACAAACATCAACTGAGCGCTGTGTCCAAGCTAAGTTTAGCTTGTTATTCACGACGGAGATTCTGAACCCATCATGACAGCTAGGAAGCGCCGCATGAGGTATAGCTAGCGGGTTCCAAGCCGAGACAAGCATTCTCCTGTCGAGCGGATTAGTTTTGAGTTTATTAACGGCTTCTTTGAGTTGGTCGATACCACTTCCGTCTGGCATGCTTGGGTCACGGAAATCTCTCCATTGCGTTCCGTAAATAAGACCTAAATCGTCCTCTTCTGCCATCCTGCGCTTAGTCTCTTCGTCATGGGCGTATGCCACTTTTTGTGGATTGCACCACCCGTCCCAATAATGACACCCTCGGTCCTGAAGCCACTTCTTGCTTCTGAGGCCCTTAATGAAGAACTCTAGCTCGACCGTAGTGCTTTTGAACGGCAACTTACGGCTGGTGAGTAGAGGGAAGCCCTCGCTCATATCATGTTCAAACATGAATCCCGCAATCGCTAGACAATCTACACCCGTCCTGTTGCCTTTCCATTCTCCTTCGGCTAGTATTTTATTGACTAGCTCGAAATATCTTTTATCGGCGTTGTTTTGCACTAGGTTGGCTCGTTCCCACTCGGTGATTTCTTTTTCGAGTTCTTCTTCAATTCTGTTGAAGGCTTGCCACATCGACTCTTGTGGTCTGTTTGCGAGGTCTTTTTCCATTTAATCAAGTCGTAGTTCTTCTTGAAGTTCGGGCCTAGATTTCTAGGCTTGTCTCCCTTTCCGGCGCTCATTCTATTTCTCCGTTGATGCGGCGTCTGATTTGCGCGAAGTTTTCCACGTTCATCATGTTGCCGTTCTTGAACACCGTAACCATCTGGTCGGGCTTGTCCACTTCAAACGGAACCGTTTCAAAGTCTCCATATTCGTTCTTGATGAGCTTGAGCCGCCCTTTCTTGGAAACCTTCGTCTTATCCAGCGGCTCTTTACAGATATCGCGCCACTCGCCGTCGTGCATGAGGGCGCTGCACTTGAAAGCTTGACGCTGAGTATCGCGGTGCATCCGCTGGATTAAATAACCACCACATCCGAAAACGCTCGCCAACGCGCTATAACCGTTTTGTTCTAGCAGACTAAGCGTGTCCTCAATATTGTCCTCTGTAAGGCTATCTCCGTAGATAGTTCCGACATGAGGGTCCAAATCTTTATAGCCCTTAGTGTTTACGCGGTGGCCGTAACCCTTGTCCCACTGTTGGGTAATCCAAAGAATCTGGTCTTGCGGCGTGTCCTGCTCAAAGCGTGGACTATCGGGTCTAGCTACGAATTTACCATCCCTCGCCAAGATAAGTCGGCGGAACTCGGGGTCTTCGTTATACATCCTGATTGCCTCAGTGATGTTATAGCTATCCGAAACATGCGACAATATGCCCTTCGGAAAAAGCTGCAAGAGCCTCTTGGCTACCGCAAATTCTCCAGCTTTACCTAGCGACGTGGCAATCAGGTGCTCACTAGCAGGAACCGAATATGCCAAATCTTTAGGGCTTGCGTCATATTCGTCAATAGCATAAGCCATACCCATAAGAGTGTCCGTGCCCTTGCTGTTGAGTAGATGCGACATTCCCCCTAGGCCAGCCGCCTCCATACACGTCGCGGCCCTCTGCCCGAAGTCGTGCAAATAATAATCCGCAAGCCACTGCAAATCGTCATCAACAGTTCTCTTGAAGTAAGCCTTGATGATGTCGATGATGCATCGACTACGCGTCGCAACCGTAGAAGGATACCACATTTGCTGCAATACCGTTTCAACGCCACCGACGAGCCACGCGCAGTTTTTGTCGCTAGTCTCTACACTGACCATCATGTTAGCGGTAGGCACTTTCGTTCCTTCACGAACGGCGCGAATTGTCAACGGAAGTCGCCCGTTATACTCTCTCAGAATGTATTCCCAGATGCGGGCGTCATAAACATCACCGCAGAATTTGAAATGCTCAGTCAGAAGCTCGTTCGCTTGAGCGATTTTTTCAGGAGTAACTCGCGGCCCAGCCAAATGAGTTTGCAGGATATATCTAAGACCGAAAAGCGCAGTATAGGGGTAACGAGCGCCTTTACGCGATTCGCCATAAGAAAATGCGCCAGTTGTTCCTTCGGGCAACATTTTAGGATGCGCGATTTTGTAAGAATCAAGTAGGAATACCGTGTTGTCTTTCATTTTTGGCTTCATGATGGGTCTTTTATACTACGCTTTGTGCAGGACGACAACTCTTATCTTCGAGATGTCTTTTGAGCATTTCCCATAGCGGCCTATGGCCTTCAACAATCATGTCGAGTGTCACGTCCTTGATGTTAAACCACCGCACGCGGCTAACGTCATCGCCCGCTACCGCAGCTCCAAAGACGTAATCTACCGTAAATAGCGCGGTCTTGATTTTGTCCTTTTCCCAACGATATCTCCAGTCGCCAGTTAGAAGGCTACCTACATATTTGGGATTTGCGACCTCAAGCCCCGCTTCTTCACGCGCCTCTTTCAGAGCGTCGTGCTCTAGCGACGGTGAGCTAGGCTCGGAAAAACCCCCCACAAATCTCCACAGATGCGGCGGGTCCGTCGGCTTTCCGGCCAACAAGATTTGTCCGCTCTTATCAAGTATCGCCACGTCTACTGTCTGATAGGCTGTAGGTGGGCGCGAATTAGCCGCCGAAATTGCGCCAGCTCGGAACGACGCATTTCTCTCCGAAATGGGAGTGAATATAGCCTCTCTTCTTTGGTCGGTTGCAGAATCAAGAATCTCTTCTGGAGCTTTTAATACGTTCACGCTTATACTCCCCGAATAGTACTTGTTAAAACCTTCTCTGCCACAATACAACAGCGCCTTTACTCCGAAAGGTATTGCTCTAGCTATTTTCCTATCCAAGTTCAGACTCCACTCGTGGTCAGACTGATGATTCTCCAACTCATGAATTTCCAAGTCAGGATATACTTCGCGTATCATCTTTTCGCGTTCCGCATAGGAGAGCGTATTATTTCCGGTCGCCTTCAGTACTCCTGTAGCGAGGAAGACAATGACGCGGCTATGTTTTCGTATAACCTCATCGAAAATGAAACGGTGCCCAGCGTGTAAATTCACGCATTGAAAGCGCCCGACGATAACTCCGACAGATAGGTCTTTATTAGTACTCATGTTATGTGGTTTTTCTATTGTGATGGTCTAACGCGACCACCGTTCGGTTTTTGAGTTTCTCAGAAACTTCCGCGAAGCTTATCGGGCCGGAGAAGTTATCAATGCCGCAATCGAGGCACTTGCCCTCGGTGTGGTCAGGGTTTCTTTCTTTGTCGTTGCTGTGGCTATGACCGCTCAGATTCCAAGACCCGTGGTGACAGTGTTCCCAGATTCTAAATGGGAAATGAGAGCACACGATGAACTGACCATCGACAACAACATTCGCTACAGAGCCCAAGAATACAACTTTATTGTTCCACTTCAAGGGATAAATCTCGAAATTCGCGTGGCCGAACTCTTTGTTGAGTTCCTCTTTGTAAATCCTCGTAGCGTAGCTTTCGTGATTTCCCCAAATGTAGTAAATCGTTCCATGCAGAAGATTCAGAAGCTCTTTTGTCCGCTCTACACTCGAACGCAGGCTGAAGTCCCCTAGGAATACGACAGCGTCGGAGGGTTTCACGCGCTCGTTCCAAGCTTTTATGATAGCGGCATCGTGTTCCTGAATGGAATTGAAACCCCTTGGCTTGATAATGAATTCCTTATCATGCCCGAAGTGGGTATCAGAGCAGAACCAGACGTTGCTGCCGTTTTTTGTGGTTAAGTGGATATTTTTTAACATTGTTATCTCATTTCTATGCGCGAAAAGCCCTCAGATAGGGTGGGGCGCTCGTACGAGTTGACAAATCTGTCGATAACCCATTCGGGCACTTGGCGCGCCCTTTCGGAATTTCGTTTCTTCAGCTCTTCGACGGGCACCTCAAAGCATACAGCGACCGCTGACACATTAAGTTCCGTGGCTATGCGGAGATAGTCCGCTCTGTTTTTCTTATTGATGTTCGTGGCGTCTACGATGACGGAAAACCCTCCGCGCAGAAAGTATTTGACAGCGGCCTTAATAAAGTCAAAAACTTTGCCCGTAACGGTTTGGTCTTCTTCGTTTTTACCAATCGTGGCACGCAGCTCGTCGCTGCTGAGTCGGATGGCTCTTTTCTTCTCGGCATCGAGAATGGAAAAAGTGCTCTTTCCTGAAGCTGGAGCCCCGACCATTAAATACAAACTGTTTGCGTTCGCTTTCATTTCTGCCATTATCTTCGCTTTTTGGAATCAGTCAAATCTTCAAATCGAGAAACTACTCGGCAGGTCTTCGCGAAAATCATTTCAGTGAAAGTCGCGACAAGCTCTTCTTTATCAAAGGCATCGCCTTTGAATTCAAAGTAGCCCCCATGAACGATATAATGTGCAGCGTGGCACGCTTCATGAACGACCAGACGCACATTGAATAAGTCTCTTCTAAAGATAATCCGGCCCACAGAATTAGTAGCCCTTGGAGTTATTTGCCCAGAGATACATAAAGCTTCGGGCTTTATTTCACAAGGACCAGATAAAAACGATTCCAGTTCAGTCAGGTTGTCTACAAATTCTATCGAATAATAGAACTTGCTTGACGGAAAAATGAAAACTTTGCCAACTTTTGTTGTTTTTGCTTCCGGCATTACGATTTGAAACAATTGTCGGGGTCAAGCTGCGCGAAATTGGGAGTATTCAGCCCAGTGAGTCCGTTGTAGCTCACTGTTACGACTTTGCCGACATATTTCTCTGGGTGCTCCCAAGCGTCTTTCGCCTGCTCAAACTTTCCCTTAAAGTTGCCGCCGAACACTTCGCCGTTCTTCATTTTGAAATCAACGCGCCTAGCCGTGCCAGCCCAGTCTCCGGTGCCTTCATGTAAGGCTACAACCAAAAATTCATCATCGTCCGTAGGCTTGAGCTTGATAAGCTTCTGTGTGCGTTTGTGTTCGTAGATGTTGTCTTCGTAGCGGACGATAGCCCCTTCGTGCCCATCGTCTATGTAACTTTGATAAAGCGCCCAAACTTCTTTTTGCGTCAAGCATTTCGCTGTAGGAACTTGAAATAAATATTTAGGATGCCCAGCGATAATGTTGTCAATCGCAGCCTTGCGGTCCTTGTATGGCGTCTCCTCTTCCATTCCCTCAAACCCATAACCGTCATAAATATAAAAACGGACGAGCTGTTCGCTACGCTGTAACACTTCCGAGGTGACATTCACAGTTCTGCGTAGAATCTTCATTATCTCATTAAGATGCTGGCGTAACCCTTCGTTAAACGCCTCGCCGTGAAGGACCGCGTTTGGATATTTGTCGAATATAGGCTTCAATGCCTGCTGAATGTGAGGTATCGACAGATACTCTTCGCCTTTGCGAGAAAACAGACCTTTACGGGTCGCAATAACGCAGCCGCCGTTATACTTACACTGCACCAAACACGGTGTAACTAGACCAGCCTTAACTTTATCAAGCGCTACTGCTAATTGGGGCTCTACAAAGTAGAAGTTATCAATGTGCGCCACATCCTCGAAGTGGCCGGTCTTGAGTTTCTTATCAAACTTACTACGCGCCTCGCTCGCGGCTTGTTGGGCTGCGGTGGTCTCGTTCTTTTTCCCGAGATTTTTACCTACGCACGCGACCTTGCCGTGCTGCGTTATGACGCCGTCAACTCTTCCGCTTTCCGTCCAATACCCATCTTCATCATAAAAGATAGTCCACTGCTGGACGGAGCCGTCTTGATTACGGGAGTATAATGTGGGCAGGTTGTTCATTATCGCAGAAGGTATTCGGAAGAAATCGCCTTGAAGGACATCCAGCCTACGTCTTCGTCTCTGACTGGAGAAATCGCCCTGACGACGATTCCTTCGCGGAGAACATCGGCAAGCTGACTTCTTCCGTTAGCAAAAGAAACCCACTCTTCCAGAGTTTTGTCGGACAGATTTATACGGTGATATACGATTGGCACCAAATACAGCTCAAGAACTGAGCTGGCGAGGCACAAGTCACCATAATCGACCGGACACTGTTTGTCAATATCCCAAACATTGAAAAGACGAAATTCTGGAGCCGTTAATCCATAGTGATTGCCCTGAATTTTAGGGCCAATCAGCTCGCCTTGGATAGCAATATTTTTGGTATTCTTGCTGAACTTAGCAAGTGTATTGAGTCCCTGTTCTATGGAGTTCTTTTTCGCTACGGACCAGAAGGCGTTAGATTCGCTCTCTTTAAGTTCTCTCGTCCTTGAACAGACCCCAAAGACGCCATCATTCAAGTAATACGTCGCGGAACTTCCTTCCAATTTTTCAGACACATAGACTTCACGGTTTTCGTGCCTGTTAAGAAGCTCTGGCACTGACTGGATTCTCATTTCATCGGTCTGAGGAATGAATGAAGGAAATAGCCCCTTGATATCGGAAGAAAGGGATAGGCTAACATACGGCTCGAACTTCTTGATTCCTAGCGCTTCTGTCACATCTTCACCGACAGACCAGTTGACGTTTGTGTTGCCGAGATTTGCGGCGACCTGTTTCGCCTCGCTTAGAGGGATACAGAGTCCCAAAGACACCTGACCGCGCAGCCTGCACGGCTTAATCCTAAACTTATTCTTGCGAAGAAACTCGAACTCCGTAACCTCTGGAAGAACCGCATCCGCTTCGATGTATACGACCTCTTCTCCCTCTGAGAAGGCTCCGGCTTTTGTTACTACTGACCACCCCAGAATGTTGCCCTTCTGTAGGGTGTCGGCACCCTCGATTTTTTGAAGATTCGTCAGGACATTTACTGAGGCCAGTTTTCTTTTCATAGCGCGATTATCTACGTTTTTCGAGAAGAATCAATAAAAATTGTTGCCACCATAAGCCTGTCTCTAATATTTAACAAAAAGAGCTTCTGTTTTCTTCTCGGACCTGCGCGATTATTTTCCCGAGTTTATTCTGGCCGACGCCTTTGCAAACTCCCCAATAGATGTCTCCCCAAGTGTTAGTCTCTTCGAGATATGCGTCCCCTGTAGCTTCGAGTTTATCTACCAAGTCGGGGGTTCGCACTAGAGAACTTTATCCTAATAAGGTCCAGCATTATTTGGTCCCTAACGGCGAGCCAGTCATCGCGAAGCCGAAGTTTCTTACTTTCTCTCTTCGCTTCGGCGGCGGTCATGGAAGAAAACCTTTCTTTATCCTCTTGTGAGTTGCTTTTATTGCCCTGAAAAGCCGCCTCCGTATTCTGGTAAGAATAGCCGCAGTATTCTATTACGCACGGCCAAAAGTTAGATAGGACACGGAAGTCTCCAAAGAATCCAAGTATCGGTTGTTTCATTATCGCTTGTCTTTGAATTTCCTTATTACTTGGGATAGCCTCGGCTCGGCAACGCCAGTCCCATAAATCCATTCCAGAAAGTCGCAACTACGAATACCGTAGCTTCCTAACTCGACGCCTCTATAACAAATGTCGTAAGACGTTGGCGAGCCTTCTTTATTTGTCTTTATTATTTTAAGCTGCTCCTCCGCGTCTGAAAAATACGAAGAGAAGAAAGCGTGAGCGTTCGCGAGAATATCATTTAGAGTCGCCTCGGAGACGGCTTTCGTTTCTATTAGTTCGTTTTTTATGAAGTATTTCGTATGCAGGGAGTCAAAATTCTCAAACCTAAAACACGGCGTCACAGTCTGGAACCTTCCAAGCGGTAGGAAACCCTTCAAGTAAAGATATAGAAACGATTGCTCTCCAGAGGCTACAAGACCCTTACCGTTCTTATGTAATAGCCGGAACGAGTCAACGGCACTATCAGGCTTAGTGATATCCAGCACTTCTTGAGTCACTGTCCACGGACTCTCTATTCTCTGAAATCCGCGTTTTTCATAGTGCTTAATCGAATCATCTATTACCTTAAAGTTTATCATTACCGGTCTCCTTTTTTGAAAGCTCTTGCGGTAGCTTTAGACATTTTGTGCAAATCCTCAAGTGTTAAATTGAAAGTCTTGAGAGCGTAAGCTTCTATAGCTCCTAGCATATCAGCTAACTCGCAGATAACAAGCACCTTATTTCCTTGCTCTAATCCATCGAGCATCTCTTGATACTCTTCTGTTATTTTGGACGCTTCTCCTAGTTTGCCTTTAGGTATTTTTCTTCGATGATATCCCATAATCTTAGCGGTCAGCATTTCTGCCAGAAGATATTATCAGCCCCTTCTGTAGCGGGCTCTCCAGTATATTCAAAAGCGTAGCAGAATCTAGGGCTAACGAACCAATTTCTTTTTTGCATTGACTCGTTGGAAGGATTACGAGCTTGACGGCTATGGGAGGTCTCTTTCCATTTACCAGATTTCAAACGGTGAGCGATGAGGGCTGGATGAATAGTCTTTGAATAATATACTCCACCGCCAGCTTTGACTAATGAACCCATATAGTCTGACAACTTAACTCCGATGCCCAAACCTTGATAGTCAGGTAATACTACTGTGCGTGAGGCTCTCCAGCAATTCTTCTTGTATGGATTAGGCATTGCGAGGATAGCACAAAAAGCTACCGGCACGTCATTCCACGTAGCCATGAAACATCGAGCGGCCTTGTTTAGGTCTCCACTCAGATAGTGATATTTGCTGAATAGGTGCCACGCCTCATATTTTGTTCTGAATACTTTGAGATGAACGTCGGGGCGTTGAAGGCTCCCACGAGCATACTCGTGGGTCACAGCCTCCGAAGGGTCATAGCTCCAGTCAGGGCAAAGCCAAGGAATTATATCCGAATGACACGAGGCCAGAATAATTTTTTTGCCGGTCTTGCGTATTAGTTTTGAAAGCGCCACGCAGGCTGAGCGAGCGACGTTCCTATCGACTACAGAAGTAAACTCATCGACTAAAATGATAGTATCATCGCTTGCCACGGCTCTAGCCAAATCGCACCTGAACCTTTCCCCGACACTCAAGCAATGATACGGACGGAGCCAAGCAGGAACCGTAGAAAATCCTACCGAAGAAAGCAGCGCCGCTGCTTCTTCTGGAGACACGTTGTCAAAGTGGCTTATCACGGATTTCTGAGCGTCCCACGCGAAAGTCTTGGGATTCCCGAATTGGCGAAGAAGAGTAGACTTTCCTGCACCGCTCGGACCATGAATAAGCCCGATGTTCCAATCGGAAGTCGGCATCGTCAGCTCGTTTTGAATAACTGTAACGCTTTCCTCGGCGTGAGGCACGTCAAACATCTGCTGCGCGGCCTGTGTATATTTATCGTGAACTATCGGATGCCGCAATACGATTAGGTCCGCTCTATCAGAAAGTGACGGTGTCATTGAGCGATACTAACTGCTCTTGTTAAAAGAATCCAGCTCTTTTTGCAGCTCCGCTATCCGCGCCTCGGCTTCACGTCTCAATTCGTGAGGAGTAAGACCTGAGCCTTTCTGAACTAAGACAGTGACCCATATCTTTCCGTCCTCGTGGTCGGAGACAACATCGAATTTCATTTCTGTGTAATTCGGAGATTCCGCGACGATTGCCGCTAAAGAGCGACAAAGATGACGATGAAGCGCCGGAGATTTCGCCTTTAACTCAAGCTCGGCGTAATTTCCTGACATGGCTAGCTTTTCTAGCGTCGCGATGTTTTCTGTAGCCTCAAGCTCTTTCTTCCATGCCCATCTCGTTAGCCATCTAACGAACCTTGTAATTATTTTCATGATATTGTGCGCTAACTTATTTGGATTCTTTGTGTTCGCGGCTGTCGTCTTGCTTATCGCAGACTTTAACCTTTTTGAAGGGCTTATTTAGAAGTACGTCGAGAAAAAACTTCATCCTTTTCGCGGTCTTGGTATTAGGCCCAATCTTATGATGACGGAAAAAGTCAGTAAAAATGTATTCCTTGACATCGCTACCAAATTCCTGCGCCCTTGCGTATAGGTCGCAAATCATTTCGGCCACGGATAATCTCGGCATAAACTCGGGGTCGCCCCAGAATTCAATATGATGCTCGTTACTTGCGTGGTGCTGCTCTATGGCTAACGACAGATTCTTTTTGTCGTCGTCCGTAGTGGCAGGCTCGGAAGAGTGCAGAAACTTCCATTCGATGCCTCTGAGTTTCGATACATCGTGCATCAGCCCTCTAGCAATTAGCGCCCTTCCGAATTCCTCCTCACCGGACTCTATCAGTCTCTTTCCTAAGAGCTGGGTCGCATCTTGCACTAGCTTGATGTGGCGAAGGACGTTTTCTAGCTTTTTTATTGAGTCCGTAGGCATATCACGATGTAACGAGAAGCTCTCGTTTTGGCTCTGGAGGCTTTTGTGCCGAGCTTTCTTTTTTAGCTTTTATAACTTCCTCTACAGCCGCAACACTTTGCTCCAAGTTTCTCTTCATACTCTCAAGCTCGGTGAGAGTAGACTCTTTCAGAAGGCTTAAATAAAGGTAGTGCATCTATATTCAGATGCTAGCATTCTTTTAGAGTAATGCAATCTGAAACTTCAATAAAATGGCACGGGTCTTCACAGAAAGAGCCACTATTGAGGTAACGCACGCCATCTATCATCTTATCGTCTGCAAAATGACTATGGCCCAAAATAGCGGTATCGTAACCGTGCTTGCTAGCGTAGCGACACGCTTTATTTGCCATATTTGAGTCTGTCTTTATGAGCTTCTTGCTCAGGCGTTTAATAAACCTCGACATCCGGCGACTCTTACTGTCAATTCTTTGGACGTAATAGTAAAGCCCAGAAAAGAAATCGGACACGCCTCGGAGGCTCATCCAGAGGTCAAACTTATCTCCGTGAGTAACATAGGCATTAAAGTTATCGGTTTTGATATCCATACTCTGACGGAAATCCAAACCGAGCATATCAGAAACCTGCCCTAAGTCTCCGTCATGGTTCCCTCCGATAAGGTGCGTTGGAATCTTCTTCGTCAACTTTCTCAACTTTGACAAAATCTCCCAATGCTTAGAGCGAAACCGTGTGAGGTTCTTGCTGTCTATTAAATCACCATTAATGATTAATTCATCCATATCGGAGTTCAAAATGTCCAGAACCTTGTCGGCCCGACAGACGGGACTGCCCAAATGGATATCAGAGATGATAATAGTCTTCATCAAGAAGATTACACCGGATTACTTTTTAATGACTTGCCAATAGAGCTTTCTCTTTTGGTCGATTGTTAAGTCTTTTCCGTCAAGTATAGCGAACACGAAGCTGGCTCGGTTTGTGTTTGAGTAGGCGCTTTGGATAGCTAGAGCCTGCTCCTTTCTAGAAGACAGATGGCGAAGGCGTGTCTCGACGAAGCGAGACATCCCTGCGATGATACCATCTACCTGCTTGGCCGCGTCAGCCACCTTGCTCATGTCTGGTTTGGCCATTTCGGCAATCTCAAAGTCAAGATTCGTGCAGACGTAAGAATAGAAATCGTTGAAGTTCTTGCTATCGCTTATCAACCACAAATCCAAAACCTTGTCAAACGACGACAGTTCCGACTTCATGCGGTGCAGGCACAAGTACGTGGCGCTCTTTACTTTGGCTATTTTCTGGCCATTTCGTGAGTAAACACAGAAGCCTTCCATTCCCGCGAAGCCTTCCAGAGGAGCCGCGTCAGGAGGGGCTTCCGCGTCTTTCGTGGACCTCATCGCCTGAGTTTGCTGATAGTCCAAAGCTCCGATGGCCCTTTTCATTTCGGCCAGCGTGTCGAACTTGTATCTTTTGGGCCTCCTCACTCCTAGCTCTGCGGCTATAGCGTCTAACTGGGATTGAGTGTATAGGCTGTAATCTTCGTGAGAAACGCAACCAATCAGGAATAGCTCAGGTTCATCGCCGTAGGATATGACGATTTTGTTGGACGGAGAATACCACTCAAAAATCAAGGAATAGTCGCAAGTCCCACTTGGGTAAGCGGCCATTTCAAAAGCTTTCGGATATCGAAGCTGCAAAGCTGAGATGTCCGCCGCGTTCGGCATGCCGAATGCGGATAATGTTCCTCGTGTACGAATAATCGTTTCACCTTTATACTTCGATACACACAGTAAGGAACCGTCAATTTTTTCAATAATCTCGCAAAAACGCAAATCTTCAGATGCGTCATAAATATCAGGACGTTCGCCTAGGTTAAAGAATTTCTTCAATGACAACGAGACGGGTTTTCCGTCTTTAGTCCAGACTGAAGACCTAAAAATCAAGTCGTCTTTTGTGAACTTCGCGCCGATACCCTTTGGAGTCACAAGAAATACCTCGTCTCCGGCTATTCTGCCAGCGACGACATTGAAATTTTCATTGTTAATAGGCAAGCTAATTGTCATAATTGGATGCTACTCCGTTTTTCGCGAACATCAAGCAGAAAAAATAGCTTGACAGACCTCGGCAAAACTCATAAAATAGAGTACGCTCTAGCTGCCGCTCTCCGCTTAAGTGGTCGCTCACCGCCGAAGCGGAAGCTGTCTAGCGACAGCTAGAAGCCTATCGGCTTCTTATTTGTACTAATTGTACGAGCGGCAGCTCTAGTGTACACAGATAACAACTGGTGTACTGTACAAGTACGCTTATTTTTTCGACAATCAAGCTTTTTCTCTTGCTTCGTGAAGAAATTCGTAGAAGATTCTAATAAGAATGCCCAGCGCAGCCTCAAAAAGGGGAAGACCCTCTCGACGAATCAAATGGCCAGCAGAAACGTTCACCATTGAACAACTGATGTCATTAAACGGATTCAGCGAGACCGCCGCTAGGTATAGAATTAAAACAGGAATTAAAAGCAAAGCAATAGAGTTCGCAGGAATTGTGCCGATAGTAGAGAACGGACGCCCTCCGACTTTATACCGGAAAACGCCAAAAGAAGAAAAACTAACTTGATGAAAGTATTTTTAGCCGAGAAAAAAAGAATTGGATGGGGAAGACACGCTATGAATCTAGCAGTCGCCGCGACGTTCAGGTCAGAAGACCCATACGTTAAAGTTGGCGCATGCGCGCTGCGTTGGGACTATTCCGTGGCAGGAGTAGGTTACAATGGACCGCCAAGCGGTGTAGAAGTCGACTGGTCCGATAGGGACAAGAGGTTAGCAAGGGTTATCCACGCTGAGCGTAACGCTCTAGGTTACGCAAGAATAGGGGAAATCAAGCTCATCGCCTGCACGATGCTTCCGTGCCCAGATTGCCTCACGGAAATCGCGAAATACAGAATACCATTGGTGGTATATGATGAGATTTACAAAAGGAATCCACTCTCTTTGGAATTGGCCAAAGAATTCAAAATTAAACTAATTCAGGTAAACTCACCCGAGCTTGAGTCCATCATTTTACAAAAGACATGCTAAAAACCAAACACTATAAACCACTTGCGCTTTCTGGCGTAGCTACCGCAGGCAAAGACACATTTTGCCGACTCCTGATTAGAGAGTTTGCCTCTCGCGGAATCGTTGCGAAAAGATTCGCTCTAGCCGACGAACTAAAAAAGAAAACCGCGCCATTCATTTCTGAGCTTTGTTCATTTGATATCTTCAACTGCACGGCTGAACAAAAAGAACTCGTTAGAGACTTAATGGTAGCTGTAGGTAAGATTAAACGCGCCGTTTCTCAAGGCCAGTATTGGACGAGCCTCGTCAGCAAGCAAATACAGAAGGCGGCGAACGAAGCCGACCAGCCATTCGTTCCAGTCATCACTGACGTAAGATTCGATGAATACGAAAACGATGAAGTTTCGTGGGTCAAAAGCCAAGGCGGATTGCTTGTCCATATTTCCAGATTTGATTGTGACGGGAACTTGGTTCCACCAGCCAATCAGTCCGAAGAACTGAACAATCCTAAAGTCATCTCAGCCGCCGATATAAGAATCGTCGCTCAAAACGTAAACACTGACGAAAGAATGAATCTCGCGGAGCTGTCTCCGCAAGTAAACAGAATCGTCGATTACTACCTATCACATGAATAGCACTGTTTCTGATGAGGAACTGGCCGAAAAGGTCAGACTTGAAGGCGATAACAGCGCTATTAAAGAGCTTTATACTAGGCATTTAGCCATATTCCGCTCAGAGAGAAGGAAGCTCCCTGACGAACTTCAGCGAGATATACTAGACGAAGACTTCTATCTTATTATTTGGAAATCTTGCGATTCGTTCAGGCCCGATAGGAAGGTTAAGTTTTCAACTTGGTTGTTTGCGCAGACTAAATTTGCGAGAATGACCTCCTTCAAGAAATTCGAGTCTAGAACTCATAATTTAGTTCACGTTGACGACGATTTCTTGGGAGGCGTCCCATTAGAAAGAAGCGAAGAAGCTCACGAAGAAGCTCTAGCTATTGTGAAAAAAGAGCTTTCGGCTGAAAGTGATAACCGCTTAACTAGGCGAGCTAATAAAGTTCTCAAGCTGAGATATCTCTCTGGCGGAAAGAAGCCGATGACCTTCGAGAAAATAGCAAAAAACGTCGGCCTTTCCATATGGGGGACGGTAATTGTTCATAACAAAGCTTTGGAAGTCCTCAAAGATAAAGTGAAAAAAGGCTTGCAATCCTAACAAAAAAAGATAAACATAAGCTATGTCACAATCAGACCGCGTATTCGCAGATGGCCTTTTCTATACTGAAAAGGAAAACTCTTATGGAAAAATCGGCAAGCTCGCAATCAGCGTCGATAAATTCATTGAATTTCTCAACGAGCATAAGGACGAGAGGGGATACGTCCGCGTAGACATCCTTGAGCGCAGGGAGCCTACAGAAGATAAGACCCATTATGGAATTCTGAATACTTACAAGCCTAAGCAGGAGTCTTCGGAAAGACCAAGAACTCAGGCTCCGAAAGCGGCAGCAAAGAAACCCGCTCAGCCGCGTTCAAAAGCTCCCGTCACTTCTGAGGAAGACCCCTTTGACACAGGCTTCTAAGAAGAATGAAGCTCAACTTCTCAGCCCCATTCAATACCGTAAGCTTCGGGTTCTGCGCGTATAACATCGCCAGAGTCCTAATGGAGCGCGACAATCTGTTGTCCGTCTACCCTATTGGCGGTCAAGCCGATTTGTCTGCTTACAATAAGCTAACTGGGGATTTTCGCCAGAAGCTATCTGACGGAATAGCGAGAGGAGCATCAAAAATAGACCGAGATATACCGGAGTTGCGTCTCTGGCATATCGCGGGAAGCGAAGCTCGAATCAGCAAGCACTCAAACCTGATTACGTTTTACGAGTTGGACTCCCCGACACAGCAAGAGCTGGCTATCTTATCGTCATACGATAATGTTGTAGTAACCTCGCGCTCGGCTAAGTCTAAATTCGAGGAATTTGGTCTGAAAAACATCAATTACGTTCCTCTAGGCTTCGACAATAAACATTTTTTCGAGACTGGAAAAGACTACTATCCAAAAGAGGTAACGGTGTTCTCTATATTTGGAAAATTCGAGTATCGAAAGCGTCACGCGAAAGCAATCAAGGCTTGGATTAAGAAATACAAAAACCGTAGAGATGTAATCCTACATACCCACGTTGCGAACCCTCATTTCTCGGCAGAGAACCATCAGATGATTTATGCCGATTTATTTGGCGGCGCTAAGCCGTTCAATGTGAATGTTCTTCCTTTTTCAAGGACTCTGGGAGAACTTAACGAGGCTTACAACGCAACGGACATCGTTATTGATATGTCTGGCGCAGAGGGATTCTCTCTTCCGTCTTTTCACTGTCTTGCCCTAGGAAAGCACGGTGTCATTCATAATTGCACCGCAATGAAGGACTGGGCAAATGACGAAAACGCCGTTCTTGTACAGCCGAGCAAGAAGATTCCTGCGTACGACGGTGTGTTTTTTCAGCAAGGAGCGCCTTTCAACCAAGGCAACATCTTTGACTGGGAAGAAGAGGCATTCATCGAAGCTTGTGAAAAAGCCCTAGCAAGAAAGCTGAACAATAAGGAAAACGCTGCTGGTAAAAAGCTCCAGAGCGAGTTTTCTTGGGAAAAGACAGCGGACTCTCTGACCAGCATCATCGCCAACTAATATGCCAATCTATCGCTTTTCGCATCCAAAAAACGAAAAAAAGACTGTTGACATTCATTTAGGTATGAATGATGAGCACCGCTTTGTAGATAAAAACGGTGTAGAATGGGACAGAGTATGGTTCGTGCCGCAAGCCTCAGTAGATGCGGCCATCGACCCATTTAACGCGAACGCGTTTGTCGATAAAACCGGCAAAGACAAAGGAAGTATCGGAGACCTTTGGGACCGCTCGGCAGAAATGTCTAGGAAAAGAGCCGAGAAAAGGGATGGAGTCGACCCAGTTCAAGAAAGCTATTTTAAGAAAGCCCGCGAAAAAAGAAAAGGCAAGCCGAGCTTTCTAGAACTCAAAAAGCGAGCCGAATCAGCTTCGGCCACCTTGTAACATACAACCGAATATGAACGAAGCCATCACACTACTACAAATCAACCTAGAAACGATGCTCAACAACGCCCCAATCAATGAATCCAGAGGGAATATCGAGCAGGCCGAGCTTGAGCGCGCTAACGCGCAGTCTTACCTGAAAGCTATTGAATTGCTGACGCAGGCGTCAGCGTAGCCTCCTACACGAAATAGCGACGAGTCGCTATAAAAAAAGACCAGCCTCCTGATTTTTCTGGACTTGCCGTTCTATAGGCTGTAATATAGAAGGCATATGACAAAAGGACAGACACAGGTAGCGGAATTCATGACTAAATTCGGACAAGAGGTTCCGAAAAGTCCCATTCAATTAGACGAAAAAACAGCCAAGCTGAGAGCTGCTCTTATTCTTGAAGAGGCTTTTGAAACTATCACAAAGGGGTTAGGATTAAGCGTCAGGTTGGTCGATAGCTATGAAAACCACTCTTCAGACTTCACGGTAAAGGAAGGCTCCCTGAATTGCCTAACCTTTGATTTCAAAAAAGAGAAAGAGCCAGATTTGGTGCAACTGGCGGACGGTTTGGGAGATTTGGCTTATGTGGCCGAATTTGGGACTGCGGTAGCCGCAGGGATTGACCTCGAACCTATTCAGGACGAAATACATCGCTCCAATATGTCGAAACTATGGAGTGGCAAAGACGTCGAAACACGGCTACCCGTCCTTTCCGGTAGCCCGAGCTGCGTCATTACCGAAGTAGGGCCGGATAAGTTTTTGGTGAAAAGGCTCGACGGAAAGATTATGAAGTCTCCTTCATATAGCGAAGCGAATATTGCTCCGATTATCCTCTCTCAAAAAGAGGGAGCTTCAGCCTAATTCTCGATATGCTATTTGAAGAACAGGTATCTCGCAAGCCGAATCTCTACCCTTGGACAGAGCAGTTTATTGAGGCGATGCATAACGGCTTTTGGACCGATAAAGAGTTCAATTTTCAGAGCGACAAGCAAGACTTTAAGACCGCCCTTACTCCACTTGAAAAGCAGGTGATAGTTAGGACGCTTTCTGCGATTGGGCAAATCGAGGTCGCGGTGAAAAAGTTTTGGGCGAAACTTGGAGACAATCTTCCGCACCCGTCCATCACCGACTTGGGCTACGTTATGGCTAACGTAGAAGTCATTCATAATAACGCTTACGAAAGGCTTCTGAAGGAGCTTGAGCTAGAAGATATTTTCGAGGAAAATCTAAAAGAAGCCGTCATATCTGGCCGCGTAAACTATCTACGCAAATACACACACCGGTTTTACGATAACTCGAAGAAGAATTACATCTATGCGTTGATTTTGTTCACGCTCTTTATCGAGAATGTGTCTCTGTTCAGCCAGTTTTATACGGTTTTGTGGTTCGGAAGATTCAAAAATCTTCTTAAAGATACAAACCAACAAGTCCTTTATACAAAAAACGAGGAGCTTATTCACGCTCAGGTCGGTATCAAGCTGGTCAACGTGCTTCGAGAAGAGTATCCTGAGCTATTCGACGCGGAGCTGGAAGAGCGAATCAAGGCCGAGGCGGCGGACGCTTTCAAAGCCGAATCGAAGATAATTGATTGGATGATTGGAGATTACGTCGGACCCCGAATGAATCCCGACGTGCTGAAAGAGTATGTCAAGTCGCGAATCAACGATTCGCTTCAGCAGATTGGCTACTCCAAGATTTACGAAATCAACCCTGAGCTTGCTCGTGATTTTGAATGGATGGACGAAGAGGTGCTCGGCAATAACGCGACCGACTTCTTTTTCAAGCGCCCCGTGGATTATGCTAAAAAAGCAAAAGCATTTACGGCAGACGATTTGTTCTAAACTTATATGAAAGATTTTTATTGGCTTAACGAAAAATCCCGCACATTTCTTGAGCGCGGATATTTGCAAAATGGACAGTCTCCAGAAGTCCGCATTCAGGAGATAGCTGACGCTGCCCAAGCGATTCTACTGAAAGACTATGAAGACTTCCGTAATGGAAAAGTCGAAAGCGGCGACACCGACTACGAAGCGCTAAAAGGCTTCGCGGAGAAGTTCGTCGGATACATGAAGAAAGGTTACTACTCTTTAGCCTCTCCGGTGTGGGCGAACTTCGGCCTCAAAAGAGGACTTCCGATTAGTTGTAATGGCTCTTATATCGGAGATGATATGGGGGAGATTCTCTATAAAGCCTCCGAGATAGGAATGATGTCGAAGCACGGCAGCGGCACTTCTGGATATTTCGGGGCATTGCGTGAGCGCGGCGCTAAAGTTTCTGGTGGTGGACGCTCTAGCGGTCCCGTTCATTTCATGGAGATATATGACGTAATTACTGAAGTCGTATCGCAGTCTGGAGTTCGTCGTGGCAACTTTGCGGCGTATCTTCCCGTCGAACACCCAGATATTGCCGAGTTTCTACAGATTCGCAACGAGGGTCACGCTATCCAACATATGAGCATCGGCGTCACGGTTTCCGATGCGTGGATGGAGTCCATGATTTCAGGCGACAAAGACAAGCGCGAGCTTTGGGCGAAAATCATCAAGAAGAGATTTGAGTCTGGCTATCCTTACATCATGTTCTCGGACACGGTGAACAACAACGCCCCGCAAGTCTACAAAGATAAAGGAATGAAGATTCACGCCTCCAACCTGTGTCTGACCGGCGATACATTAGTCCAAATTCGTGTAGAAGGTGAAGAACTAACTGTCCGAATGAAGGATTTGGATTTTTACATGGATAAACCAGTAGAAGTAAAATCCTTTGACATCGAAACCGGCAAGGACGTTTATTCTTCGGTTAAGCTCTTCTCGCAAACGGGAGAGTCGACGGAAATTATTGAAATTGAGGACGAGCAAGGCAACGTCATAAAATGCACGCCTGAACATAAAATCTACACACAAAACCGAGGATACGTTGAAGCGCAGGACTTAAAAGAAGACGATATTCTTAGACAAAGTGCTAACGGTAATGCTTCGGGACTATCTGAGCGGTTCATTAATACGCTAAAAATTAAAAGATACACTCACGTCGAAGCCGTTTACGATATCACAGTAGAAAAGACTGAAAATTTCTTCGCGAACAACATCCTAGTTCATAACTGTTCTGAGATAGCCCTAGCTTCAGATAGGGACGAGTCTTTTGTTTGCGATTTAGGTTCAATGAACCTATTGCATGCAGAAGAATGGATGCAGACGGATGCGGTAGAAGTCTTCGCGCTCTTTTTGGACGCGGTCATGTCGGAATACATCGACAAAGTTAAAGGCATCCGCTTCATGGAAGCTGCATACCGCTTTGCCGTCAATCAACGCGCCCTAGGAATGGGAACATTAGGCTGGCACTCGTTCCTTCAATCAAAAAGCATTGCTTTTGAGTCATTCGACGCAAAAATGTGGAACGTGAAAATCAGCAAGTTCTTGGCCGAAAGAAACCACGAAGCTAATAAAGTTAGGGCCGTTCTATTTGGCGAGCCACCGCTTTTGAAGGGTTATGGGCTGCGTAACGTCACGACGATGGCGATAGCCCCTACAACGTCATCCTCGTTCATTCTGGGGCAGGTCTCCCCATCAATCGAACCGCTTAACTCTAACTACTTCGTCAAAGACTTGGCCAAAGGCAAATTCACATACAAAAACCCATATTTGAAAGAAGTGCTTAAAAAGCACAGCAAGGATACTCAGGAAGTATGGCAAAACATCCTCATTCACGACGGCTCAGTGCAGCATCTCGATTTCTTGACTGACAACGAGAGGGATGTCTTCAAAACCTTCGGAGAGATTAGCCAAAAAGAAATCATCATTCAAGCCGCTCAACGCCAAAAATATATTGACCAGTCTCAGTCAATCAATCTAATGATTCATCCAAAAGCTTCAGTAAAAGAAGTCAACGCGTTGCTGATTGAGGCTTGGAAATTAGGAGTAAAAACTTTGTATTATCAGAGAAGCACGTCTCCCGCCCAAGAGCTAGGAAGAAGCATTTTGGCCTGTAAATCATGTGAAGCTTAAAATCTTTTCTTGACTGCTCGGTCATAGAAAGGTAGTATGACTATTTCATGTTCTCGATTTATACATCAGGCTTCAACCTCATCAAGGGCGGTTTCAATTTCGGACAGGCTCTTCGCCGGTTTGCGCGGATAGCAGATGAAGTAGTTATTGCCGTCAATAAAAGCGAAGACGACACCTTAGCAAGGGTAGAGGAGTGTGGTCGTCTGTATTGCGGTGGCAAGCTCAAAATCGTAAGCGAAAACATTCCTTATACGCATCCTGAAATGGATGGGATGCTAAAAGACGCCGCCTTACAAAGAACCTCTAGTCTATTCAAAATAGGTCTAGACCTTGACGAGTATATTCCCTATTGGCAAATAGCTAATGGACTTTGGGACACTTTGGCCGAGAAAATGCTGACTTTTGGTTTCCCAGCGGCTTTCGTTCCGGTTGTCAATCTTTATGGCGACGAGTATCATGTTTCTGATGTGGGTCAGAAATGGTATATTCATCGCTCTGGCTATCATAGAGGGGTAGTAAATTTTGCGAAGAAGCCCGACGGAACGCACGATATCACCAAATCTGACGGCTGCGAATTGCTAGACGGCAAAGGGGATTTAGCTCACACGCTCCCGAACATTATTCAGTCTCTATCTACGGAAGAGAGGCTAGAGATTCTCGCTAGGAAGCGTTTGCCTTTCGTCGTCCACACCGGCTACGTCAATCTAGAAAGAAGGGCTGAATTAAATAGGTCATTTTGGAATAGCCACTGGAAAACTGAGTGTGGAGAAGAGGTATCAGTGCCGACAAAACTGGAAGAGTTGACAAAGAAAACGACGGTGAACCACCGCCTAAGTCTCCGCGATTAGATATGAGTTTGCATCACGATATACAGGACGGGTTTAGTGTATTGATTCCTACTTGGAACAACCTGAAATACGTTCAAGCTTGCGTAAGGAGCATCAGAGATTATAGCCGATTCCCTCATGAAATTGTGCTACACATTAACGAGGGGACTGACGGGACTTTAGAATGGGCTCAATCCGAAGGTCTTAAGTTCACATACACCAAAAATAACGTCGGGGTTTGTGAATCTATGAACGCCGCGTTCTCGATTTCGTCTAGAAAACAAACAATCTATTTTAACGATGATATGTTTGCCCTGCCAAGCTGGGACGTGGAGCTAGCTTTATTTGCTAGTGCAAGAGACATCGGCACTAACGAGGCGTTTATTTCTTCTACAATGATAGAGCCACGGGGTGATAACCCTTGTTGTCTGGCTCCAAGAGATTATGGTCAAAGCATCGAGACTTTCAGAGAATCGGACTTAATAAAAGACCTGACCGCCCTGAGAGAGCAATCTCCAAATAGGAAAGGTTCGACTTGGCCCCCTTGCATCGTCAGTAGGGATAACTGGATAAAAGTAGGAGGATACTCTACAGAATTCTCGCCAGGCTTCGGTAGCGACCCCGACTTAGCAAAGAAGCTCTATGATGTAGGAATAAGAAAATTCGTTGGGGTTGGTCGAAGTTTAGTTTACCACTTTATTTGCAAAACTACAAAGGTCAAAAATTTTGTGCATAATAACGGCGACGCAACTTTTGAGCGCATACACGGAATGAGTATAGGCAAGTTCGTTCATAACGTATTACATCGCGGGGAAGAGTGCAATGACTAGCGGCGACGTAACCCTGACGATAACCTCTTGCAAGAGGTTGGAGCTATTTCTTAAGACGATGCGCGCGTTCTCTCAAGCGTGTTTAGATGTCACGAGTATTGGCTCCGTCATCCTGTCTGACGATAGCTCTAGCGAGGAAGAGGTTCGGATTATGAAACGCGAGCTTGATGTTTTATTTGGAAATTTCGCGACTATCGAGGTTCTTACAGCAAAAAACGACGCGGAGAAAGGGTTGGCCGCTAGCCTTAATCGCATTTGGGACAATGTCAAGACACGATATATTTATCATCTAGAAGACGATTGGGAATACGTCAGAAAAGGCAATATCCTTGCCGAATCGTTCAGAATTATTAACGAATCCGAAGGCGTAATAAAATCCGTACTGTCGCGCCGGTTGGAGATGTATACTCCGAGAACCTTAAGCGATGGCACGGAATATTTTATATGCGAGCGCGGCATCGACCGTATCGGTCACAGACGCGGGCACGGCTATTCTCTCAATCCATCTTTACAAGATTTCGAGTTCTTTCGTTCTAATTTTCATTCTTTCAGAAGCTACGACACAGAAAATAGCTTTGGAGACAGAATGTATGATATGGGATATAGAGTTGCTACGGTAGGTAAAGACTACGTCGTACATTCAGGTGAAATCTCAGCCTTTGACATAAATAATACAAACAGATGAAAATTGGTATCATTTTTTGCGCGTATAACTGTGAAACTTTCTTGGAGAGGTCTTTGCCCGCTTGGCGGCAGGCAAGCGACGAACTTGAAGAAATCGAAGAAATCTGCGTGATAAGCTCGCAGTTTGTGGGGTTCCCCGAGAAAGATAACGGCCCGACTTTGAGAAAAGTTTCAGAAATGCTAGCCAGCTCGAAGGCCACAGTAATAAACTCTCCGAAGCCGCTGTCAGAGCACGAGGCGAGGAACATACCGTTGCATTATTTCAAAGAAATCGGCGTAGATTACGTCTGGCTAGTCGACGCGGACGAGCTTTATACGCTAGAACAGATAAAGGGTATAATCAGCTTTTTGAAAAACGAACCTTTCGCGGTTTGGCTTTCCATAAATTTCAAAAACTGCGTCTTTGATGAGAAGCAATGGATTGACGGATTTTGTCCTCCGAGAATCTTCAAAACCGAGGTAGTCAACCATAATATTGACGAGTTCTATTGGGATAATGACGTCAACTATTTGAATAGATTCGGCGAAAAGGTTTCGTATCAGTCTCTTCCGACTGTGGTAGTCCCCAAAGCGATAGCCCATGTAAAGCATCTAAGCTGGATTAATAGCGTTGGGAAAGACAAAGTAGAATATCAGAAGAAACACTTCGGTCGCTGTTCGTTTCAATGGAACGAAGAAACCCAATCTCTCGAATTCGATTTTAACTATTTTCTGCTGAACGCCATACCATTACCAACCGTCCACAAAGAGCAATGAACGATGTAGTCTTCATCACTGGTGGCGCTGGCCAAGACGGGATTCTGATGACGGAGAAGCTTCTGTCAGAAGGTCTCACCGTTGTATTATTGATGAGGCCAAAAGATTTGAAAAACGGATGGGTTCCTCCAGAGTGTCGGAAGGGACGAGTCGTAGTCGTTGGGGTTTCAACGCTAACGAAACCTCACAGTTCTGAATTCTCTGCAAGGATAGCAGAGTTATTGCTACGTTATCGCCCCTTTTGCTTTATAAATTTTGCTGGCAAAAGCCGCCCAAACTACGGGGACGCGGCAACAATGCTCGACTGTAACTTGGGGTTGCCTTCAAAAATCCTTGAAACGATTCAAAAGACCGGCCTTGACATAAAGTTTGTTTCCTGCGGCTCCTGTTACGAGATGTATTTGGCAAAAGACGAGGAGCATACAATCGACACACCGATTGCGCCTCATGGGCTATACGGACTTTCTAAGGCCGCGTGCCGTGTAACGTGTGATTTTTTTAGACAGTCTGGCGTTTGGGCGTCTCACTGCGTCATGTTCAATCATGAATCCAAAGTCAGGGGAAGGGACTTCTTTTCTCGTAAAGTTTCGGACTGGCTGAAAGATTTCAAAAAGAACAACAACACGATACAGCTTGGCAATTTAGACAGTCGGAAGGATTGGTCTCACGCTAAAGACTTCATTGGATTGATTTGGTCTGTTTGTAGACAAAAGCTAGCGAGAAACTATGTTTTTTCAAGTGGAGAGACTCGAACGCCAAGACGACTGCTTATGTCTCTTGCTCAAGCTTTAGATATTGACGAAAACGACGTTATGGGTAGGGTAGTATTTGATTCTTCTTCTGGAATCGTAGAGCCTGAACGAGCGTTCGTTTCAGCCCCTAGCCGGTGTTACGAAGAGCTTGCGTTCAAAAGACAATACAGCTATAATGAACTCATTACAGATTTAGTTTCATAAAATGGAAGAGAGCTACACAGTTTGGGTTGGTGATAAAGTAATCACAAGCGCGAGTGCCCCGAAGCAGAGCGAAGCGGCGTCTTACATGGAAATGTTCGAGACATGCGTTCACCGAACTATAGAAGAGGTCGACATAGTAATAAAAACATGCTGTAGCAGCTACACACAAAGGGGTTTTCGCTGCGAAAAGAGGGACATTAACTTCTTAGGCCCGACGGTTTGTAGAGATTGTCCAGTATACAAAAAGAGATAATGCCAGCAAAGAAAAAGAAATCCGCACCGCCAGAAGGCAAAATCGCGAGAGCTATCGTGAAGAAATACGTGCTAGAAAAGAAGATAATCTGGCCAAGAGACATGAAATTCGCGATGGACTTAGCGACTAAGTATCCATCCGCCGAGTTTTGGGATTCGCTAGAGGTCTCCTTTCAGGGCGAGAGTATGGTGATGTTCACCACAGAATTTGCTAAAAAGTTCTTCAAAAAAAGATGGGACGTCTTTAAGCTGGACATTCCTGAAAATAAGCCTTACGCTCTTGAAACTAGCAAAGTTGGCGTGGCTTATGCTCCGTCCCAACCAATAAACAAACCCAAATCTATAGTCGATTTTTGTAAATAATATGCCTCCAAAAGATAAAAAAACAGTCAAAGACGAATTTAGCGAAGATGCAGAAAGCTCAAAAGTCGTTACCCCCGATGAACAGGCTTTTGCGTTCATGTCGGACAAGGACAACGCTAAAGACCACTATAATTTCCAAGTCGGTCGTTATTATCGTGTATCCACGGGTTCTCTAAAGCTGGACATTCTTACTGGCGGAGGCATTACTCCTGGAATTCTGCGCTTAGTCGGAAGAAACTCTGGAGGAAAAACATCAGAATGTTTGGAAATTCTGCGAAACTTCCTTCTAGAAAAGGGACGAAGGGGTTTGTATGTTCAGGCCGAAGGCAAGTTCTCAAAGGAACTGCAAGTTCGCTCTGGAGTAAAATTCGTGACGCATCCTAAAGACTGGCAGGAGGGCACTTGCTTGATATACGAGTCGAATATCTTCGAGTCTGTATGTAATTTTGTCGAGAATCTTATCCGTAACAATCCTACCGAACAGGAATATATGTTCATCGTCGATTCTTTGGACGGCTTGATTCTGCGCGATGATTTGAGTAAGGCTTACGAAGACTCACATAAAGTCGCTGGCCCGCAAGTCTTAGGCAAGAAGATGATGCAAAAACTAGCTCTAGCTTTGGTTAAATTTGGCCATATCTTTGCGTTCACAAGTCAAGTAACCGCTCAGCCGAAAATAGACCCCTATGCTAAGCTTGAGCATAGGGACTTTGCCTCTAGCGGAGGCAACTGGGCTCTGCACTATCCAGAGAATATTTGGGAGTTCAATGCTCGATTCCAAGACGATATCATTCTTAAAGACCCGAATGCGAAATACAACGAGTCAAAAAACCCAATCATAGGACACCTAGTTCCTATTACTGTTCGCAAGAGTAACAATGAGAAAAACAGCGTTCGCGTCAAATATCCAATTCGTTACGGAATGACCGGAGGAAAGTCTGTTTGGGTCCAAAGGGAGGTAGGAGATGCGGTAATTGCCTTCTACGCGAAGAAAAAGGGGTCATGGATAGAGTTCTCTACTCAACTGATTGAGGAGCTTGCCGCCGCTGGATTAGTCATGCCAGCCAAAATCCAAGGCACTGACAAACTATATGAATTCCTTGAAGAGAACCAGAAGATTACCGATTTTCTATTCGAGAAATTCAGGAACGCCCTCAAACAGGAGGCCGTAGTTACAGACTCGGAAGACCCTCTGGAAGTAGTGGCAGTAACAGAGCTTTAATTTATGTTTATATCTTGGGATACAGAAACGACAGGATTCTTTAACGCGAGCCTTCCGCTTAATCATCAGTCGCAGCCGTCAATTGTGCAATTAGCGGCGGTACTATATGACGAGCAGAAGAAAATCAAAGCTCAATTGAATGTGCTGATTAAGCCCGACGGCTGGACAATACCGAAGAAGGTTGAAGATATCCACGGCATCTCGACCTTAGACTGTGAAAAATACGGAGTTCCTATTCTTTCCGCGCTAAGTATGTTTAACCAGCTCACGAAAGCTGAGCCGCTTTTGTTAGCTCACAATGGCGATTATGATAGATTCATGATGAATATTGAGACCGCGAGACTCGGTAAGAACAGCATCGTGGATGGTCGTCGTCATTTTTGCACAATGAAGTCCTCCACCGACCTAGTCAAAATCCCCAGCACGAGGGGCGGATATAAATGGCCCAAGCTCATAGAGTTGTACCGTTTCTTATTTGGAAAAGAGTTCGAGAACGCCCACGACGCCTTGGCGGATTGCTCGGCCTGCGCCGAGTGCTTCTTCGAGATGCAAAAGCGGGGCCTAGTAAATGCCTAAGTTCAAGAAATATCGCAGCGAGAAGCTCGTTAACATCAACACGGCCAATTACGCCGTGGATTGGGGCGGGGACTGCCGCAGCAAGTTTCAAAAGCAGGTGAAGGTGTGGCTTCATCCGTATTGGAAGATGGACATATGCTTGGAGGAGATGCCCGTTCCTGGAACCAGATACAGCTTCGACTTGGTGAATCTATCGAAAATGATTATTGTCGAAACCAACGGAATACAGCACAGTCAGTATAATTCGTTCTTTCACGGCAAGAATCGCTTCAACTTCCATGAGCAAATAGTGAGAGACGAGGCTAAAAGGGAGTGGTCAGTAGCAAACGGATTTACGTTGGTAGAAATCGAGCCAACAGACCTACCTTTGACGCGAGAGTTCTTTTTCAAAAACTACGGAATCCAACTGACTCCGGTGTAATCTATTATGATTCCCCATAAGTCACATCAAAAAACCACCATGAAGGCCAAAGATACCGGAGTTCCAGCAAACTTTCTAACGCGGCTTAATGAATTCACTGGAGGTGGATTTATTTTGATTTACGCAAACGGAGACGGGCAAGTCGTTATCGAGGACTGCTCGGACAACGTCATTATTCAATCGGGCTTGGAGCGCCACGCGTTAGAGTATTTCAAAGCGCGTGAGGAAGATTTCAGCGAAAGCATCAAAGACGGAGTCGCGATGTCAAATTTCATAGCCGAAGGTGGGGACGAAGAAGCTGGGGCGGAAGAGGATTGAGCGTTGACAAGGTCAAGAAATCGGGATATAGTGCCAACTATATGCCCGTTATTCACAACTTTGAGTTAGAGAGGCTCTGCCTTTCAGGACTGTTAAAATACCCAGACCTTTACGTCAAGGTCGAGGCCGTCGTCACCGATTCCGACTTCGTTAGCAAGCTGAACCGGATAGTCTACGCCGCGATAAAATCGTTTCTGTCCGTGGGAGCGGAACTCAATGATATACTTCTCGCCGAGAAGATAAAAAATCTCAACATCACCTTTTCCGAAAGCGATTTGTCTCCGATGGAGTATTTGGAGTCGCTACGTTTAATAAGCCTGACTGAACTTGCGGCGATAGAAGGGTTCAAGCAGTTGAAAAAGACGACAGTTAGACGTGAACTGTCCGAGATGGCCGGTCGGATGCAGACAAGGATGCTAGCTCTCAAAGACGCAGGCATCTCAGATATTCTGAAAGAAGCGGACGCCATCTTTTCAGAAAAGATAGCAGGATTCGAGTCGTCGACAGAAGAGTTCGTAGATATTTTCTCTAGTATCGAGCAGAAGATAGAGGAACGCGGAGAGAATCCGGTAGAAGAAATCGGGTTCATGGGGCCGTTCCCGAAAACAAACGAGTTATACGGCTCGTTGCTGCGCGACGGAGCTATTACCGTTCTTGGGGCGCGAACGGGAGTCGGTAAAACTGCCGCAGGCATGTTCTACATGACTCATGTGGCCGACAAATACGACGTTCCTGTCCTTCACTTAGACCAAGGAGAAATGTCTATAGAGGAACTTCAGTATCGCGCTGTAAGCATGATGACAAATGGGCAAGTTTCTTACGACGCTCTTGAACATGGCTATTGGAGGAAAAATAAGGAGACCACAGCTTTAGTTAGGTCTGTTTGGCCAAGGGTGAAAAAGCTAAAGATGTATTATCAAGACGTCTCTAGGATGTCTCCTACTGAAATCCTTTGGTTTATCAAGAGGTTCTATCTTGCGAAAATCGGACGAGGCAATAAATTTCTGACTCACTACGACTATCTCAAAGCGTTCGATTTGGAGGACGCCAGAGGCGAGGAATGGCAAGTTATGGGCAAGTTTCTCAAAGACGTGAAGAACCTCTATAAGAACGAACTGAACAATCCGTTTTGGACGTCGGTTCAGTTGAACCGTGGAGGCATCGTTGGAAACAAAAACGCGGCCACCGTCGATGACACTGAAAACGTATTTGGTGTATCTGACCGAATCACTCAGCAAGCGACGCACGCCCTATTGCTTCGACCAAAGATGAACGAAGAAATCGCTGCCGAAAATGGAAGATACGGCACTGTAAAAGGCGTGTTCGTTAAACATCGTCATCTTGGCAGGAACGCGCAAGCGGCCCTAACGCCAGTAAAGACACCGAATAACACGCTAGTAAAGAATTTTCTTCATTTCAAAGTCACCAGCTTTCATATCGAAGAAATGGGAGACTTCGCTACAACAGTAAGACAGAGCGCTACGGCACCTTTCAAGTCCGCAAAGCCAGCCCAAGACCACGACAACGATACACTAACTGACGATTCACTCGATGACCGCCTCGAAGACTAATATATTAGAACTCCTAATCAGTAAAGGCTATGCTCCTAAAGACTACGGAGCATACTATAGAATGGCAGCGCTTTACCGTGGAGGCAAGAACGTCATAGCTTTGTGCGTCAGAAAGTCAGATGGCAACTTCAGAGACTTCGGCGCTTCAGGAAAATACCCATTAAGGGGTGACTTGGACTTGCTATTGAAGTTGCTGAATCATGAAGGGGGTATAGATTCTGTAGAAATCAAAGAAGCGACACCGACTCAAGACTTGAAAAAGGATATCGTATACGACGAATCTTGCCTAAAGCGCTTGATGCCGATGTGGGACTTTTTTACTTCTAGAGGAATATCCGAGGATACTATGCGGCTATTTAGAGCTGGCACCGCTTCGAGCGGTAAACTAAACCGAAGGGTTTGTTTTCCTATCTTTGATAAGGATAAAATAATAGGGTTTGCTGGTCGATGGCACCAAAAGGTTCCTCCCGAAAACACCCCCAAGTGGAAAATCATCGGTCGTAAAAAAGCATTCATTTTCCCGTCCCATCTCAACTCCGTTCATCCAGACGAGGGAATCATACTGGTAGAGAGTATTGGGTGCGTGCTAAGGCTCTATGAAGCGGGCATAACCAACGCGTTTTGTCTTTTCGGCATAGAACTGAGTGGAGCTTTATTGAAAAAGATTCTTTCAGAGAACCCAAAGAGGATAATCATTTCGACCAATAATGAAGTCGATAACGATTCTATTGGCAATATCGCCGCGCAAGATGCGAAAGACAAACTTCTAAAATACTATGACGAAAGCAAAGTATTCATAGAGCTTCCTCCTAAAAAAGACTTCTTTGAAATGACGGTCGAAGAAGTCAAAACGTGGTATAACGCAGTCCGGTCAAAACATGAAACGTTCTAAAATCTCAGAAATGATAAATAAAGCATGCCGCGAATACGAATCGGCCAGCTCCGGCAGGCCCGATAATGTTTTCGTATCTACGTTAAAAGAACTTCAAGGTTTAGGATTTTTGCCCGCGACTACTACCGCGCATCTCGATGGTTCGATAGTAGTGATGCGCCTAGATAAGTCGAACGAGCTTTGGTGCTTGCGTAGAGAACAAAAAACGGCTATCAATAACAAAAAGCCAGAGCCTCTCAAGTCTTCTAATTTCTTATACTTAAAATGATAGCGATTGCAGCAGTATCTTCAAACGGTTACATCGGTAAGGGCAGCGCCCTTCCTTGGCCGAAAATCCCGCAAGATTTCAAGTTTTTTAGAATCGTCACTCAGTACAACGTTGATTGCGTTGTGGGAGCGCGTACTTATATTGACTTACCCAAGCTTCCGAAAAGAAAAATCACGCTCGTTAGCAATCGTGGCCAGCTTCCCACTTCACCTAACAAAAACGGACTAGAATATAGTCGCGTAATTCGACCAAGCGATATACCATCTCTCGCAAGCGAGAGATGCGTTTGTATTGGCGGCGCGAAAACCTACGAGCTATGCTTTCCGTATTGCAGCGACCTTTTACTCACTATTGTAAAAAAAGATTACGAAGGGGATGTAGAGTTGCCCGAGTTCTCTGACTTTTTCAAACCGTATTCTCAACTTTACACTGACGAAAATATCGACATTATTCATTATGCCAAGAAAAACTAAAATCTCAGTGCCGGTGCAAGAACCGATACAAGAACCAAGGCCAAACGTCGTCTATAATGGAGAGACTGACGTTTATATCACTACGCTTAAGAGTCTCTCTAAGCCTTTAGTGCTAAAGGGTTCCGTTCATCGTAATATCGTAGCTCATATTTCCAACCTGTTTTCGCCGTCAAAAACCACCGAGGAAGTCGCAGCTAAATTCGGTATACCTGTGAAGATACTTGAGGAGTATAAAAAGGTTCACGGACTGACGCGTGACAGTCTGCCGCTCTCTAACGAAGAGTTAACAGAACTTCCCGTAGAGGCTTGCGCAGCGAATCTCCTAGAGAGCAAGAAGCTGGCAGTCGCGCAGAGCTACGAAAAGGAATTATGGAAAGCCACTCAAAAAAGCGCCGAAAACTGGGAAGCCTTCCAGAATGGAACGCTTGACCCTTTCGGCTTGGCTGTCGAAAACTGGAAGCCAGCAAGAGTGCCTAGACTACACATAGAAACCTCCACAAAAGAGGTAAGTGACGAGGTGTTAGTTATTGGCCTTAGTGATTTGCATTTCGGCAGCGCTAGCAATGAAAGGTATATGTTCAACCGCCCAAGCTGGACTACTGAAAAAACCGTTGCCTGCGTTAAGAAGTTCGCGGAGAAGATACTCCAAAGAGCGGCGGCAAGAACCTATAGATACAAAAAGGTAGTTATCTTAGGGCTGGGAGACCTGATTCACAGCGTCAACGGCAAAACGGGAAGGGGCACCGAGCTTCTTTATGATTGTGTGAGAGAAGAGCAATTCGATTATGCGTTGCAAAGTCTATATCAGTTCATCTCGATGATATACTCTCAGATTCCCGTCGTCGACGTGCATTCGGTCGGAGGAAATCACAACTATGAAGGTGATATGGCACTCTTCAGGGCTCTTGAAAAAGCCTTCACTCAGCAAGAGAACCTCAACTTCTTTCATCACTCATCACGTCCCGCCGCCTTCAAGGAAGGCACTACGCTATTCCTTCTCGACCACGGTGCGGACTCTATTGAAAGGGCTTACGTTCCTACAGCAAGCGACGCGAAGCTGCAAACGCACGTTCAGAGCCTCCTGTTGCAAAACCCAGAAAATCTTATAGGCGTCAAAGAGAGGCTGTTTATCGTCGGAGACAGGCATCACTGGGAGCACGTCGAGTATAACGATTTTCAATTCGTAATGTTTTCGACCGTCATCGGAGGCGATATGCACGCGAGCGTTAATAACCTCAAGAATAGACCGCGCCAGTCTTATCTAGTCATTGATAACGACGGACTTAAAGAGACAGGTCATGTCTATTTCGATTAGTATGAAAGACTTAGTTCCTCTTTCGGCCAGCCGAATAAAGACATTTGAAAGCTGCTCTTGGATTTATCACGCGAAGTATGTGCTCAAGCTTCCTGACAAAACCAATACGGGAGCTTTGTCTGGTAGTTGTTGCCATATGATTCTTGAGCATCTGTTGAAACCCAAAAACAGACAGAAGTTTGAGTTAATAATGGCTCATCCGCGAAGCATTAAAAAGGACGCGGCAATTCATAGATACGTCAAGACTTATCTGAGCACGCACGCTGCAAGCGGTATGTGCGCAAGTGATATCGACAAAATTGACGATATGGTAATCACCGCGCTGTCTAATGACTTCTTCTGTGAGAAGGGCCGCGCCGCAAGCTTAGAGTGCGAAAAGAAGTTCGATATTGTTGACCCTCTAGGTCACTATAGGATTGCGGGTTTTATTGATAAATACGCGTTATATCCAGAAAAGGGATTAGCTAGGATTGTCGACTACAAGTCCTCCAAGAAGAAGTTCGACGGCGAAGACTTAACTGACAATGTCCAAGCGAAAATGTATTCCCTCGCCTCGAAGAAGATTAACCCAGCGTTACAGCCCGTAGTAGAGTTTCTATTTTTGAAGTTCCCCGACGCGCCGATTCAACGCCTTAGATTTTCCGAAGCCGAACTCGAAGAATTCGAGGAATACCTTAAGCAAACTAGCGATAAGATAGGCAGATTCTCTCCTAGAGACGCCACTACTAATCTTGCTGCGAAAAAACCGATGCCATCTGAGGGATTTTCTGGCCCGCTGCTCTGTGGAAGATGCAAGAAGCCCAACGAGACCAAAGCGGATGGAAGCCCCAAATGGGGATGTTCTTTCAAGTTTCCTTTTGAATACTACAGCCTTTGCAACGATAAGGACGAGACTGTTTCGACCTCTCTTGAAAAAATGACGGCAGACGAAAGCAAGGGGCAGTATGTAGTCAAGAGAAGGTATGCGGGATGCCCGCATTTCAATAAATAGTCTTGCCCGAGTGTTCAAATTTAGGTATTCTGCGGGTAGATGATACCTCTTTTTGTCTCAGACCACTCCCTAACCGACTCGGTTTTGACTATCGGATTTCAGAGCGAGAAAGATAGACCCGACCTAAACACGCCCGCTCCGGTAGGTATCTTTTCTATCGCGGCCAAACATAAATTGCCGAGAGTGGTCATCACAGACTCATCTATCTCCGGCTTCTGGTCGGCCTTCAAAACCTCGAAAGAGTGCGGTGTTCCGTTCACTTTCGGACTGAAACTTTGCCTCTGTCAGAACGAAGAAGATAAAACGCCCGACTCTTTGCGCACTGAAAGCGGTATAATCGTATTCGCTAAAAACTCGCAAGGATATAAGGACTTAATCGCTATCTCCTCTCACGCGAGTCTTCATGGGTTTTATTATCGCCCAAGGATAGGCAACACAGCACTTAAGCGACTGTGGACGGATAATTTAACACTAGGAATACCATTCTACTCGTCGTTTATCGCGAGAAACACTCTCGAATACGCGCATATGGCCACACCAGAGTTCCCTGTGGTTCCTACCTTCTTTAGCGAGAGGCATGGACTGCCATTTGAAGGTTTGATTCAGCACTATTTGAACGGTTATGTAGACCAATCTAAACAAGTAAAAGCCCATACTGTTTATTACTACTCTAAGGCTCACGCCAGAGCACATCAAGCCCTTAAATGCATCGGTAAACGCTCAACTCTCGAATGCCCGAATCTAGAACACTACTCTTCTTCGCGATTCGGTTTTGACAACTTTTTGGAGAACTCCTAATATGATAGGCGAAGAACTGATAAGATACGACAAAACCCGCGAGTATGTTTTTTTCGACTGCGAGTCTTGTAATTTGAATTTAGCAGCTCCGGAGAACCTTCCGTGGCAGTGGGGATGGAAGCACTGCACTTTGGAACGAACTATCAGCGAAGGTTCATTTTTGGTTAAGTGGCCGAACCTTAGAGTTAGCAAAGGGGCGGCAAGAATTACAGGATTCTATCAACCCAAAGTAGACCAATACGGCATCACTCCAGAAGAAGGTCTCGAACGTATAGAGTCTCTTCTTTCAGACCCTAAAGTCACTCTCGTCGCGCATAACGCTTTGAACTTCGATATCTATTTGCACCAAATCCATAGAAGGGCACTCGGTTTATCCGAAGACTACTCTTATTTGGGTCGTCTTATAGATTCTAATGCTATAGCTAAAGCGTGGAAGCTAGGCGTAAAAATTCCTAAAGACTCAATCGAGTTTCTCGCGTTTCAATACAAAATGGCTGGTTATTTTGAGAAAGGTTTGAAAACTTCTATACTCAGTCTTTGCTCCGAACTAGAGGTGCCTTATGACCCGAGCCTGGCGCACGACGCCCTTTACGATGTGCAATTATTGGAAAAAATCTGGAAAAAACTGATTTGGAAAGTCGAATTATAATCATGGAAAATACACTGAATTTAACTCAAGAGCAGAAAGATATAGTGGCGGTCAATCTTAAGCGCGGAGATTTCATGAAAATCTACGCATTTGCCGGATGCACCAAGACGACAACGCTAAGGGAATACACTAAAGCATATCCTGACAAGTCTTTTCTTTATTTGGCCTTTAACACTTCGGTCGCCGCCGAAGCCAGAAAGGCTTTCCCTTCTAACGTCAAGTGTGCGACGACTCACTCTGTCGCGTTTAATAAGAAAGGTTTCATCTACAAGCACAAGCTTGGATATCTAAGACCGCACGATGTCAAAGACCAAGTCGCGGGATTGACGTATCCAGTAGCGAAATACATCGCAGATGTAATCGGAAAGTTCGCCGCAAGCTCCGACAGAGACATCTGTGAAAAACACCTAGTGCTCGATTCCGAATCCTCAGTGGAGGAGCTTTCATGGAAGAAGAGCCCAGAGACTATAGCTTTCCTAATCAAGAAAGCCAAAGAGGTGTGGGAAAAGATGTGCGACACAAAAAACCTCAAAATGCCTATGACGCACGACGGGTATCTTAAGCTTTTTCAACTCTCGCAGCCGAAACTCGATTACGACGTAATTCTACTGGACGAGGCGCACGACACTAGCGACGTCGTCATCGACATCTTCCAGTCGCAAGACTGTGCGAGGATTGCCGTCGGAGACTCTCATCAAGCAATTTATGCATTTAGATGGGCGGAAAACGCTCTGGACAAACTGAAAGGGAATATAGAGATGAGGCTTACTGGCAGCTTCCGCTTCGGAGACAGCGTCTCAGAGGTTGCTAATACTATCCTTAAGAACATGAAAAAAGAGACTTGCGCCGTCGTCGGTCTGAATAAAGGAGACAAGCTACAAAAAGTAGAGGAGAGCAAGCCTTATACGGTAATCGCTAGAACGAATGGTTCTCTATTTCGTTTAGCCGCGCAGACATTAAAAGAACGAGGCAACTTCGCGACTTTCGGATGGGTAGGAACTAGGGAACAGGATAACTGGAGTCCATATAAGCACTACTTCTTCGACCGAATAGAGGACGTTTATCACCTTTTTGCCAGAAACAAAGCTGGAATAAAGGACTCCTACATAAAGAGGTTTGACAATTTTGAATCCTTTCTTAGGGTAATCAGGGATAAGGATGCACCTGATTTGGAATTGCAAGCGAGAACCTCTGTGGTCCTAGAATATACTCATGAAGTCCCCGACATCATCAGAAAAATAATAACGAAATCTATAGACCCGAGCGAAGCGGACATAAAATTCGTAACTGCTCACCGAAGTAAGGGCTTGGAATTCGACCAAGTGAAACTCACTGATGACTTTTCAGACATGGTCATATCTGACCCAGATACAGGAAAAGAAAGACTCGCGGACGATAAAGATGTAGACCCGCAAGAAATGAACCTCATCTATGTCGCCGCTACCAGAGCGAAGAAAGTGCTGGAAATAAATCCACAAATTGATAAACTAAGGAGATTCCTATGCCAGCAGAAGAAAACTTCATAGAACAGTTCACTGATTACAAGTTTGAGAATTACGGGTATGTAAGGTTGCCTTCGATTTCTATTTCTGATGAAGAGCGCGCTGCTGCCAGCGCCCCTTTGGGAAGTTCTAATTTGGAGTTCTTGACGTGCTTAGCTCGTGCCGGATTTACAAAGAAGATACAAAAAAGCAAGTGGGCGGAATACGCCGAGCGCGTTAAGAAAGAGTTAGCGCTCTTCGACAAGCTCGGATTTGTCGATTATGTCTTGTTAGTGTGGAAGGTCACGTCTTTTTGTGATAGGACCGGCATCGCCAGAGACTATGGACGCGGCTCGGCTGGCGGTAGTCTGGTTTTCTACCTTCTTGGGATTACGGCAAACGACCCCATTCGCTATGGTCTATTTTTTGAAAGATTCGTTTCTGAGACACGAGCGAAGAAGAAAATAGTCGATGGAGTGACGTATATTGACGGAAGCTTGGCCCCAGACGTTGATATCGACATCGAGCAAGAGCGCAGAAAAGAGGTCGTCGCTTATTTGCATTCGTTGTATCCGAAAAAGGTATGCAAAATCAGTACCTTAAGCACTCTAAGCGGAAAGGTCTTAATCAAAGATATCGGAAAAATCGTCTGCGGCTATAGCGACGAAGAAATGAAAACCGTGTCGGACATGATTCCAAAGAAGTTCGGCGTCGTTGAGGATTTGGAAAAGGCAAAAGCTGGCAGCAAGGACTTTAATAACTGGGCTGTTAAAAACCCAGAAGCTTATGATATATCTCTACGTCTAAGAGACATCATCAGAAACAGAGGCACGCACCCATCTGGTTATGTAGTTTCTTTCGATGAAGTAGCAGAATTTCTGCCTCTAGAAAAAGCGAAGTCCTCCGAGGAAGAGGCCGACATCAATATAGCCACCTCTTTGACGATGGACGAAGTCGCTTATTTGACGCTCAAGCTGGATTTGCTTGGCGTGCGTTGCTGCTCCGTCGTTTCTCGCGTTATGAAGAGCGTCGGGATTAAGTTCGACGACGTAAATATCCATGACGACCCCGTAATTTACGATAATTTACAAAACCTGAATACGGCGCATGGTATTTTCCAGCTAGAAGCCCCTACTAACCTCAAAGTGTGTAGAGAGGTTAAACCAAAGAATTTAACGGAATTGGCCGACGTGGTTGCTATTGCTAGGCCTGGTGCGCTTAGCTATTTGGAGGGATACGCGAAAAATAACGTAAAAGCAGATAAAGTGCATCATCTTTTCGCCAAGATATTAGCGGCCACCAGAAACGTATGTCTGTATCAGGAGCAAATGATGCAGCTCGCCAACGCCATCGGGTTTAGTCTAGAGCAGGCCGAGGTTTTGCGTCGCGTGGTTGGGAAAAAGAAGATTAACGAAGTTAAAGAATGGGAGCAGAAGATTTCAGAAAAAATAAAAGAACAAGGTCTGCCAGAAGAGCTTGGCAGTATGTTGTGGAAGATTCTCGAAGAAAGCGCGAGCTATTCATTTAATAAATGCCTTTCGCCTGACACCGTTGTCGAGACTCCAAACGGAGACAAGATGCTGTTCGATATTCAAATAGGAGACGAAGTCCTCGGTTTCGATACAGATGAGCGTGTGAATCGCTACGTCAAAGTCTTAGATAAAACGGAAGCGAAACGGGAGCTATTTGAAGTAGAGATGGAAGATGGGAAGGTGATAAAATGCTCAATGGAACATAAACTCCTTTGCGACGACATGATAATGAGACCACTAAGGGATATTATTTCTCAAAACTTAAATATCGTGTGTAGAGACAGGCGAGTTACAAAAGTTAAATCTTATGAATCAATAGGCTTCAAAACGACGCTAGATTTAGAGGTAGCTCACAAAGACCATAATTTTTATGCGGACGGTTTAGTCGTTTCAAATAGCCACAGCGTAGCCTATGCCAGCCTATCGGCGCTAACCACTTACTTGAAATTCAAGTATCCGAAAGAGTTCTTTTGCGCTCTTTTACAAGAAGCAAAAAATGAACCGAAGCCAGTCGAGGAAATAACCAAAATCCAAATGGAGCTTCGCAACTTTGGCATCAAGCTTTTGCCTCCTAATATTTTGAAGTCGGAGATGGATTTCACTATCGAGGGGCCTGATATCAGATTTGGACTCTCAATGATTAAAGGCATTTCCGACAAGTCCATCGCAAAGCTAAATTGTTTTCGAGATGAGTTTTCGTCCAAGTTCGAGATTTTCGAGGCCGCTAATAACGCCGGACTCACCGTAAACGTCTTGGCGGCGCTAATACAAAGCGGATGCTTTGATGGCGTGGGAGGTTCTTATGACCGCCCAAGGTTAGTCTGGGAGGCTCAAGTATGGAACCTTTTGACGGATAGAGAAAAGAAAGCCTGTATTGATAGAGGCGAGCAGTTCAAACACAGCTTATCGGCGGTAATCAACTCACTAGCTTCGGGTATCGGCGCGGACGGTAAACCCGTAATCAAGCCGTCACGAATGGCAACGATAAAAAAGAAAAGCGAGCCATTCCGAGCTATTTGGGAAATGAACCGTAAAAACTTAGAAATGGCAAACTTCTTTTACGAAAGAATGCTGCTCGGATACAGCTACAGCCACAAGCTGTCAGAAATATTTGACTCTCCAGATGGCAGCGTCTTGTATAGCGTAGAGGAACTTAACGGTGCCAGTGAAGGTGAGCGCTGTAGCTTTGTAGCCGTCGTTTCCGACAAGCCTTACGAAGGTGTCGCACAAAACGAGAAGAAGACTAGATACGCTCGCTGGCAGCTCAGCGATGAGACCGGAACAATTACAGCGTTAATCTTCGCTACAAAAGATGGGGACAAGATATCAGGAACGAAAGCTCTACACGACGGGTCGCTCCCAGCGAAAGACTCGATAGTCTTCTGTTCTGGAAAAAAGCACGGCGATTCAATCTTTCTAGACAGAATAAGCGACCAGTCTTTGAAAATCTACTGCAAATTCAAGGACGTGCAAAAAGACATGGAATCTAATAATAGAGCCTTGACTTCAGACCCAATTCCGTAATAATACATAAATATGCTACAATTCTATAAGCCTAATCGCGGTAATACTGGGGCAGCGTGCTCCTTTTCCTTCAACAGCAAAGAGCAGTGTCTTTTTGTCGAATTCGTCAAGCAGACTGGATGGAATGAGTCCGAACGAACTGGCTCTTTCAAGGGTGGCGAAAAAGCTAATGCGAAGTTCAGTCTTACTGAGATTGGTGGGCTTCTGCTCACTTGCGAAAAGTTAATTGAGTTCAGCACCTTTCACAAGAGCGCCAAGAACAATTCCCAAATCCATTTCGCTCCATTCTACGAAAAAACCGAAGGTGACCAGCGTGGTAAATTACGCGGGCTCGGGCTGCGTATAACGAGAACCAACTTGGAGGACTCATCGGACAAGCAAACCTTTTCCATTGGTCTCGCCCCGAGCGAATTCACCGTGTTGCGAGAGTTCCTGAAGTTCTCGCTCGACCATATCTTTAGCGCTCTTTACGCCGAAGATAAAAAGAGACGCCAAGAGTTCTTCGATAGAAAGCAGAAGGAAGAAGACGAGCAAGCGGCAGCTCCGGCCAAAAAAGCATCGGGCGGCAGCAAGAAATCTGCTCCGCCAGCGCCGGAGCAGGAAGAGCAAATCGAAATTGAAGACGACCCTTTCGCTTCTGAATAACTAGGAGTTTAATGAGCGAGCTTAGAAAAAAGAGGGTCTTAATTTCGGGGAATTATTGCGGTCTGAAAACCGGCTTCGGTGGCTTCATGAGGGAGCTTCTGACCTACCTATATAAAACCGGAAAATACGAGCTTCATCTATTAGCTGGGGCAGTAACCGAAGGTTATCCTGAATTCAGCAAGTGGCCGTGGAAGTGTCACGGAGCACTCCCCAACACACCACAAGAGCTGCAATCTCTCCAGGCTGACGAGCGCACATTCAAGCTCGCCAACTATGGAGATTATAGGGCTAATGACGTGGTTAAAGCCGTCAAGCCTGACGTTTTTATCGGTGTAGAAGATATTTGGGGACTGGCATTCTTCAAGGACAAGCCGTGGTGGAACAAAATACCTTGCGTCGTGCATACAACTCTCGATTCAAGACCTATTTTAGAGATGGCCTTCGAGCTAGCTAAAGCTACTCCGTATTTCTTTTCTTGGGCAGATTTCGCGACAAAGGATATGAACGCTAGGGGCCAAACCCACGTAAAGACTTTGAGAGGAAGCGTTAATAGCGGAGCATTTTTCAAGCTGAATCGGAGTGTTCGTGAAGAATTGCGCCATCGTTACGGAATATCTCCAAGCGATTTCTGCGTGGGCATGTGCAGCAGAAATCAGCTAAGGAAAAGCTTTCCGCAACTCATAGAAGGATTCGCCGATTTCAAGAAAAAAAACCCAAAGAAAAACGCCAAACTCCTCCTTCACACTCATTGGGGTGAGGGGTGGGATTTGCCGCCATTAATCAAACAAAACGGACTCAATGAGTCCGACGTATTGGCTACTTATAAGTGCCGCTCTACAGGACGAATGTATATTCTTCCTTACGCTGGACAAGACTTAGATAATCCCGAGACAGGACACAAAAACTCCTTAGTCACGGTCAATATAAAAGACGGCGTTACTGAGTCTCAACTAAATGAATGGTATAACCTGCTGGACGTTTACGCGCATGCTTTCACTAGCGGCGGACAAGAGCGAACCATTCAAGAAGCGAAGCTGGCGGAATTAGTTACTCTAGTCACGAACTATTCCTGCGGTGAAGATAACTGCGAGGAGGGGGCTGCGTCCATACCTCTTGAGTTCAGCTCTTATCGTGAGGGCGTCAGTTCGTTTATTAAAGCGAATACGAGTGTCTATTCTATATCCAGTTCCCTAAAGAAGGTCTCAGACATGGCCTTAGAAAAAAGAGAGGCGATGGGCAAAAAAGCAAGACAGTGGGTCTTGGAGAACTTCTCGATAGAAAAAATCGGACAGCAGTTTGAGCAATTATTGGACAGCTTCCCTCTAAGTGATTACGATTTCGACTTTTCCGTAAAACCAAAAAACCCCTCCGCCGTAATAGAGGACTCGACTGACGATAGAATTTGGGTTAAAAGCCTGTATTCAAAAATCCTCAATATGGAAGTCGCGGACGACGATGAGGGCGTAAAATATTGGATGTCGGAACTTGCTAAAAACGTGCCGCGCCAGAATGTCGAAAATTATTTTCGTCACATCGCCGAGCAAGAGAACGATAAATTGAAGAAAAACTCTTCTGAGTTAGATTCGCTAGAGGGTCTACCAGAAAACAGGGTGCTCATCAATATACCAGAGTCTTTAGGAGACGCTCTTTACATTACCGCTTTGCTAGAAGACGCCAAAAATAACGTCTATGTGGGCAAGGATATCTACATCGCGACAAAGCCCAAATTTAGGGAAGTTTTTGAGCCGCTCGTGGGGACTCTAATAAAAAGAGTGCTGGAATGGCAACCCGCGTATGATAACAGTATGCAGTTAGAGGGCTACAACGGCAATAAAACTTTTCAGGTCGTATTGCAGCCGCACTTCTTTACTCAAAGAATGATAAACTATCTGCACAACGGCGAAACTACTAATCATTTGCAACTGACACTTCCGTAACCTATGGCTCACCTTTTAGATACTTATAGTCGCTCGACGGGGCTTAGGATAGGCTCGATGCAGACCTATGAGCATAGCATCCCTTTGCCTGACGGATTCGATAAATACGTTTTGGTATGCTCAAGCTCGGGCATGCAAAGTAAAAATTACTCACTGCTCAATGAAGTCTTGCGCTGCGTAATTCCATTTCTTGAATCTTGCGGCTATAAGCTGATTCAAGTTGGCTCTGCGAATGATACCCCTCTTAACGTCCACCTAAATTTTTGCGGACAGACTTCCCTTTACCAGTATTCTTGGCTTGTTAAGCACTCGTCATTAGTGCTAGCGAACGATACGAGTATCATCCATTTGGCAGGACATCATAACGTCCCATTAGTTTCGTGCTTTGGGCCGACCCACCCTAATATTTCTGGAGCTTGGTTTGGCGACAAGACGAAGCAACACTACATCACACCCGATACTCACAGGCCGTCATTTCAATCGGAGGAACACAAAAAACACATTGATGAGATACGTCCAGAAGAAGTAGCGAGAGCGGTAATGAGAGTGCTCAAGGCCGAACGTAAATTCTTGGAAGGCTTACCAAAAACCATACGCGTAGGAGAGAAATTTCAAATAGTCACTTTTGAAGTAATTCCCGACTTACTAATTGATTTAGGGGTATGTGGCAATCAAATTCCTACCTTTAGATTTGACCTAGGCGGAAGCGAAGAAGTGATGTTTAAGATTCTCAAACATCGCAAATGCAATATCGTCACAGATAAGCCCGTCAATGTCGACGAACTTCGGAATGTGATGGGCAACGTAGACACGATAGTTTATGAAATTAAGGAAAATCATAACCCTCTCTTCGTTAAGGCTATCTCCGACTTAGGAATTAAATACATTCTCCTCTCTAAGCTGCCAGAAGAAACGCTAGGGCCGATTAAATTAGAGTATTTCGACTTCGAGCCGATACACAAATCTTTAAGCTCTGAGCGTCCAGCCACTATTGACAAAGATGTTGCGGGTATGAGATTCCGTACTGGAAGATTTCTGCTATCGTCTGGAAAGCTTTATCTCAGTAGAGCCCACTGGAAGGACGGTAAAAATGTCCCAAGCGGCGACCTTAGAGACAACGAGGGAGAGGTTTTGGACTGCGCTGATTTCTGGGAAGATTCCGAATTCTTCTACATTTACAGAAATGGCAATGTCCTTGACGCGGCTAACAAAAGCAATTAAAACACATACATGAGCGAAACGAATATTATCACCCGCAAGCGGAACACCTTCGGTCTTATCGAAGGTGTCGAATATCCATTTAAGTCTGACGGAAGAGTCGACTGGAGAAAAATGATAGAACCGCAGTACATCGTGATAAACACCGAAAGGACACTTGAGCAGGACATCACTAAAGTTCCAGAAGAAGCTCTCCTAGTGCTTTTGCAAGGTTATCGAAATTTGGCAACTTTAAGAGGTTTTTCTAGCGTCAAGCATTCCTTGCTGCCTTCTTCTCACGCCGAATTCGTGGCCGTCGAGACCTGTATTACGTGGATACCTAATTACGAAACGGATGGCCTCGCCGTATCGTTTTCTGCTTGCGCTGACGCCCATCTAAATAACACTAAGTCGCTAGGACAAAACTTTTTGACTAGTATTGCCGAGAACAGAGGCTTCGTGCGCGCCGTCAGAGGCTTCCTAAACATCCCAGTATTAGGAAAGGACGAGCTTCCTAGCTGTAATACTAGAAGCATGGCGGATTCATCAGGAAACGAGGCTCACAAAGTCCTAGAAGACTTTTTGGCCGCGAACAAAATCAAGTTCAACGCGTTTCTCAACCGCATGATTAAAGATGGCGTTGAAGGCGCGGACTCTTGGACAAAGATGGAAGATATTCCGCAGGACCAAGTTATCCCTCTTATCGAAAGGGTCAAAGCCGTTCTCCAAGCTAAGATTAGGGCTGCGGAACAGAAGAAGCTAGAACAGAATACTGATTAAAAGAGGTACCCTGACCTTCTTGTAGGAGAAGCTCTAATTCTGATAATCCCGAAAATGGAGCTTGTATTGTAATAGAATTTGGTGATAGCAATTCGGACTTCAAAGAAAACCCCCTACAAAAAGCCGATTTGATTTGAGGTAATCTCCCGAATTCTGCATCAGAGATGGTGATGCGCCCGTCTCTAAAGCGAGCGCTAATGCGAGAGTAAGAAAACGCCCTGCTCATAGAGCCGGAAAAAGTTAATGTTGGGTTATCGGAATATACCGGAACTAGGCCAAGGCCGTCCAAAGACAGATAACCAACAGAGAAAGAGGAACTGGACGAAGTTATTCCAGAAAGAAACGCGGTAATACGAGGATAATACCGTCCGCCGAATTGCAATGAAAGGGTCATGTCTATCTCTAAATTGAAACCGCCAGAGAAGCTGTGAATTGGCCCGCCAATATCCGAGTTGATACGACGAGACTGGTAAATTTCTAAATCGTGCTGAGTCTCAAATTGGGGAGCTAACCAAGTCCTTTTTGTTTCTCCGGTGAAAAAGCCTCTAGCACCAGAGATGGCGGATGTTGCAGCGTTCAGTCCATCAATCGTTCCAATTATATTTCCTGCGGCACCGCCCGCCGAAATGAAAGCCAGATAAGGGTCGGAAGACGATAAAGATGATGCGGAAATCTGATATCTGTCGACATCAAAAAACATCTGCAAAAAATCAGAATAGCTCAGTCCTATCGGATAAAAATACAGGTTAGGAAGAGTATCTGAAACCCTTATGTTAGGAAGCGCGGAAAACATATTACACACCCGAGATAGTAACGTCTTCTACCTCGCCATCGACCTTCCACTCAAAAACTGGACTTGACCAAGGAATCGCAACTTTAGTTGGAACGTTTACGTAAGAAGACGAGGCTAGCATCAGGGCGCTTGATACGCAAGGCGCGATTTGGTAAAAATCAGTTCCATTGGTAGGAAAGACCAAAGTTCCGCCTAGACTTGAAGACGTATTCTTTGTCGTGTAAGCTATCATCTTGTAAGCCTTGAACTGCTTTTTGGTGACGGAGTTACCGTCGAAGAATGAAGCGAAGTTGTTTCTTAGGTTTTGCAGCGCGTCTCTATATGAGTTTAGAGACTCATTTGTGGCCGACGTTCTGGCGGAGGCTTGTTGGGAGGTGATATTTCCACGCGACAACTCCCCACTAATGACGGCTAATTCTTGTGTAGCTATAGTTTCCGCCGTCGTAATATCAGAGTTAAGCTCCAGAAGCTTTTCGGAAGAGTCTGCCTTGGCAATTAGTTCAATTTCATTCGGATAGACGTTAGATAAAACCGTTCCAGAAGAAGTGGTAATCTTAGTTTTAGATTTCATCCATAACCCATCATTCCTGATTCTAGCCGCCACAGGCTGTAAGACCGCATTAAGAGTAACCTCAAGATACATTCTCTTTCCGTAGGACATATCGAAAGAACAGTCTAACCCGAAAATATCTAAAGTGTCGCGTGCAGAAAACGAAGACAGTAAAGGAGAGTTGCTACTGATTCTGCAATTCTGCCCAGAAACTAAAAGTTGGAACGGTGAGGCCGAAGAGCCCTGACCGCCTCCGTAAGAAGGTAGACGTTGATGTTTTATTGAAGTGTTCATTAGTTAGGCTTTCCTGTTATTAGCACCGAAGATGATGATGGGAAGTTGATGCCCCTGACGAACAGCCTAGCGACATCGGTATTGTTTTGTAGATATGGGCCTACATATTGTATATCTAACGGGAGCGATACAGGCGACATTTCGGAAGAAACAACACCGAAATATTTACCACTTGTGACTTTATTAGCTTCCGAAAAATCAATGTCTCCAGAGCGGAGGTTCCAAATACCAGTGAACGTGCGCTTGTAAAGGAACACTGGCAGGTCTCCCGTAAATACGCCGCTTCCACTTAATGAATGAGACTGAACGGCATATAGTCTCTTAGACCAGATACCAGTAAAAGGAGAAGAGACGGTCACGAAAGGATAAACTTCAGCCCCTCCAATAAGTGAGGAGGATGAGGTTTTTAATCCCGTCGAACCGATAACGGAAAGCTCGATAAGATTACCGCTAGAGCCAGATATCGCAGAGAGTAGTTTAACAATGCTTCCTGACAAAGAAGCCGACGCAGAGAATCTAGATACCCCCGAATTAATAATCGAGGCCAAAGTCGCGGCGGAGTTGAAATATGAAGGGGCGCTCTGGCCCGAGCCGGTGCCATAAACAACAGGAAGGCCATTTAACAGCACGATATCGCCCGCCACAGGCGAGACGACGGCGACGGAGCCCGTAGCATTAGAATAACCCGTAGGAGCCGCGTAGAAGGCTTGAGATGGGTAGCCTGTAATTACGCCCGAGAAATCCTTGTATCCCGTAATTTGGGAAGCGGCAATAGTAACATCGAGATATCCAAAAGCCTGCCCGCGAGAAAAAGGAAACGGAACATCCTTGATAGGTCCATTCACTAGAAACAAACCTGAAGGATTGAAAGCGTAAACGGTGTCCTTTATTCCCGTCCTAGCGTAGGACTCATTGACGAAATAATAAGGACCGCCAACAAGCAGTCCGCTTCCCGTAATGACTCCGGAAACTTGTCCACTTAAGCCGATACCCGAACCCGAGCCCAAAGATATCAAACGAACACAGTTGACATAATCTGTATAAAAACCGGTTCCAGTTATTGAGCCCGTGCATGCACCCGTGAACAATCCTATAGGCTTACCGACGGCGTTATTAAACCTTACGGTGTTGTTAAGAGGAGTTCCATAGACGGAATCCCTTGAGAAATCGTGAAAACCGGATTCCGCCAATCCTGAAGCCGTTCCAGTTATAACACCAGAAGCATATCCTCTTATATGATTCTGATATGTCGCTCCGAAAATGCAAGACTCGCCAGAAAATACTCTGGCCGAGGATTCTCTTCCATAAAATGAAAGATTAGTAGCGTAAATTTCGCCTGCGTGATGACAGGTCGCTTGACCAACGTAAGATGACATCTCAGATAAAGCTAAGCGATATTCTTTATAAGCTCCTGTGACATCGACCAACCACCCCGTTCTCAACTTGGACATCACGAAATACTCGCCCGAAACTTCTCCGCCTAGGATGCCGGATAGCATCGCGTCTTTTTTATCAGACTCTTCGTTGAGGGGGTCCGTATCCTGTTTGCAGTATTTAGGAGCTATCGCCTTATAAATAGGAACGTCTTCTTGGAAATCTTTGCCGCAAGCGTCTTTTCCGCTGATATTTACAGTGTATAGCAATTGGAGATTACCAGAGCCGCTTACCTGAACTTGCGGTGACTTTTCTGGGGCTGGCTTCATTGCTCCGGAAAGTCCAGAAGAAATAGGAGAAATCGAAGTTTCAGAGACACTTAAAGTAGGCTCCAAGGCCAACCAATCAATACCTGACCTAGCGAGTAAGGACACCCAGTTACCGGACGCGTCAAGACCTTCGAGCGCCACCCTATCAGGAAGGAAAAACGATTTGACATTGACGTTGGCTGTCCTATCTCCAGAAGTTATTGACAAACCAAAGGCTCCAGCATCTCCAAAAACCTGAGACTCAAAACGTATCGTGTTATTATCGGTCTTGGTCGCCCTAAGAACCGGACCAGATTCAAACCGACCACTAGCTAACGTTTCACACTGGGACTGCTGCCAAGTCTGATGAGGGGTGTAGTATAAAGCGTTGTTTATTGCAGTTACTAAGCTGTTTATCGAGGAGAAGTCGACTCCATAAGTAAAGCATTTATAGTATCCGGTATAAGGAGGCTCCGAGTTGTAAATGGATTTATACTCATTGGTTCTTGAGTCCGTGAACGTGCGAATGCAAATCGAATCGCCCGCGATTGGTTGATTGTAACTGACATGACCGGCATAACGGTAAAGCTGGGACGCCAAATCTACCTGTCCGTCGCCACCCACAGAATTAGGTAAAGACGAACTCGGAACCACACCCCTCCGAGAAAGAGACTGCCTAAGTATTCCTGAAATAGTCGATTCCAAAAGCTCTTGTGAAACTTCACCCGTTAAGCATCTTGACAAGTCCGAAAACTCCGCATCATTTATTTGGCATCCAGAAAGTGCGGTTTTAATCTTCGAGCAGTAACCGTTCAGAATCTCCGGAGACCAATCAACAAGTTCCAACCCCTTGCCTGAAACCCCCATAGAAGCTCCATATCCGCTGATATCTCTGACCATTTCGAGAGAAAAAGCGAAAATATTTGATAAATTGCCGGTCTGAGCGTTGTAACGCAACCAAGACTGAGAGGTGGCCGCGAGACCTTGTACCTCTTCATATTTTGGTCCGAATAGATGAGACACCGAAACGTAACGAGGGGCGTTAATATCGGTATTGGCAGGAAGACCGACCTCTACTTTGTAGTTTTTACCAGCGAGTAATGATTCGTATACAGAGCTACTCGTATCATCGCTTGGTGGTGCATTATGCCGACCGCTCAGTAATCCACTATAGTCTGGGCTGAGTTTGGTTATCCTGTTCTCATCGAGGATAGTTTCGCTAGACAAAGTCAAGCTAGGCACGAAGCCGGTGCCAGCGCTGTTCACATACCAAGACGAAACAGCAGATGGGGAAGCCTCGTAAGCGGTCTTGCCTACGCAAGATACCGACACTTCATCCATGATTCCGCTGAACAAAACCTCTGGTATGGGCGCGAGAGAAGCAGCGGCTTCAGAGAAGTCGAATATTGAGATTTTAGCTCTGCCTCTGGTTGGAAGTGACATATTCTATTTACACGCAAGCCACTTTGACTGTTATCAAATGGACTTTGCAATCGGTTACTTCGTAACTATCTGGCATACCTTGGACTTTTCCTGTGCTCGATATCGTGAATGGTCCTAGGACGAGGCCAGCTTTGTTATCATAAACTGAGAGAGTTCGATTCTTGCCCTTTCCAAAATCGTGCTTTTGGATTGGTCGCAAATCTAGAGACGCCTTGAGTTTACCGCACGACTCGCATCCTCCTCCGCCGTCATAATCATATCCGTAAGAAGAGCCCTCTCCTACCGGCACGACTCCGTTGTCTGGGCTGCAAAGCTTCGCTGTGCCGATAGTGACAGGGGAGCTTTCTTCGGTAACGCCGCCAAAACACTTATCGCAAACGCCCGGAACTTGGTCGGAAGTCTTACTGACCTCATGGACTATTTCTCCATTGAGCTTTGCAGTCGCATAATAAGTCAGCGTTCCTTTTCCTGGCGTCACGGAAGGGTCGAAACTTACAGCGCCGTCATTACCGGAGGTTAGCGACAAACTCTGCGAGCGGCCATACGACCCCTTTACGGAGATTTGTATGGTTGCGTTTTCAGGAGCACTTAAGACTTTGACATTAACGTAAACCGTTGCGGTCTGTATCGAATCATCAGGGAAACAGCTTTCAGCGAACTGAATATCAGAAATCTCTATTTCGACGTTCGTGCTTTCGGACGGAGTAACCTCTTTCGGCTTTTTACCGGGCGGTTTGCTTTCCCCACCTGTGCCTCCATTATTTGAAGAACCCATGTAGGCCACAGGAAAGTCAGGTAGCGGGCTTGGAGACGGAGAGTAGGGTCCGAAAAGTAAAGTTCCGTTGTCTTCCGTGTCTCCCAACGAAGCTTCATTATCTCCGGAATCCGCGACTCCTCCATTTCCATCGCCAAGACCGACGACTGAATTACCACATCTGGTCAGAATGTAATCCCAAGAAACGTCTGTAGAGCCCTTAGCAGTAGAGAACTGACGCCATTTATAAATGATGCTGTTGATATCATTTTGCGCTGGCGCTTCCGTGACAGATTCCAAGTCTGGATAGGACATAAAACGGTATCGACTACCGAGACCCGCTCCGTAAAGGATTTCGGAAATACCATCATAGTTCGCAGATGAGTTATTATTGTATGTAGACGCCTGATTAGACGCGGCCTTCATCAAGAAATAGAAAGCTCCACCAATACGCTTAGCGTTATACCACTCATCGGTTATCTCATTGAACATATAGAGATAATCAAACGAAGGGTTTAATACGCAATACGAGCAGTCCTTGAAGTTAGAGCTTTTTATTTCCGTGTTGAGAAATCCGCCTAAGCTAGACGTATATCTTAGTCTCTCGCCGCCAGATAGAGGCTCAATTACTTCCGGTTCTTGTGAACCTTTCGTGATGATAATTTTGTCTATTGAGAACCCATTAGAGATATAAGGGAATCTTTTCTGGGTGTATTCTATCTTAAACCACTCATCGTTAGCGTTCTGCGCGGCAAACCATAATAGTTTGCCCGTAGTGCAATTGTCCGAGAAGTTGAAGGGGCTCTCGTGATATCCCGACATGATATCATTCCAGATAAAGAATTGACTGTCGCCGCAAAGCTTGGCTCTTGTAGGATGTCCTGTAACTTCAGGATTATATACTCCACTAGGTTGCGGAAAAGACGGGGAACCGGTGCACACTCCACTTAGCGAAAAATCATCGTCGAAGATGTATCCTATCGCGTTAGACTGACCGCTTATAGCCGAAACTTCTGGAGCGTTCTCATAATAAGCGAGCAAAGAGAGACCGAGAGATTCTGTCACTTCCTTGTCGCCCTCATCCACAACAGGGACATAAACAAAAGCCCCAGACTGACCTTCCGACAGTTGTGTATAAAACTTGTCTCCCGTGTAGTCTTTTCCTGCGCCCTCTGCAATATCCTGTGGTCTTTCGTAAGTAGAGATTTCACAGTAAATGCGCCCCAAAGAGCCGCCAGCTCTTTTAATTTCAACAGGAAGATATTTCCAAGACTCGCAGGTTCTAAACTCGCCCGTAGCAAAACTAACGAAGCCGCGAGAATTGGCATTGCCACTTGCAAATGGTGAGGTATAAGACGTTTTGAGAATATACTCTCCCTTTGTCAATACAGTTCCGATTGCTGCATAGCATGACGACAGAGGTTTTTTGGCCTTTTCTAAAAGGGACTGCGTCATTCCTAATCCCTGATTCCAGCATGAATTTTCAGAAATTGGCAAATAACGGACTTGTGCGCCTTCGGCGATACCGCCCGTTAGATGGCTGTCTGAGAATATGAACCCAGAGTTGCCAGAAAGAGTTACCGAATTTCCCGAGACGCCCCAAACTCTCGCAGACAAAAAGAGCGATTTATAATCTGGATAATCTACCTCCGCCTTAACTTTATACCTCAAGTCGTCGTTAAGCAGCGACTTTAGCGAATAAATATCATAGAAAACGCCACTTCCTGTAGAGCCCAGAACGGGTTCGTATTTCGCAACGTAGCCGTTTATAAACAGTCGCGCTCCTGAGATTAATCGGCCAGTCCACCCGACTGAACCTGTCGCGGCGATAGCCCCAGAATAGTTTTTATAAAGCTCTATCACCGGATACATTGACAAAGAGGTCTGCCCAGTTTGCCCAAGATTCTCATATCGAGACAGCAGGCTCGGATAGTTCTCTGCCAAAAACAACATCGGCTTTTCCGAGTCAATAACAACTTTCGCGAAACTATTTTTAGTGACACCGCTCTCGGTGAGGAACCCCACGCAGCTCATTTCGCCATATTTGGCGTGCCTTAGTTTTCCCGATAGCAATTGAGACTCATAAGAGACGGACTCCCTCCACACACCCTCATGTCCGCAGTCCTCGACTATTCCGGAAAAGAATCCGTAGCCGCTGGGAGTCGAACCCATTCTTGAGATAGAAGTTCTTTTGGTGCCTACGAAACTGCTATTTTCATTGACAGAAAAGCCTCCCGACGGCGAAAAGTAAACAACTCTATCATGAGAGACGACCGAACCGTCAGGAGCGAATATTGAGGATGGGATACCTGAAGCGACAATGTTAGGAAGCGAATTAATAGAAACGCAGTCCAAGAAGTCTCCGCTTACGCTACTATTGTATCCGCTTGGGCCGAGAAGGGAAATCTTTGAAGACGGCCAAGAAAAGTTTCCAAAAATTTCTCCACTAGCGACTATCTCTTTCTGGGTACCACAAACGCTCGGGTCAAAAAGTTCGGGCGGAGTATAAGGTGACGAGGACACCAATCCACTAAAGGACTTTGAAAAGATATATAAGCCTGGTTCAAAATTGTAGTTGAATTTTGAGTCTACCTTACCGGTTTGAAAAGCTCCTGTCGCGAAGCCCAAACCAGTGACCCGATACTGCTGATACAGTAAACCGGAGAATAGTTTACCTTTTGTCAGTAGACCTGAGCTTATGTAAGCTTGAGGAATAATAGACGACAGAGGGAAAATACCAGAGTAAGTTAAAAACGATTGTCCAGAAGAAACCGGTATTACCCCTTGGTAATAAAACGGATAAGTTCCAGACCCAGAAACATTAAAGAACGTTCTAGGAGAAGAGTAATCGCCAAACAGTCCGACATTTCCAGACGCGGCAGAAAAGACTTTTCCGCTAGCAGAGAAATCGCCGTATAGAGACCCGTCGCCGAGTCCCGTAGAACGGACACTAAAGGTTTGACCAACGCTTGAAACTGAAGTTACCCAAGCACTTCTATAAACACCAGTTCCGTTACCTGAAACGTTGCCCGAGAGACCCGTATCAAAATAGACGATTGTAGAAACTGCTCCGGATTCCAAAAATCCAGAGCCAGAAATTTTACCAGAAAGAGCGGCGGTTTTTATTTGTGTTCTTCTCTGACTTCCAAAAATGTTTCCCGTTGTGCCGCTTACATACGCGAGTTCTACAGAAAAGTCCGCACTATTTGGATAGTTATCTACGAAAGAGGAGACTGGAGTGTAGATGCCTAATAAGGCGTTCAGATTCGATTCTGGCGAGATAGTTACGCTTGAGTTCCCTAGGTTTTGATAATTTCCGTAAACCGAAAAGTTCAAATCAATTAGACCGAAATCAGTAGAAATCCTTAAAGGCAGAACTCCGAACGCTCCGGAAACATCAGACTTCAACGCGAAAACGCCGCTCTCTGAAGGTTGAATCGTTTTGCCGCTATCGCCAGACGTAAGCCTAAAGTCAGAGCTATTAGACATCAACTCCGTTCCCACTAACAAAAACGGCAATGAGGAATTATTAGTGATAGCCCCGTATACAGGGGTGTTCGGTCCCAAAAACTCTCCAGAAGTAGTCACCGAGTAAGCGGGACGATTTCCGCGTACCGAACTCAAGATATCTACCGAAACGCCGGTAGGGTCCAAAAACCAACCCGTCCAATTTCCAGTCGGTGCAGCTCCGCCCAAAACCGCTGGAACACCGTTAATAAAGCAGTCCGCGAGACCGCGCCCCACCTGTCCAGAAATCTCTACAGGAACGTCGGCAGAATAGCCACCAATAACTCGTCTACTCCAGTCAAAAATCTTTCCACTACGAAAGGTAAAATAGAAAGAAGTAGAGCTGGAGCGTAAGCCTACAGAAGCGCCCGAGCGGGTAGAATCGAGTGCTATATCGAATAGATAACTTACTACTCCCGTTTGAGTATAGAAATTGGAGCTGATTTTTGACGATGTATTCATTATACTGACTGAGATGGCATTGCGTATTTTCCGAACAATTCGGACCTCCTAGAAGCCGCCAGCGCGTATTCTACTTCTTGGCGTTTCGTATCCAAACGAATCGGTGTAAACAAAGAATTTCCAAAAGTGAACGAAGACGAAACACCTCTTTCGGATACAGATATGTTGACTCTTTCTAAACCATTGGAAATAGATGGCGTCACTGCGCTGTCTAGGGTAACTCCGTCAATCGAAAACGTATAACTGTCAAAGGGTTCCGTGACACTTTCAACGAGTTTGGCGTTGAAATCGTCATGATAAGCCTGCAAAGAGGACGTATCAGGCACGCACTCGTCTTTCATATTTGCAAGCAAAGCCATTTCTTTTTTGGAGCCTTGAGGATAAACGGCGTATTCGACAGCAAGCGCGTCCCCAACCGCAGGAGAAGAGGAAAACACCGCCTGTATCTTCGGTAGTTCAAAATAAGGCGTATAGGTTTGATTTACAGCTACCAGATAATGAGGAGCCGTAATCAGAGAAGGCTTCGACATATCGACCTGAGTCCTGACTTTTAACTGGAAGTTTGTTGAGGTCGTCAGCAACGGGTCATCGTAGTCCTTATTAAACCTACATGAAGACGCGGCGGGCATAATAACGGGCATTCCCCAGACTAGATACTTATACGAAGTCTTCGACATCAGCCCGAGCTGAGAAACCGAAGACTCTCCGATAGGAACGTGCATCGGGCTCTCCTCTTCTGGATTTGTGACTTTCGATGCAGTCATGGTGAAGTATCCTGGATACATTGCCAAAATGACAACCTTTTTGTCCTTGATTTTTTGTTGCAAATCTTTAGCGTTTTTTGCGTTCGATATTTGCAAAGACGCCAGAACATTAGTAATTGCCGCCTCCTGAACGTTGATGACCGCAGGCATCTGAGAGGCCATATTATCTAGGACTTTTTGAAATTCGTTTTGTTTGTCGTCCCTTCTTGGCATCCATCTCGCGTTGGAGCCTCTGTCGTAGTAAATTACAGAACGCGTGTTTTTGTGAATAAAATTTCGATTCTTCAGCGGGCTTTTGTTGTCTAGCAACTCGGGTTGTTCCTGAAGTTGTCTCGCGAGATTAGCTACTTTAGAGTTGTTTGAGTGCCGAAATGAAGTGAAGCCTGCTTGTTTAAGCTCCGCCGTCGCTCCGCCCAAATATTGACCGTTGGGTTTAATTTCTGGAGCGGTGCCTGAATTTGGGCCGATATAGCTGCGAACCCAGTGTTGACCTATAAAAGACGCGCCAAGGCCAGCCTCAAACGCGTACTGCTCTTCTAACAGGTCTTGGTTCAGCTCCGCGATGACGAAGAATCCTTGGTTATCTTGGAAAGATTTTAGTTCGCCACGTTTAACATCAAAAGCAGTTCCGTCGGCAGTCAGCGCGGAGTAAGCCGTAGTGTCAGAAGAGTCGCACACGCCAAGAATTTTCATCTGCCCGAACCTATCAGCCGTCCCGTTAATCGAGGCTCTCCAATCGGAGACTTGGTTCAGTCCATAGTAATTTCTTAGGATATACAACCATCTCAATCGCTGGTCATAGAAAGAACAAATAACTGCCTCTTCCAGTTTTTCGACAGGAACCCCTAGCGGATATTTAGTGTCTTTATACTTATACGAAGAAGTGCCTACCGCCGCGCTAGAGCTTTTGTTTTTCTGGTGAGGTGTCCCAGTGTCGCCAAACGGGTCAGAAGGAACCCAGACATCACGATACAAGTCACGTAGCGTAAGACAAGAAAGAGCAACGGGTTGTGGCGAATTACAATTGGTGGAAATGATTTCGCCTTGTTTTGAATAATTAGTTATGGTGCCTCGGCAGATTGTGCCTTCGAGTGTAGAATTGAACTCGAATTCCTTAAAGCAAGGAAGCTCAGGAATCGTTATTTTAACTCTCTTACTTACATCTACAAAATGTAGCTGTCCCTTTTCCCAGAAGAAAGATAATCCCAAGTCGGAACACCAGCTAGTCAATACAGACCTTAACGTCCCCGTATATTTTGCTCGATATTTTGTGTGAACATCCGAAGGCTCCTGAGCGACCGAGACATACTGAGAGATTGCCGCGAGAAGCTCTTCTAGATTATAATTGACTTCTAGAATTGAGGTGCGGGTTTTTGTGACGCATTCTGCGTGTATAGAGTTGTAATCCGCGTAATGATGATTGCATTTGAGCTGGCAGGGGTCACTAGCGTCGTAAGCGAGCAGCTCCAAATCCGCAGCATCGAAAACTAAATCGTCGTTCATGTCGCACGGGTGAACCTCTTCGCCAACGATGATAAGATTCGAGCCTTTTTCCGAAACATGAAGAATCGGGTCTGGGTATATGCTCGACACATAGTTATCTAGGCTAGTCGCGCTCTTTCTGCTGACAGCCCTCTTATTGATACCGTGTTGCTTGTGCAATCCGATAAACAATTTGTCAAGAATTAGACTAGAATCGCGGAATGTAACGTCTAGGGTTTTGGAGCCGCCGCTGCGCTTGTCAGATAGAGAGATTGGGTAAAACGTATCGTCGACGAGATTGCCTATAGAGATTTTTACGGGAACCGTGCTCGAAAGGGTAGGGCGTTGATATGAGCCGGATTCGCTAATAAAAGATATTGTTATTTCTGAAGGAACTTTGTTAAGGCCAACAACGTAATTGACATTAAAGATGTAACCTCCATAAGCCTTGGAAGAGCCGTTGATTTTAACCTGTGGTATACTTGAGATTGCCATATTAAACTTCTGTATTATATACTTCGTCTGTCACAGTCTCAAATATCCCACTAAAGCCGAGAAGAGAAAATGTGCTAGATTCGACATAGTTAGAACCCAAAGTCTGTCTAGCCCCATTTCTGAAAACCTGTGAGCTTCCAATCACGAAATTACGCAATGGTGGATTGCCGGTTAAGTCTACGGTTTGCCCGTAAAGCGTCGAAAATAGAATCTCACCATCGACGTCCCTATTCCAATACCCGCTAGCGCCAGAAATAGAATAGTCTAGGCCGCTATACTGGAGTAAGCCGTTCACGAAAACCCTATCAATTGCAGTGGGTGTTACCGGCATTAGCTCGCCGCTATTGTAGTGGCCGGTTCCGAAAGCTCTGATGTCGGCATAAGCCAAGTCATACACGACGGTTTCATTATAGGTCGCTGGAGTAGCGAATAGAATATCATGCCCTGTGACGCCACAATCTCCTACCGTCACAGGGGTCGTGGAATAAAGGCCGACAACCCCAGAGATGGCATCAATTTTTTGCAAAACACCATTTCTAAACATCATGATGTCGCCTGAGCGATATGGCGCATCCATTTCAAACTTGCCCTTTATGGAATCAAATTCAGCAGTCTTGTTATATGTGTCACCAATTGTTTTTTGGTAGCCTACAGCGCTAATAGCGTCGTCCGGACTGATTTGGTGGATAAAAGATATCTTGTTGTATCCGAAGGTTTTAAGGATAAAACCAGTATCAACAACAAACGAACCTGATGCCGCACCCGTCATCGGCACGTTAATCCATCCAGTCATGGGTATCTGAGCCAATCCAGACATAATATATCCGGTCATAGCGATTCCTGAAGGACTAAACATTGGGTCGCCGAAAGTATCGTATCCGGTCGGTGTGGTTGAATATTGATATCCAGTCACGCCGGTAATTCCGGTGAGGGCTTGACGATATCCGGTTATGCCAATGTAGCCCGTATAGCTTACTGGCGCTGCCGACACAGTATACTGAGAAAACATTCCCGAAAACAGCGATTTCACAAGATTCGCGTCAGCAGCAAGATTCAGATAGGCGTATTCATCCAAATATCCGCGAGCAATGTCGGGAGTAAGTCCATAATTAGAACCTAGCCTGCAATACGACGCGTTCTCCAAGAATGGATAACATCTTGCGGCATCGCTATATACGCTCATCACATCAGGACGCAAATGATAGAAAGCGATAGCTCCATCCGCCTTAACTACGGCGAAAGCAGACTTATCTGGAGAAGATATCTTACTCACCAAAGTTTGCGGCCCACGCTCGCTATCGGACGAAAAATATACGTTATTCGTCGCCGTCATTCCTATTGTATAGCCAGAACCACCAGAGTAACTATCAAATAATACAGCGTGTCCAGCGTTGTTTCTCTGATAGATGAAAAGATGCGTCCAGTAATCGGAAACCATCCGATTCCGTTGAGAAGGCTGCACAAAACCGCCAATAAACAGCCCAGAATGAGCCCTCGCCCAAAAAGAGGGAGAAAGCCCAGACAAGATTCCTGAATTGAGACCATCAGAGGGAGCTACCGAGCGGGCAAAAGCTCCAGAAACACGAAAATCGTAGTAAGCCGGGATAGACGCGCTGGATAACCCAGCCTCCCTGAAGAAATAGCTAAGACCTGATAGAGCCATGTAATACCTTTTACCAATAAAGGTTTACACGCAAATGACCCTTATGGGATAGTGAAAATAGGCCCTTCGGATGTATAAGAGCAAGAAAGCGACGGTGCGAGACCAAACGCCTCATCTGATACAGTCTGTGATTGGGACTCTAAATTTGGCCGGACGCCTCCCAAAAAGATATTGAACAATTCCACCATTTGCCCCTTCATCGAGGCTAAAGCCGCCTCTGTAGAAGAGCCAGTCGCGGCGACGGAGGCGATGGAAAATGAGGCTCTTTGTCTCGTCGAGTAACCTAAGTCAGTAACGACGTAATTTCCTGAGCCGTCTAAGCACGGATTGAAAGAATACTGACGAAGAGACGGGGAGATTTCGATACTAACGTCTTGCTCAAGGAAGCCGTTCGGAGGTATTGGCGCGTTAGTGTAGGTCTGAGACAGCTTAATTTCGCACGTAAATTCATTTTCTGAGCGCGATTCGGAGCGCTTGTAAGGATTGAGCGGATACGATACTCCAACACTACTTGCGTATAACGCGTAGGACGCATTAAGAATAGAAAATAGGTCTAAAGAATTAGCATAAGCTTTCACGATTTCCCATCTGCCGCCAAGCTCCGACCTAGACGATACTGTGCCCTCTATTTCTGCCGAAATAAGGTCTTCGGTAATATCGTAGTTGAATTTGGTTGTATACTCGAATTTAGTTAGAAGCTCTAAACTATTATCAAAAACGAAAGAAAAAGACAGCCTCAATTTTTGTGGGTCTTCAGACACGCCACGAGAAACGAACTGAGAATTCAGGTCGGTATTGCCGCTGACAATGAAATAAAATGTTTTCGCAGCGCTATACGCGTCAAAAGAAGCGAAACGCTGTCGCACTTGCTCCATAGTTCCGTTGCTGCACCCAGCAATATCGCCCTGAACGGTTATCGTAATCTTCCCGTCTTCAGAGTTCTCGGAAGACTGCACTGTGTATCTCAGTATACCGAATCCCGCCTGCATAAGGTCGGTGGTATAAGACTCTCTTACCTCGTAAGTCGCGGAGATTCGACTTATTTGCTCTGAAATTGTTGTCGGACAAAAAGCCTGATAGTTGTAATCAATGAAAGCCGGTAGGACTAACGAACCTAAACCCGTCTTTGAAGAAACCCAAGCCTTCGCGTTAGCTAAGGCGTTATTCTGCGAGGCGCTAGTATTAAATCCCTTCGCGCTGACCGTATGCACTAGAGACATTATTCCACCCTCGGATTCCGAGTATGAGAACTCGTTTTTAGGGTCAAGGACTCCATAAGCACCAGAAAAATACCCAGATGGATAGGCGTGCATTTCTAAAGAAAATGGCAGCGAGTAAGCCAAATTAGAGTCTTGAAAATTGAGATTTCCTACCTCGACGACTGGGCGAGAAAAGACGGAAAAGCCCCCCTGAGAAATCTCAAAGCCTTTATAATCAGAAGACAGCCTAGAGATGAGAGTCTCTTGCCGCGCCAGTATACCGGAAAAACCGGAACACCCACCGGTTATGACGCCGTTCATTTTGAACGTCTCCCTTTCTCCCCAACGGTCCCCGAACTCTAGTATCGTCACGTCCCTGCCGATAAACGGCACAGGGCAGATACCGGAAAATAAGTCAACGTTGTTGTATAAAACTGTAATCATGTTAAGACAGAGAGAGCCTCTCGAAGGCTCGATAGAAACCAAAAAAACTGAGCCTTACAGACATAGAGAAACGGTTTCGGTTCTTTTGTAAAGAGTAGTTGGCTGATGATATTATTGGGTCCGTGCCGATTAGATGATAAGAATTAGCGACTATGATTGCTTTTGCGGCGGCTACATATTGCGCGAGTGTGGTTGAGCGAGCGCCCTGAAGCTTGATTTCGATACTCCTATTTCCTACGGTAGAAGTATTTTGGGGTTGAATGAGCTGCTTTTCATTGAAAATATTGAAAACGGAGGTAAGATGAACGGGATATTCAGTAGACACCGAAACTTCCTGTTTTTTTATGTCCGCTGCCATGATATACTGACGATTATCGGTCCAAGAGCGCTCGTAGTCTATCGCCCCTGCGTATTTAGCCTCAGAATAACCCACCTTGTCCACAACTAGCGACGCGGCGTTGGTGCCGCCACAGTAGTTGTAAAAGGCCAAAGCTCTTGCGGCAATTCCGGATAAAACACTAGAATTGTAAAAGTCCTTAGCTCTTTCAAATTTATTCACAAGCGGCCTTCCTATGCCTCTGACACTTCCGCGTTCAGAAACGGTGATATAGTTCTGTTCCGACCTAGAGAATGACAAAGTTTTATCCCAAATAGCGTATTCAAAGACTTTTGGGTCATTTGTAAATGTTTTGGTATACTCGATTTTTCCCTCGAACTTGTTATCGGAGACCTCTGAGCTTATTACGATTTCATGAAGGGGCAGTATAGACCAATTGTAATTGGCATAGATACTATTTACGCGTCCGTAAACCAGCGCGTCCGTCGCTTCAGTAGCAAAACCTAAAGCTGCCGAAGCCTGACGCGGAGTTGCCAGAGCTGTAATAGAGCCCTTCTCGGAAGCGGAAACAATGCCCTTTTCTGAAAGAGTCAGTGTATGAAAGAAGGAAATGGAATAGTCACCGGCAGAAGCGTTAGGTATCTTCCAAGTTTCAGAAATAGAACAAGAGAAATCGACCGCGTTATAAGTTTCGGTATGATACTTGTTGACTACTAATCCATCGAAATCGCCGATAAAAGAAGACAGATTTGTATTGGAAAAGAAATTAATGGCTAAAGCTTTCGCCAAATCTGTCGGATTCTGCGTAAGTGAAGCGATGTTACGATTGAATCTAATATTCAAAGAGTGCTGATATGCTTGGTCCTTGGATTCATCACGCGTAAACGAAAGAGAATCGTTAAACGAGTCTACGCAGGCGATTGTTGAAAAGTCCAAACCGTCATATTCTGGAGGGAGCGACAAAGACAGGTCACCAGTAGAATAAGCCTCTATATTTAATGAGTATTTCTGCTGTTGAACATGGTTTCCCGCCGCGAAAGAAATAGACCTAACTTTACCTTTACCAAAGCTCTTTCCGTTGATTATGATATCTTCGTAATCTTTGGCGCTCAGATTTAGAAGCTCAGCTTTAGTCCACGTCCCTGTAAGACCGTCCGTATTAGATAAATCGACAAGGACGCCCTCTATAGAAAAGGTCTTTTGAACTTTGTAGCGTAATCCGAAACCGAAGAAGGACGGAGAATGCGAGTAAGACAGCAATGTTACATTGTCAAACGCTATCATTATTGAACAGGCTGACTGAACGACCTAGGAGGAATTACCGCCCCAGTTTGATTGATGATTTGTTGAATCTGATACTGAAGATTTTCAAACACCTTATCGAATTCCGATTTAACTCTCTGAGCTACATCCGACTCGTCGGCTTTGATATTTACAGAAGCGTTGAGAGTAATTGTCCCATCAGTGTTTACCTTGATATCCTTGCCGAGATTCCCAGATTCGTAACGATTGCCTACGTCGCGACGCAGCGCATCATTAACCGCGTTCATAACGCTACCCACTATGTCATTAGTAGGAGTCGAACCTAGCAACGAGCCGACTTTGTTATTTTCACGCAGAATTCTAGCGAAGTCCTCATAAACCCTTCTATCGGTAGACTCCCTGTCAGCGCCGTAACCATCACTCATGATGGCCACCATGCTCTTATCGACACCAGTGCCAGCAGGTAAAGCAGTTATAGCGTCCTGCACTCTTCTTTGCGGTCCTGCATAAATTTCGGAATACTGAGGCAGTCTTGGGTCTACAAATTTAGGAGTGGCCTTATCCATCGCGGCACTCAATGAGAGTCTAGTAGCCTCAACCTCGCTATTGAGTTTTGCGCCCGTGGTGCTGAAAGCCCCAGAAGTAAAAATTGCAGCGGGATTCGCCCCAAGAGATGTAATATTTTTGAGTGCGCCTAATGAAGAACCCATTACGGTATCGACCGCTTCGCGGTTTTCCGAATAAGTCAACCTTGATACCAACGCGCCATAAAGCTTTATTACGCCCTCCCAATATTTATCATTTGTAAGTGGGCCAGCGCCGCCTTTCAAGTCCTTAGCGGCTTGCAGATTCGCAGAGACGCCCAGTAATTCTGACTGACTCTTAAGACCGCCGATTCTTTGTGAAAATTCGTCGATTTTCTTAGCGGCTATTGGGCTGGCAGAAGTTCTCAAACCCGAAAGAAGACTTTGCGCTTTTCCGAAGTCAGTAGACTTAACGGCAGCTTCTACATCATTCAAAGTCCTAGATATATCAACTCGACCTCCAGATGAGCCCTCGAAGACATCACCTTTTATGGCGTCTTTGAATTGAGCGAAATCAGCGAGTCCGTTTTTTTGCAGAAAGCTCTTGCCTTGCGCGCTGTAAGCTCCTTCTAGTCTGGCTCTATTTCGAGCAAGACCTTTCGCGGCTTTTTCCGCTTCAGCCGAGCGACCCTGTCGGTTTAGAAAATCAACCAATTCCTGAGTAGGTCCAAGACCGCTTGCGGCGTCGTCCTTGATTCCTGCCGCAATGTTTTCGTATATCGGCAGCTTCTTTTGCTCGGCGTCATATACCAAATTAGCTCTCGCAGGACCGAATGGGCCGACGGGATTATTGTAGCTCTGTCTGAAACGTCTCTGCGCGCTCTTATCGTTGGTTAACGTTATTCCCTCTAGTATCGCCGCAAATCCCTTAGAAGAAGTCGAAATGTCTTGACCATCACTCGAAAAGGCTTTAGAGCCCCTGAACTGATTGCCTATGAAATCCAGCGCAGCTCCCGTCCTAGCGAGTCCGGCCTGTTGAAACGCATCGTTAGATTTGTCGTTAAATGACGCGTTGATTGAGGCTTTTGTCGAGTTTTGATTGAATAGTAAAGTCTTGAGCGTACTTATGAGTTCTGCTCCTGCGGAGTCACTTACGCTAACGCCTTCAGCTTTCCCATTTTTCGCATTCTCCAAAGATGATAATAGTCTCGCGACGATAACAGAAGGGTCTCCGGTTTGCGCCTGCGCGAGAACTTCCCTCAAGTTGGCCTTAAACGCTATTCCTCCCTTACCTGAGACCGCCTCCTCGATAACTTGAGGAGAGACTGCCTGACTCAAGTTAACCCTTGCTTCGTTACGAGCTTTTTCGAGTTCAAGACTTCTTGAAGTTTCGATTTCTGCTTTAGAAATTCTGTAAGATTCTTGAATTTTTGAATCGCTAGATGTAAATGGCTCGTTTAACGACGCAATACCACGGAGTCCGCCAAAAGCCAGACCTGCGGCGGAAGAGCTTTTCTGAGTCACGAAGCTATCGTAAGCTGACGTAGCCCTCTGCGATTCTTGAAACGCGGTAGAAAGCGAACGAATCGAAATATAAAAAGCTTGAGCTGATTTCTGCGCGTCAGTAAACCTCTTTAGATTTTCTTGTCCAGTGATGGCGCTCAAGAACGCCTTGATGGCGATAGTCCCATTGGTCTCTGAAAACTCTTCGGGCAACGACGCTCCAGTTTGTTGCTTTACGACAGCGGCAATTCTAGCTTGGGTATTTTGATTAGGAGTCAGCGAAGCAGAATCGTTAGCACTTGTATATTGAGCGGCTTTTAGTTTATCACGCAATTCTGACAGTTGAGAGTTGTCGAGATTATCTAGAATGCCGGTTTTTTGGATTAGGGCGGAGATTTCTTTATAAGCATCTTTATCGTAGTTACTTGAACTAAGCTCGTCCGTTTTCTTCAAGCCGGTGGCTCCAGCGACGAAGTTAGCAAGCGAAGGAAGTCCCAATCCTGAACCCACTCTCTCGAAAAAGCCTCGGTTTTTGTAAGCCTTTTCTTGATATCCTTTAGATACGGTAGAAAGATTTGCGAATGCAGCTTCTTTTTCTTGCTCTTTGGCTATGTCTATTTGTATTTTAGCGAGAGTCTCTTGGTCGCGATTCGCCGCGAGAAGCTTGGACTGTAATTCCTTCGGAGTTCTATTGAACGCCTCCTGTTCAGCTTGCTGCGCTCGGAAAATAGCAGACTTAGAGGCTCCGCCTTTGATTAAGTCATCAGTCTGCGATACCGCGACCGAGAACCCAGAAAGCGACTGAGTCACTTCAGCATGCTTCGCGGTAAGCTTTTCGCTCTCTTTTGCTAAGTCCTCAAAAGTCGTCCCTAGTTTGCCTAAATTGAATAACAAACTACCAACCGCAGCAGCAGCTCCAACGTAAACGTTGCCTGTTGCAGAAAATGCACCTAAGCCAGTAGAGATGGCTTCTCCAGCGGCGTCGACTCTTCTGCCCGTCTTTCTATCAGAGATAGTATCTCCACCAAACTGACTAGATATAGCGCCACCTAAGAACGAAACGCCAAGGCTTCCGTATATCGCCCTTTGCTCCCATTTAGCCTTGGACTCCCTGCGTTTTTGATAAGCTTCGCCCTCCCTCTCCAAGGCGAGTTGATTTCTGCGAGTATCTTCTTTGTCTTTTCTTATAGCCTCCTCTTTGTCCTTAGACGGGGCTATGTCTCCCCCGTCAAGAAAGCTCTCGGAGCTTGAAACAGGAGGAGTGACGACCTTCGGAGCGGTTGGCGTATTTTTAGTGTCGGTCCCAGCGGAAGTGCTGGCCTTTTTGTCTGCATCGGCTACGGCATTGCCTATTTTTTGTCCAAGCTCGTTTGCATTTTTAACCTCAACAACGACAATTCTATCCGGCAGATTTGAGCTGCTAGGCATCAATAAACCTTCGTCGTCTTCGGTCGCAAAGTTAGGAACGTAACCTCTTGATAGATACTCTTTTCCGCTTCCTGCTAAGCGAGGATTTCCGCCTCTTCTAGAAACTCTGGCAGCGCCTATTTCAGGCAGAGCTAATGGTCCCTCGTCTCTGACGTTTGTTACTGAAACTGGCAAATGTCCGCCGAGGTTTACTCTCGTATCATCCAAAGAGACGCCTGTTCCAGAAACTTCTCTAGAAATCGCTTCGCCGAGACCAGGAATCTGAGAGGTAAGACCGCTCGCGATAGCCTCTCTCGCTGAAATTTGAGAGGAGCTAAAATTAGGAACGAATCCGCGCCCCTTGTATATGGCGGGGTTCAATTTTGCAGTTCTGGACAGGACTGAGCCGAAAGTCTCTCCTTTTCTGGTTTTTTCGTTGAGAGCCCTTCTCAGCTCCGATGGGTCAGAGATTATCGCTGGCAGGGCTTCGTCGAGGCGCGACACAAGCTCATTAGCGACGATACGGCTGATGCTAGGAGAAGCTCCTGTTGATTTGCCACGGCGCTGAGAATACTCAAAGGCCGAAATCTTTAATTCTCCACGGGTTATCCAAGAGGGCAATGAGGCTTTGAAATCTCCAGACCTAAGTTTTTCAATATTCGCTGCCGAGACGTCTACCGGCTGGTTTGAGGACGGCAGAGGTGAACCACTCAAATATTGCCTAAAGAAATCAGATTCAAAAGTTTTGCCACTACTGTCGGGGCCGTTATCGCGATAGCTACGAGACTTTCCGGCATCGGTCTTCAAACTGAAAACCGCGCCAGCGTCGACAGCTAAACCGTGCATAATGCGGTCGTTACCTTTCTTAGCTTGGTCTTCAAATATGGACTGAAGCACCGCTCCAGCCTCGCCTCGCCCAGCTAAACCCTTCATTAGATTACCGTATCTAGCAGAAATACCGGCGTCATAAGCCACGCCGTTCACGGTTGGAACTCTTAGTTTTTCAGCGATGTCCTCTTTGCCGTATCCGTAAAGCTGAGTCCCAGCCTCCAAAGGGCTAGCATAACCATCACCTATGCCGAAATTAAAAGTCTCAGGCGTAAAAACCGCCAAATCTTTAGCGGGAATTCTAACGCGAGGCATGTGGCCTTGAAAACGAAGCTTTTCAAGGAAATCGGCTGGCAGTTGCTCTGAGCGCTTCGTAGGCGCGGAAAAATAATTCGCAAAATTAGGGACGAACCCGCCACCAAAATCTAAAACAGAAAACTTGCCCGTGTTTACGTTACCGGCAACATTATTAAATGTTACGTCGTTTAGATTTCCGAGACCCTTGGCCTTTAGCGATTTCTTTGCTTTCTCCAGAATGGAAGAAGCTTCCTTACTGGTCATCGTTCCTGCGGCTAAAGCCTCCGATAGCTTTGGCATCAAAACTCTTTCGGCCACATAAGAACCGTCTTCCCTAATATCGAATACTTTTGGTCCGAGGCCCAAGTCTCCAATAGACTTCTGCAACGCTGGCCGCGTACGCCTTTCTCTGGCCATAAGCTCCCTAACGTCGTCCAGCGTCATGAACTTAGAAACAGAAGGATAAACCTCTTCAGCAGAACGAGGAATGCTTTCTATTCCCTTTTCGTGAGTATATACTCGGCGATATGAGCCTTTTCCAATTAGCTCTTGCCCGCCCGGCATGACGCCTTTCGCGGCATATTTTCTGCTAATAAGGTCAGAGATAGACGCGTTAGGAGGAACTATCGCCGGTTCTCCGGTCCCTGCAAAATTAGGGATTACAGTCTCGCGGGTGTTGTAAACAACCTCAGTGCTACGTCCGTCAATACGCGCCCGCATAGAGCGCACCTCAGAAGGTGATATGTTATACCCTGCGCGTTTTGCACTAGCGACTTCCCCCATTGCCGCGATAGGGTCTACAAAATTAGGCACGAATCCAGAAGCTTTTAGCTTAAAATTTCCATTTCCTTCAGACGAGCCTTTAGCTCCTAACGAGTTGAGTAGCGCGGCTGAGCCTCCTACTATATTTGTTTGTCTCGCTCCTGCAAGTTGTAGTTCTTTTGTGTGTTCGGAAAGAATACGAACAACATCTACAGTACTTTTAGCTTTTGTAAGAATCTGGTCATATAGGTGAGGCGTCTGAGCTAATACGGCGTTTATGTCCTTCTGCAAGGCTAGCTCGTTACGAGAAACGCTACCGATATTAAGAACCTGCTGCAACGACTTCGCCGCGAAACCGGAAAACTGAGCTAGGAATTTAACACCCAAAACGGTGACGGCTTGCAAGACCGGCCCCGAGATAACTGAGCCCAGACCTTTCAATATGGCGTCTCCCATGCTCTTACCACTAGATTCTAGATTCGTGCCCGCGACGACTTCTGAAAATCCTCCAAATATCTTTTCCAAAGCGGGAGCGAAAGCTGTCTGAGTCGCCGCAGAAAACTTAGAAAAATCTACCGACGCCCTATTTTTAAGAGCGGCTAATGATTGATTGAGAAGGTTATTTCTGGTCGTAGCCTCGTTAGTCGTATTGTTGGCTACGTCTAAGGAGCTTTTATAAATCGAATATTCCGAGCCCAAGTCCTTGAGAAGAGCTTTCAGAATGTTTAACTGACGAACTCCACCGACCGCTTCGGCAATGTAAGACTGCTGAGAATCGCTAAGGGTATAGAACCTGTCAGCAAGGGTCTCCATCACCTGCATTGCTGGAAGCAACTGACCTTCTACGTTCTTTGTGGCGATACCTAGCTGACCAAGCTTCTCGATGGTGTCAGAACGCTCAAGACGAGTAAAGATGGTCTTGAAAGCTTCACCGATAGTCGCGCCGCCTCGTGCAGTTCTCTGTTGAACTGCGGTAACCGCAGCAAGAAGTTCATTAAGACTGATTTTCGAGTCTTCAGCGACGTTACCTACGCGGGATATAGCTGTGGCCAAGTCAGCCGAGCTTACGGCGAAAGCGGCGTCAACATTCGCGAGACGGTTCACGACTTCCCAAACTCCTAGAGCCTCTTTCGTGAAAGTATTGAGAGTTCCAGTCAAAGCCTTTACAGAGTCTTGGACTTCCAAACCCGACAAACGCGTCAAGACGAGCGCTCCGTTCGTTCTCGACAACGTTTCCTCCATTGAAAGACCTTGACGAGCAAATTCCTTAGCGGCGTCGGCAACCTGAGAGAAGGACGAGCCTGTATTTTTTGCGATATCGAACAGACTATCACCAAACTTTTGGAGGTTTCCGGTAGACGCCTGCAATATAGCATTGATGTCAGTAAGTTCTCTGTCGACGAGAACGGCTTCCCTGACCATCGCTTTCATGGCGGTTCCTACGCCAGCAATCAGGCTTGCCGACGCACCGAACGCGACGACACGCGCATTAGCAGCTTCGAGAGACTTTTCAAACTCGGAGGCTTTTCCGCTTAAGTGACCAAGCGGCTGAGCGTCGAATTTGATTTTGTAAGTCTTTCTCTCCAGTCCGGACAGATAGTTGTCGACCTTGGTGCTCACTGGCACCATGTCTAAATTAGCCTGTATGTTAGTAACGCTAGTTGGCATGACGAATCCTTATACCTATAGCTTATTTACACCTTATTATGACGACGCACCACGGGAAATAGACATTAACTCATCCATAGTCAGGCCCGTTGAGCCTTTTTTCTTGGCTATCGCTGCCAAATCTACGACTTTATTCGCGACACCCAATTGCTGTAAATCTTCTTGAGTCGCTCCGGCGATAGACACTGACCCATTGCCAGACTTAAGCGCTTCACGACTGTTCTTTTCCGCAGTATACCAGTTGACGATTTTTTCTGGGTCGTCCATTATACTGTCAGGAGGTCTGTTTTCTGAAGACAAAAGCGCAGAAAAATAAGCGACATAATTCATCAACTCTATTTGATAAAAGGTCAGACCGCCTATAGCTTTGCCGAAAAAAGAATATGGCTTCTTGCCAGCTAGATTGAACATATTTTGCACAAACGCGGCGACCGAAAGATTCTTAATGTTCACGTTCGCGAATTTAGACATCGCGGCGTTATATGCCGCCGTCACGTTAGTTACCTCTCGATATTGTAGCGTATCGAACCTTTCCGGTGGAAAAAGCGGGACTTCCAACTTTTTGTCGCAGAACATCATTAGTTGGATATAGACGTTATTCAATCTAGCCATCGCAAGAGATTCCGCTGTCACACCTAAAGCTTCCTCGCGCTCAATTTCGACGCCCCGAATGTAACTTTCGGCATCAGCGATAGATTTGTCGATGCTGCATATCTGAGAAGGTAAAATCAGACACTTCTTCGTATCCCTCAATTGACGAAGCTCTTCTCTTTTTATTTCTAACTCTTTGTCAGTAGAGTCTTTCCAGAAACCGCGCTCTTTAGCGATAGCAAGTGCTGACGCCTCATTCGGGACGCCTTTAGAGACGATGTCTTCAAGAATCTCTTCGTATCGGGCATCCAGCTCCGACTGCTCCGAAGAAGAGACGTGACGGATGAACGCCCTATTTCCACTTATCGGGTCAATAAAAGGCGTATACCCAGAGAATATCTCAGAGTAAACCCTTCGCAAAAAAGCGATAGACTTCGCTGAAGTCTCGCTCATCCTGTTTTACTCCGCAAGAAGCTTAGAGTCCCTGTCTATTTCTTGCTGAGCTTTCTCGAAATCCTCTTGCGACTCGGCTCGGCCATAATACCAATAGGAAACAGAAATGAGACACTTAGAAATAACGTTTTGATAGAATTCCGTGTCTTCCTTAGTTAAACCCTCGCCCTCTAAGAGTGAATGATACTTGTCTGATTTTTCTTCTGTCGTTTTTCCTGGAAATAGAGCCACCCATTCGCCTTTATCATTCTTAATCTGGCTAAGTTCAAAAAGCCACCAGAGGATAGTCTTGTTGCGCGCTCGGTTTTCCGCCGTGATGTCGTAGATAGACATCTTGCTCATCTCCCAAGACTGAAGTTCATGCTTCAACAGCGCCAGCTCTTTTTGAATCTTGGCGAGAGACTCAGTATCCTCTTGGGTTTTGTCCTGCTTCGTGAGCAAAGAGTAATACTGCGACTCTTTTTCGCTCAAGGATTCATAAAGGGACTTCTCTTTGGATTTCTGCCCCTCTGCCAAAAGACCACCATCATCGAGAAAGCGCTTTTGCAAAAGCTGACGGCTCATCAGACCGGCCTGAATGCCCTTGCTTACCAGCACGTTGTAATAAAGTTCAGCATCGTCCATTTGGCGGCGAGTAGCTACGGTCAGTCTAATTGAGCGGTCTACAAAAGACGGCTTTTTGGTTATTACTGTCGTTTCGTTGCCAGACTCGTCGACTTTGACTTCTCTGTCATCAATAATCGTCTTCTGAGGGAAGACGAACTTATACATTTCCTTTGTCTCTTTATTGCTCATGTTCTTATACCTTGTTATTGAAAGTCTATCTTGAATCTTAGAATTTGGTCGCTAAGACCACGAATCGCATCATTGCCATAATCCAAAACCCTCTTTCTTAGATGCTTGAACTTATTCTCCGTGAAGCTATCAACTGCCTCGACGTTCACACCTGAGCCGTCAGGAAGCGACGCGTTGATTTTCGACAAGATTTCTTGGTGTTCGATATACAAATCCTCCAGACAAGAAAGATAGTATTTATAAATCGAAGACACCTGCTGCCTAATTTGAAATAGGCAAAGTTCCTTTGCTTTGAGATTATCGCTCATAATGTTCCTTTTACCGTACGGTATTACACAAAAAATCTCTGGCGGGAAATAAGTACAAAAAGAAAGCGGCCATAAGCCGCTTGCTTTTTTGAATTTAACCTTTTGACTCTTAGTTAGAGCCGTCGATGAATAGACCGCGAGTCGTGTCTTGAGGGCCACCGACCTGAGCGGAATACTTGAGAGAGGCTCTCGTGTTAGGTCCGATAGAGGTCGAGATGTTCTGCGAGTCCAGCTTAGCGCCCTTGAGGGTATAGCGCGCCTTCATTACGCCGTATCCGGTGCAGGAAGGAGCATAAAGCGTCACTGAGAGGTCGTAAGAACGGTCGTTGCAGATGATATCGGCCAGCGAGCCAGTTCCGAAATCCTGAACGTTAGTTTCGATATCCAAGCTCGCCGTAACAGGGAAAGTTACAACACGAGCGAATGGGAAACGGGAACCGAGGCACTGAAGGGGCTCGCGTCTCATATCAAGGCCAAGATTATAGCTCTGGATACAGTGATTCTGAATACCGAACGCGCCAGAAACGTTCACTACGATTTGACCCGGTTGAAGCGCCGACAACTGTCCTGCCTCTCCGGTCTTTGCAGTAGGAACAGTAAGAGTGTGAGCTAGTAGCTGTCCGTTCGTAACGTTTACGGCGGGAGTGATGATACCGCTAGAGCTAACGTCGTATTTGACGTGCGAAGCTTCGAGTCTTAGCGAGGCCGAAGGAATAGCTCCGACGGCTCCTTGGGTGCTGTAAGAAGAAATGAAAGCGTTGCCGAAACCGATAACCCCTCCGTCCGTTCCGGTGTAACCGACAGCGTCGTTACCCTCGGGAACCAATCTCACCAAGTAGTTCTTGTCGGATTGCGTTCCGTCAATCAAATAAGAGATAGCGTTAGCTACCGCATCCGTGCGGAAACCAACTGCGGTTTCGTTCCAAATACCGGCGACATGGTAATTCAGGTCGAGAGACACTGACGGAGCGTTCAGAATGATACGGTCAAGAGCGGCTAGCTGACCGGCTTGGTTAATGTCTTCACGAGCAATCGAGTCGGACCAGTTACAGGCCGTAATACGGTGTAGCTGGGAAATACTTGTGACCGCCCCAGTTGCAGGGGAATTGGTGACGAAAACGGCTTGCTGGTTATAAATTTGGCGCTGTGACATAAGAGGTTAAACTTGTACGAAATTGTAAGTTACGAAACATTTACACGAAGAAGAGGCAATGTGAAAGATTTTTATAGTCTAGGAGTCCTTAGTGCTGATATATTCACATCAATAAAGCCCCCACGGACTTCTGGGCCGATTAGATGGTTGACATCCTCTCCGAATTCGGAAATCCTGACCTTGCTAACCTCGCAGAGATTGGTATTGGCTTGCAAGTTAGCTTGCAGGGCGGCAGAATAGTCAAAAGTCAATCCGGCATTGACGTATTTCAGACCTCCTAGCGCGTTAAATGGTAGCAGATTTGAAGGGAAAACGGACATCATCTTTTTCTCTTGGTCTCTGAAAAGACCACAGACGCCATCAAATAGATAAGAGTCTTGAGACAGAAACACTAGGCGAGCCTTTGTTTCTGTTTTATCAACTCCGCCGAGGCACCAAGGGGCATTTTCGCCAGCGGAGTATTTTATGTAAATGATAGGTCCAGCGGTTTGCTTTTCAGTGTCGGGAAGCTTCTCTTCGTCTCGGAATGTAGACGCGTATTTGTCTTGGAATACTAGTTGGGCCTCGGTCAAAGACGAAAAACGAACTTCGACCTCTTTATAGCTGTAAGTCGCAGACACGGAGGCAACAGCGTTAGACTTTTTTACCAATACCCTACCGTTATTGTAATCCAAGATATTATCAGAACTTCCTGAGATTTGTCCAACATGAAGGTTTGTCGATACTCCGTTTATGGTTGCCGCCTTCGGCACGGTAACGCCATCTATCGACTCATCATAAACTAACTGATTTCTGCGACATTTGAACGCGTCGTAGCCGCCAATTTTAGTTGACACTTTTTGGAAATTAGACGTTTCGGTCTTAAAGGCTTTACCTAAATCGCAGAGTACATAGTCGACCCACAAACCAATCGAGGCTTTAAGTAGTACATCAAAATTCTCTTTCATATTTATTCTAAAGCCTCCAGCAAACTATTAAAAAGAACGCTCATGTATGGACGCGTGTGAAACTCGCCCGGCAATTTTGCCGAGTCGCTTTGAATTCCGTATCCAGAACGCGAGCTTCCTGCTTTCTTTATCAGTGAAACGTAGCTGCCGAATCCGGAAATACCTTCTTCTATTCCTGTAACCCACGATAGTCCCGGCTCGAACGGTAGAGGAGACGCGTCTTCAATCTCTTCAAGAGGTATTTTGATGCTATAAGATATGGCGATATTACGGATTCCTACCTTTTTCGTGAAGGGTCGTAGCGTGAGTCCTTGCTCTATGGCGGACAAAACATCATTAATAGGCTTACTTCCTTCAGGAAATCCAATAAAAGAGAACAGGTTTCCTCGACCGTTTAGTGTTCCCGATATGTTCGACGCGGTAGGACCAGCTAGGATTTCTTGCGTGACTGGGTGCGCCAAGAAGTCTCTAATCAAATTCTTTTTGGCCAAATCAAACTTACCGCGATAGGTCTGGGCTAGTAAAGACTCCGGCAGACCGTTCGCGTTCAGCGAGTTCATTAATGACTGGTAATCAATTTTGGCCATTTTAAGCTTCGATGTCTATCCAAAAATCATAATATTCCGCACCCAAAATCTTGCGTCGCGTAGGTCCAGCCACAATAACGTAATGCTTTCCATTCAATGAGATTGATTCGCTTTTGCTTACTAAGTCTAAATTCGAGCTTTCGATGTTTATCTTTGTTAAGTTTTTTGACTTTATGAATCTCGCCTCTCCGATTTGCCCGATAACCTCCGATTCCTTCATAAGATTAGCGGGTTGGACTGTTGCCCAAATAGCGGTCGAGACCGGAGAGTACGTTTTCGTTACGCCTTCTGAGATATTCTCCTCGCTATATGCGAAATTAAGAGACGGGCCGTCGGAAATACTAGAAGTCTCCGGTTCGGACCAAACTAGAATCTGCTCTCTTTTGAACTCAAACGCCGCATGTCGCATGGCTTCGACTTCAGCTTTTTCAGAAGTGGAAAACGTCATTTTAGTAAAAATCGCGACGACTGCGCCTATCCTCTCCAATGTAGTTAAAAACCTCAGTATAAGGCAACTCACCGGCCACCTGAATCGGTTTAGCGGCATTGAGCTTAAACGTCCCGACTAGCCTGTCTAACCCAGCCTCAGTATCTCTTTTCAGACTAAGAAAGACTTTAGCGATTTCATTTCTGTTAACCTTTTTCACTGTTACATCGCCCTCTTTCATTTCCAATATTGACGAGTCGTAACCTGCTGCGCCTGCGTGCGCAGCCGTCTTTCTTGTATAATAATTCAACTTATACATCTCCTTGTAAACGTCGCAAGCTTCAATCGAATAATCCCCGCTGAATTCGCCGCCATCGTCTATCGCTAATGATATCTCTAGCCTGCTATTCAATCTGCCTAGATTGGTTCGCAGCCAAAAAATCAAACTCGCAATGGAAACATCATCGGGGGAGTCGAGTTCTCTGTGTATTTGGTCGGCTAAAGATGCAACGTTCATATCTTCTCTTTACACCTAGACGGCCAAAATTAAGGAAGGACTCGAAAATATCCCTCTAAAAGACGCTCAGTCAAGTTTCCGCTAGTGGCATCTACGAAATAACGATGTTCAGAAGGCGGCACTCCTGTATAAATTCCGGTAGCAAAGCTCAAGTCTAAAGCTCCAGATACTCCCGAAGGAATGGAACAGTTAAGTGCTGCTATAGCCGATTCTCCATACTGAGGGAAGATGTCCCCGATACATCCACTATATCCGCTCAGATTTATCGGAAGTCCAGAGTCCCCAGTGACGAGAACTCTAGCCGAAAACGGAAGCAAAAAATAGCAAGACAGGTCGAGACGCATCTTTATGCCAAAGCGTTGCCGCCAATTGTTTCAAGAAATCTTCGCAGCTCGTCAGGAACCTTATTGCTCGTAGCGATAGAGTTCACCCTCTCGAACTCTCCTGCCGTAGCTACTAGCGCCGCATCTCTGCGGAATTCGCGCAACAGAAGTTCAATCATCTTAACGCGATTCGTATGAGGCTGTAGACCCACTCTAATAGCCTCCCTCTGGATGTCGATTATGTTCATCAAATTCAGCTCGCCCTTAAACTCCTCTTCAGTTTTAGCGGAGAACCTTCCTGTCGAAGGCCCCTTGATAAGCTCTTCTAGTGTTCTTGCTGTTGGGCCTACTTCCTTTTTACCGTTGGTTTGCTTCTTTTCTTTGATTGATGACCTTTTCATAATTTGATTCCTTGTGTTCGAGGGCTTTACACGAAAAGACTATAATAGGGAAAACAAAAAGCCGCCCGAAGGGCGGCTTTTGTGATGTTTTTGAGAAACCGTTCTTAACTTAGAGAACCAGACCGACCAGAGGACGGGCGTTGAGGACCATACGACCCTCAGTGATTCCGCCGACCTGACCGATTTTGCCGCTGCGTGACGTGAACTGGTCGTCAGGCTGAAGCGAGAAGGTGCTTCCCGTTTCTGCGTCTTCTTGGATTGCGCGGTAGGCGAAATCTTGGCTTCCGTCGATTGCTAGAAGGACTTCATTAGCGTCCTTATCGAAGGTAACCGTTCCGGCGACGGCTGGGTCAAGCTTAGCGATGGCCGTTGAACCAATCTGGTTCTTGAACAGGATGTTGTAAGGCATCCCCTTGCCGAGTTCGACAAGCTCAATCAGGTTCACACCGAAGAACTCAGGAGCCTGTGCGGTAGCGAAGATTTTCTTACGCTCTTCGTCAGGCAGGGCGACGACGCCCGAATATTGAGTTCCAGCGACGTTGTTAGCGCCCTTGCTGTTGACTGGGTTGTAAGCCAGCGCACGGAAACTTTCCATGACTTCTGGTGAAATCACCAAGTCAGTTGGACGAGAGGAAACTCCAACAGGAGTTCCGCCTGCCCAAGAGCGGTTCAGCCTGCGGAAGAAGGTCAGCAACTTGTTGTAGTCAGTCAAGCTGAAAGCTCCAGCGTTTTCAGAAGCCCAGACGTGCTTCTTTGCGTTTGTTTCCGCCTTTGCGAGAGCAGCGAAGAGAACCATCCAAGCGTTACCCTGCGTCTTGACGAGCACGGTATTCACCAGACGCTCAAGAGCGCGAGCGATGACCGGCAGACGGGTCTGACGAGCATACTTCGCTAGATAGGACACCGCAGTATCGAGATTGTAGGTGTGGAAACGAACTTCCTCGATTGGCTGGTGAACGGTGTTAGTAGGAAGACCGCCCGGCATCGCCTGAGACCAGATAGAGAAGTATCCTTCAGGGGTGTCAGTGAAGAGTTCCAGAGGGAAGGTCGGGTCACTGTCAGCGGCGAATGGCATATCGCGATAAAACGCGGTAGACGTATCGGCCTGAGAGAACACTTTGCCAAGGGTGGGAGCGAGCAGGTTAGCAAACGTTTCCTGTGCGGGAACGGAGATAGCCTTGTCCTTGTGGCCCATCGCGGCGATGAGCTGCAACTGTTCGGGAGACTTATTGAATTGGATTTTCATATTTTTGTTTTTCTAAGAGCGTAAGTTGTTAAGATTAACGAGCGCGGTTGAAGTCGACAACGACCAGCGCGTCGCCCTTTGAATCGAGTGCGCCAAGGCACTGACCGAAGACATTTGCGTCACCGGAAGCGCTCGCGGAGCGAACACCCCAATCACCATTGTCGAGAGCGACGACGGCCTTGCCCGGAAGAGGAACTTGGCCGGATGGCCAGTCGCCAACGAGGAACAGACCCTTTCTTACTACCGGAACTGCTTCGCCAGAGCAGACGACCTGAGCTTCGGCCTTGCGGGTAGGGTCGTGCTTAAAGGAGACGCCCTCGAAGTTGACTTCCTTGACTTCAAAGCGCAGGAATCCGAGAGGAAGTTCGCCGCTAGAAACGCGAGTTACCTTGTGAGGCACTTCCCAACGAGGGATATAGGCGTTCTTGATGGTGGACATATCTTGGCTAATCGTGAGGTTAGCGTCGTTCAAGAAGCCCGAGCCCTTGACCTTGACCAGAGTGCCTGCGGCACCAGTCGCGGTGTCAAGCGCGAAAAAGTTGATAACGTCGTGTTCGGAGTAGTCGTTTAGAGGACGGATTTTCATAATGGGATATTGCTAAAGTGTGTTATTAGTTTCTGGTTACGATTGTGAGACCTCCGCCAGCTTCGGTTGAAAAAGCCTTGCGAAGAGTTTCGGAAATTGGTTCTGGAGCCTGAGCGGCAGCGATTGCGACAACTGGAGTCGCTGGCTGTTGGACTGCGGCGACCGCTTCTGCGGCGACACTTCTGACGTCGGCTACTGGAGGAATCGGAGCGGTAACGGAAGCGACAGTCTGGCTCTTCGTTACGACCGCTTCGCGCTTTACTGCGAAAGGTTCAAAAACGGAAGTCTTCCAGTTCGAGAACTGAGTTTCGTCGAGGTCTTTGATTTGGCTTGCGATGGCAGTCCTCTGAGGAACTGTCAATACGAAGGACTCATCAAGAGCCGACATGCGGTTATTAAAAGCTTCTGCGGCGGCTCGCTGCGCTTCGGCGAGCTTGAGTGCTTCGAGTTCGGACTTAAGTGAACCCAAACTTGCGAGCGCTTCATTTGCTTTCTTTTCGGCAGTAGCGGCGCGTTGGGCTTCTTCTTGAGCCTTCTTGTCGTGAGCTTCGACTAGTTGCTGAATTTCTGTTTCGATTAGGCCCTTAACGCTAGCGAGAGTATACTGCTTTGCGTCTTCTTCGGTAAGTGCCTTAATGTCGGCTAGAGAATTGAGAGTGTTCATTGTGCTATTAGTCATTACAAGCTCAGGATGTTCTTGGGAAATGTTTTTTGAAGAATCCTCAATTATATTTGCGTCTGTAGTAAGTTTTTTATTGGGAGCATCAGCTACGAGACCGGCTACTTGTGCGGCTGGTTGATAAGTCAAAGCCGCCCCGAGAGGCAACACGCCGTTATTGATGAGCTTGAATACTCTGCGTCCATCAGGCGCGACACCTCTTCCGCCTTCGGTGATAAGATATGGGGTGTATTTTTCTATATCAGCTTCCGAAGTTAGAATTTCACAATCAGACAACTTCCTAGACGAACCCAAAGCGATGCTATAGGAATCAAAAGCTAATTCCCAAGAAATACATATACTCAAGTAATCTTCGCTGTCAGGGTCGTTCGCTATTACTATTTGTTTAGCTAGCGCGGGATAAGCCACTCCATAAACGAATCCCGATAGGGCGATATTGAAAGGCTCGGTCATTCCCTCAATTTCTTCGTCTGGAATAATCTCAGAGCCTTTGCCTAATCTATATTCAGGATGAAACTTTGTATAAAAAGCGTCTTTCCAGTGGCCGACGACCGTTTTGCGGTCGTGCTCGACGTTCATGAACTTATTAGCGAAGCATCTTTTCAGGTTGAGACCGGTTGCGGTATCGACCATCTCGTCTCGAAGATTCGCGTAGTTAATAACGCAAGCGTTTCCTACTACAGGAAGAAGGTCTTGAAAGTCGTCGACCTTTTCGTAAGTAGGAAGGATTTTAGAGAGCCCATCTAAAGAGGCTATCGAAAGCTTTTTATCCGCGAGACCACCGAAATCCGCATCACATCTAAGTGAGGCGGAGAACCGAGCTTTGTATTTGTAGCTTTCTGGGTCTTTCACTTACTTGATTGAGAGAATAGTCTCGACAGGTTCTCCAGTGCTAGCATACACGACCTTCTTTTGAACTTCGTAATCGCCGTCTAGTCCAATGGCCTTGAGTGCGTCTTTCATCAAAGAAGGACTAAGAATAGCGGGAAGATGACCTTGTTCCTTGTGGGTCCAGAATGATTCCTGCAAAGAAGACAGTCGGTCAGACAAATACTTCGTCATTTCGTCGATGTAACGATAAACGCGATTGAGGTCTTCATAAGACACCTCGGGGCGTTCTTCCGAATCGCACTCCGCGATGCAGCAGTCGGCTTGAGTCTGATATCCAGGAATCTTGGAAACGACAGCTTGGAGTTTAGCTAGCTGGGAGATGGAATCTTTAATTACTTCAGGAATGTTCATATAGCAGGAGTTACACTTAATAGGCTTCAGAGGGAAATTAGCAAATCTTGCCTTTTCCAGTAACGGATAGCGGACAGGACATATTCCAATTGCCCTTATCTATCTCACCCAAGAAAAACTTAGGACGAAACGTGCAAGTTTTGAGCGCGCCAGAGGCTCCAGCGAACCAGCTTAATCGAATCTTCAAATACTCAGTTATCCAAGCCTTTTCGTCGCCACCCTTGCTTGGGGTTTTCTGTGACATTCTTTTTGTGACTCTGTCACTCATTTTTCCGCTGTGCAGATATGAGTCCACGGCAACAGCATAAGAAAGAGGAAGCTTAAACCCGTTATTCTCTGCCCAACTAAGCGCCGGAGAAAGGTAAACCTCATTGAAAACCTCATCTTGAGCGTCTTTCATTTTCTGCTCAATAGAAGAATCGCGCAACGCCTTAATAAAGGCAGAGTCCTTATACAGAACGGCGCTACCCATCTTTGACTTATACGCTGCGAAAAACTGAGACCTATCTCCGCCCTTCTGGATATAGCGCTGCAAAACTTTCCATAAATTGCCACCGTCCTGCGTAAATCCTCTTGCTAGAGTAACTTGCTTACGACTATTATTACCGTCTGCGTAAATATACACAGAGCGGTAGTCGGTATTAGGTGAACCGCTATCGTTCTCTGCTAAATTCAGAAACGTGGTGTAGGTGCGAATATATGCTGGCGTCGTAGCTGGATTCATAATTAAGCCTCCTCTTCGTCGTGTTTAGAGTCAGGGTTAAAAGGTCGCCTTTCAGGAGCGCCGACGTCTCCTTCTATTATGACGTGTTCAAGTTTTTCGATTTTCTCATACTTCTTCTCGATGAGAGCTTTGCCTTCAGTCACTACTTGGGCGACTGTGTCGACTTTGAGGTCGTAAATCAACTTGCCTGTAACGAAGAACAGGACCAGAGCAGCGATGACATAAAAACAGTTTACTGTGATAGTCGTAAACGATGACACGGATTCCGGAGGAAGTGAATATAGATGCCAAACCGCCCACTGCCAAATACCAACTTCTACAGCGATACCCAACAGAGCTACCGTGATGCGCTGCCATGTTGCTGATTTTTTTAGTCGCCTTACCGGCTCTTTGAAGTCTTGGATTTCCATATGGTATTAGTTAGTGTTGAGTTTTACTTGCGGCGGAAGTAATTTTGTCTAATCCGTCGACAGCCTTTCCGAAAAACCTCGCCACGAATTTTACAATATTGACAGTGACGTTGATGATGCTTACTAAAATAGCAGGGTTGAAAACGCACAAAACGCCCAAAGCGAGAATAGACAACCCGAACAAGCCCCAGCTCCACTTAAATAAACTAGAAAGAAAGCTCTTTTCTGAGCGAGCTTTAGCTAGACTCTCACGAAGAGACTCTATGTCTTTCTCTCTCTGGCGTAGGGCTTCATCATTTAGCTTGACGGAAGCCTCAAACTCGCGCTTCTCTTCTTCCAGTTGCTTCTCCAACTCGGTATGGCCTTGAACCAGTTTATAAAACTCTGTAGAGCCTTCGATATAGACCGTTCTTCCGGCGAATTCTTGAGGAAGCACGACGACTGGCTTTCTCGCTTCAACATGAGGAGCGAGAAGTAAAAGAAAAGCTAAAATGAACACACTAATCTTCATAAATAGCCCTAATGACAGCCCGTTTTTCTGGAGGAGCTATAAGTCTAACTGTTTGACCGCTGTATTTTTTAGCCAAGTCAAATCTGCCCAACCGAATGCTATCATCAACGGCATAAGCGTTATAGCTCACCTGCTCATTGACTAATTTCTGACCAGCTCCGGTGTCACGCGTAGCACAGCCGGAGAAACTCAGACAAACTAAAAATGTAAAAAACGCGACTCTCACTATTTTATTTACACTACATACGAGTCCCGACTAAAACATTTACGCTGTAACCGCTCGAAGGAATAGCCGCAGTTAAGAAAATATCAAAATATCCAGTCTTTACATCAATGCCGTGAGCTATAATCGGCGAACCGGAAGGATGAACGAGGGTAGTCGTAACTACCGGTAAACTGCCAGAATACGGCGTTGGAAGCGTTATACGCTGAGATGATACTCCCGAATTGAGAGTTCTATTGAAGCTTTGGATATACCCACTGCTGCCGCTCGCGTTACTGAACACCGCAAACTGTTTTTGCAGATAATCATAAAGCTCGGGAAGATATATTTGAGATAGTCGAATTCTATTGTCCATCTGGAATAGTCGTTTTCGAGAGTTTGAGGGCGATAGCCGTTAGTTTATCCACTCCGTATTCTCCGATTATTGAATCAACTTCTTTCTCGAACTCGTCGGGAGCAACTTTGTCGGAGCCTATATAGTTAGCTATAGAGGTATGCCAATTTTCAACAGGTTCGTTGGCTACGATGACCTCCGTAAGACTCTTACAGGCTCTATTTTGAATATCGTTGAACTTTCTGACTTTGAAGGTCTTTCTTAGTTCTGTCGCCACGGTTTGATGAAGGTCATTTAGTTTCTCCAAGTTTTCCGCAAAAGCCTTGACGCCAAAACCGATAGAAGCGTTAGATTGGCCGATAGGAGTAATCTCTTTTGTAGATTGAGGAGCTTTGGAGCCTTGAGGTCTACCTCCTTTATCTGTATTATCGGAATTGCCAGACATCACTAACGGCGCGTAGAATCCGCGCTCCTTCTGACCGAGGAACTCCTCTTGGTTAGCAAGGCTTTCTTCTGGATTAGGAAGCTTTCCACCGTCGATAGCCTCAAAAAGCTCCTTTGGAGTGAGAAGGCCAAACTGAGCCAGAGTAGTGAACATCTTGCAGTATTGCAGTTCGTCCTTTAGATTCAATTCCTCGAATAGGGGCTCGGGACATGATTTTGCGTTAATAGCAATGCAGAGCCTCTTTATTTCAGGAATCAAAAAGCTGGTCAAGAAAGCCTGCCTAGCTTCCTTTAGCCGCTCAATAAAGACCTGCACTTTGATGCTAGTGTTCGCGAAAGCTTCGGATTGGGAGAACAGTATGGCGTTCAATCCAGCGGCGATATCCTTATCTAGCTGCTCATATTTTGCGGTGCCAAGGACTTTGTTAACATCAGGAATCAGCCATTCAGCTTTTACGGTGTAATCGGCCACCAAAGTCCTTACTAGAGACTCGTTTGCGAAAAGATTTTGTAGCGCCTGCATCGTTGCGGCGCTGACGCCTCCATCTTCTATCTTGGCTCCAGCAGTAATGAGAAGGAACGCTCGCTCTAGCTGCCTAGCTACGCGCATATCAATCGACTTCAACTCAAGCTTAGCGTCGATATCCCTTAAGACAGGAAACGCAAAAGGAACAGCAAAAGCTTCGTATGGCTGTTTTTTATAGAAGACAGCGACGATAGACTTGGGGTCCAGCGGCATCGAAGAAGAGACGTTATCTCTTAGTGCCCTTAGAGATTCGGGACTCAAGGAGTCTCTTATCGCTTTGTCGTCGGGAGTCTGGGGCTTGATGATTCTGGACAGTTCAAAAGAGTTTAGAATCTTTTGGTATATCGGCTCCTGAAGCGAGACGTTTGAGTCAATTTTGATTTCTTTAGGGTCTAATATCATGTATTTTACAGGGACTTTGGCGTCATCTCGAACCGAGCCGAAAGACTGAGCTAGCTTTAGTTGGTCGCTACGCTTAAACTGCCCCTCTAGCCTGTAAATGAAAACATTGCCCGAACGGAAAAATTCGCGGAAAAATTGCTCTCGCAACTGCCAAATATTGATAGTATCCCACCATCCCATGATGTAATCTCTGGTGCTTTTATTGCCCCCTTTTAAGAAAAGTCGGCTGTTGCAAAGCTCCGTCATCACGTCGATAATGTTCCTGAGTAACGGAAAGCCTCGATACGCTTTCTGGCATAGCATGATAGCGTCCCTAGCATCTACGGAGTCTCCTCCGTTGGAAGAAATAGGGTCAACTAATGTGCGGATATTCGGATAAAGAGAGTCGTTTTCGGATTGTAACCACTTGTTGACCCGCGACTTAGCTACAGAACGAGAAGCGGAAACCCTCATCGGCTTTTCGGTGTCTGCGAAAATCATACCTCTTCCGCCATCATCCGCCAAATCTTTCAGCGTGATATTGCTTCCGATAGATGCGGCTGTTTGTTTTTTGATGGATTTCTTGACTTTTGACATGATACCGTTAGCTATTTACACTGAACTTAGGCTTGCAGTCCGCCACAATCATAAATATACTGAAGGTCGGCTTTGAAGAAATCGAAATCGGCATAAAGCAGCTTAGGCACTATAATCTCCATGTCTTGACGGCTTTTCAAAAATAAGAACTGTAGGTTATTAAACGCGCTTAATAGCTCTCTAACACGGTGACATATGAACTCCGAAGAGGCTTTTGTAAACTTCACAGAACTAGAAAGATTGACTAAATCCTCTATAGGAGATTCGCACACGACGACCAAATTGCAAGACATCTCCGCCGCTCTTTTTATTTCGTTTTGGAAACGCTCAAACCCTCCAGAAAGAGTCCCGCATAAATCTGATAGGCTCTTCCTCTCTACAAAGACTCTCTTGAAATGAGAAATTGAGGCGTAATCTCCAAAGTCGAGCTTATCAGCGACTAATCGGAAACCACTGAATGCCAAAGGCTTCTGCTCTCTGGTATCTACCGTTATCTCAAAATCTTCCGGAATCTTTCCTGCGATACTGCGGATAGAGTAATCACGAGTCAGCTTCAAATCTTCGGCGGCGCATAAGGAGGAGTAATCCAAACCGATTTTGGCTATCTGGGCTGGAGTCAAGAGCATCGAAGTCCTAGAGTATACCGTATCAGGAGCGGTCGTGAGCTGCTTTCTTTTCTTGGCTAACTTAATCAACCTAGCGCAAATTTCTTCCTTACGGTTCGGATGACTTTTGAAAAAAGTAATCATGTTCGAGCGACTATTGAATAACGAAGAGAAGTACCAATCGTAACTCTTGAAAAGAATCGGGTCACCAGTCAGTAGGTCATGGCGCGGATGATACTGATGGTAATACTTCTCCATCGTCGTTTTGTGCTTGGACGGTAAATGCCGATGGAATTTAGAAGGTTCGACGAATTCTTCGCCGCAGATTTTACATTTCATGATGACTTTAGATAGCGAACGGCACGAAGCCCGACGAATTAACTTCTTTTAGGTTTAGCATGTCCGTATAGTGTTTAATCATCATGTAAGCCATAAGCATACAAGTATAATTATCTCGTCTCGGTTTAGTAGTTGACTTACTTTTGCGAATATGGTTGGGCAGGTCAAACTGCATATGGCCATTAGCAGTCGAGCTAACCTCAATCAAAGAAAGCTGCTTCTTGGTCTCATTTTGCCAGTCATCCTGCATGTCAATGAATTCCGATATCGAAATGTCTTTACCGGAGGCGTCAGGAGGAAAATACGAAGGCGGATGAGATATTGCCCGCTGGAATGCGGACTCGTCCATATTAAGTCTCGACGCCCACCAAACCTTCTTTTCTCCAATTCCGGCTTGTAGGCGTTCGTTCATCATACGAATCGTCGGGCTGGAGAACGGCTGTCGATAAACGTATCGGCGAGCTTGGACATTGTATTCGCTTTTGAACTTTCTTAGCTGCTCTTGGTAGTCTTTAGGGTCTTCCTTGTGGAGTTCCGCAGTCAGGAACGACAGCTTTATTCCCGCCTCTTGCGCTATCGAAGATTGATTGAACGAGTCTATAAATTCGGAACCGGACGCGTCAATAGTAATCCATTCTATGTTAAAGTGAGTGAGCAGATACAAGAGATACTTGTAGTGCTCGCTCAGATTGCGTCCCGCAACGCCGTAAGAATGCACTAGCGTCATCGACTTATTTTCTGCGTGTATTGCGTATACGCCAATAGCGAAAAAGTCGGAAGATTTAGATTCAGAATAGGAGGGGTCGATTGCCAGACCGTAGGACTCGTTAGATTTCCCTCTTAACAAAACCGTCGGCTCACTACCGTCAAGAACCGTGCATTCTTTCATGTTCTTCGGGTTGAAGAAGCTGTCTCCGCCATTAGAGAACATCGCTCTGTATTCTCGTTTGAAATAGTCGCTGTCCTCTCCACCATTGGCTTTTGCCGATTCAATGGCGGCGTGGTCGATGAAAGAGTCATCAGGTAGAGATTCATAAGATGACCTAACTACGAAATAAGTAGGAGGGCTTTCGCCTCGCTCTGTTATCTCGGGTGGCTGCATTATGTTGTTGATATAGTCCCTGTAGATGCTATACAGATAGTCAAAGTCGTAGCTTGCGGAGCTGCATATCAGATATTTGTTCTTCGGAAATGAAACTCTATCAGATTCAGTAAGGAGCCCAGCTTTAATTAGCTCATCCTCCGCTTCTTTCGTTTCCACCTCTTCGAGATAGTTCTGGCGAGCGGTCAAGAAGGGTCTGATAATCTTCTTCTGAATCTCCTCGCTAATCAACAATCCTTCGTCAACGAACACGACAGACGCTCTAGTTCCTCGGAGACCATCCCCAGAAGAAAGCGGTAGAGCGAAAATATCGGAGCCGTTGTCTAGTTTCCAAGACATGATGTCGTTCTTTTTGCTAGGCTCCGACGAGAAACACTCCCTTAGTAAGTGTGCCTTTTCTCCTTTTACCATCTTTTCGGCTTCGTCGAAGATTCGTCGAGCGCCTCGAAAGTTCGCCGAAATTAAGCAGATTTTTGCTCGTTGACAGAATATCGGGAAAAGAGTGCAAAACATCGCAATCAACGTAGATTTACCGTAACCTCGACCCGCGACGACTAATCCGTTGTCCCTCATAAACAGGGACTTGAGAACAATCTCCTGTTGAGGAAGAAGTCTCATCCCTGACATCAACTCGAATGTGAAGCCTAGATTTCTCCTCAGAAAGGTAGCTAGAGTTATCTTGGCCTTTTTATCGTCCAAGTTACCTTTAAGAAGCTTAGCGACCTGATTATAGTCAGAAATCGGTGCGATTAGTTTTTGTTGTGCTCCCTCTTCCCAAGCCATATTAGTAGTTCAGTAGCTCTTCTTTTCCGATTCCCCAAAGCTGGAATCTCAAGTCTTCCATCGTCTCTAGACGCTGGACCTCATCTTTGATTTTGTTTTTTCTAGCCTCCGCAAGCTTTATTAGCTGTAAGCGGTGCTCTTCGTTTTTCCACATCTCTACTAACTGCAAAACGCTAGCGGTCTCTTGCTTTCTCTTTGCCATTCTCTCAGAGCGCTTACCGCTCAAGGTATCAGAGATGACCTTTTGCCGTTTCTGGTTGTCGTCGATTTCTTTATACGTCTTTCCAATAGCCTCCACTATTGGCATCGGCATCTTTTTCGTCTCATCTAGCACTTCGTCTCGAACCGCGATGAGTCCCGTGAGGTCTTTCTGAAGCCTTTTCAGATTGACGATATCGGAACAAAGGTTTAGATAAAGGGTTATCTCTTCCTCGCTTAAATCGGGCTTGTCGTAACAGAAGCGGACGTATGCGGATTCAAAAAGCTCTCTTTCAGTTTTGTCCGTGTATTCCCTAATGCTGAAAAGGTATTGGTGAACGTGCATATACCTAGTCAGTGCGGTAATGCACGCTTTATTTTTTTCGGAAAGGTTCTTCGGGTCAATAGCGTCTAGCACATATTTGTTTATGCGGTAGACGGTCTGTTCGACGCTCCTAGGAGGGTTGTAGTCAGGGTTTTCGACTACATTACTCTTCATCCTCAATGATGGGTCCAGAGAGTTGTAGAAAGTGTTCACTACGCGGGCTTTAGCAGAAAGGTGCTGTAGTGAAGGGTCGTTGTAAATTTCTCTAGCTAGGGCCAACGCCGTGTTGGTAGCGGCATGATTGCGGATATACTCTTTGTGAGCCTCCGTAAGCTCCATATCATCAGTCTTCCTCTGGTATTCCTGAGCTGGCGTAGGAGAGATTTTGAGGGAGGCGAGATAAGATTTTACGGCTAATCCTTGACGACTACGTCCGTCGTAGTTCGGGCCGACTGATGCAACTATGATATCTTTGAGCTTGCTCTTTCCGGAGTTCCAGGCGTCTAAAGCTTTCTTCTTTTCGTCATCGGTCAACTCGTATGGGCCGGTTGATATAGATACAGCAGGAAGAGAGTCGTCCGCGAAAGGGTCTACTTCAAAATCGAAAGGTTCTCCAGCCATGAATTCTAATAAAGACCTTCTATTCCGTCGTTCTTAAGTATTTCGGAACCGTGTTTATACGCCAGCGCCTTGACTTGAAGTATCCTCTTGTATCCCCTTTTGCGCCCTGATTCTGTAGTCTTGAATCCTAATTCTTCAGCTATTTTGGCTTCATCCTGACCTTCGATATACAAACGCCTATAAACCTCCCACTCGCTTTGGGTGAGCTTCTCTTTAATCTTCGCGTGTAAGCCTTCTGCCGCCCTATCTAAATCGAGGGATTCTTGAGGAATGGCGCAGACTTCCTGAATATGGTTTTCTAAAGGAAGTGGCATCCTCACTTCGTGAGAGTGTCTTTTACTCTTGCTCCATTTCGCGTATAACGGGCACTCGACCCCTTGCTCGCCATACATAGAGCAAATGGAATTGCCAAGATTACACGCGCAACGATTGCACGGAGAGCTTGTCGACATATAAAGGTCGCGCAATAAGTTAATGAACTTTCTCTTGAAGATAGTGCTCACCCACCCACCCAAATGTCTCGCTTGGTCATATTTTGGCCACTGAGCGTTGATGTGGGCGATAATTTGCATCTTTACATCATCAAAGTCCATCATTAAGTCGGCTTTATACGTCCAACTTCCCCTCTTCTTTTCGATAATCGCCTCTATCTCTGGATAGCACTCCTCGAATGTTCGTGTATTAGTCAAAATAGCAACTTCTTCGGTTGAATTACTCATCTTCGCCAATGTCAATCACCGTTCTGCCGGATATCTTTTCGCGAAAATCTTCTAGGACTTTATTACTGCTTCTCTTCCTCTTCTTTTCTGACTGGAAGCCAGAAGGGCCTGTCCCAACGACGTCGCTAGCCTTAACGATTTCCCGCTCTGGAATGTTGATTTTTACTTCAAGTTTCTTTATGGAAGAGAAATCTACGAAATCTAATTCGTCGTCCAATGGTTCATCGTCATTATGATAACGCGGCAGTTTGGGCTGAACTTTTCTTACGGGAGCGACGGCGCTAGCTTCAGTGTATTTCTTTGGCGAGGTCGTAACGAAAGATGACACGTCTCCGTGACATTCAGAACATTTCTCCGGTTTCGAGAAATCGTATTTATTAGGCGAACCGCAAGATGAGCAGTATATTACAGGCATTTTTATGTTCAGTTTGTGTTTACACTATTTTCCTTCGTAATACACTTTTTTCAATAGGAGTTCCGAAATAAAAAACAAAATTATCGTTAGCCACGCGCCATAAAAAGCATCCACCAAACTACAGTAAGCATTAGCGCCGCAAATTATAGAAAGGAGCGCTGACAAGCCATGCGAGAACCCAGACAGGCATATCGGGCATCCGAGAAGCTTAGTTAACCAGCACGGAAAGACTTCTCGCAAAAAGAGCGGGTATTTGATGTCTTGCGGTAACTTTTGCCGCATTACGAAGGCTTCCCATTCCTTATTTTTGAAAACATTTTCAATTTTGAAAAGTTTGGCGTAGTCTATTAAGACAGTAGTGTAAAACCACGCGAGCATCAAGAAGGCTACCGCCGCACTAAATTTTTCAGTATTCATATTCACTTAATTATAAAGAAAAACCTCAGAACTTCAACCCATGAAGAGATTGATTCCTAAAGTTAAAACCCACACCTTCAACAAGAAGAAGTATAAACTTAGGTGGGCTAAACCGAGAGGATGCGATGGGTTATGTGACAGTCCAGAAGAGAAAGCTCCAGAGATGACCATTAATCCCCAAGCCAAGGAGCAGGAGTTCTTGGATACCTGCTTACACGAAGGTCTGCATGCCTGCCTTTGGTTTTTGAGTGAAGAGACGGTAGTTGACGTCGCTAACGACCTATCTTCTTTCCTTTACAAAGTCGGATTCAGGCTAAATCACGATGCGACTAAAAAGTAAAAACGTTACGAGACCTGAAGGCCAGAAACCTTTCATATTCAGAGTGTCCGTATATCGCCGCCAGCATCTCCTCGTCAATTTCATCGCTAGCTATCATTCCCTGAAGCCCCTTGCTTGAACTTACATTTTTTGGTTCACTTTTGGTATGAACGAAGCCGAACAGGTGATATATCAGGCCAGCCAATGCGTCTTCTGAGAATTCACAGACGTAATCTATATCATCATAGTAGTCTGGAACCGTCCATAGATGTAAGTTCGCTGGTTTTAGCATCTCCATCCAGTAGTCCCTGAAAGGCAACGAGGTAAGAGCGTTTAGTCCCTCGCTTTTCGCTAAGCCCGAAGCCGCACGGTCGTTATTCCAGTGATACAACGAACAAAGTATGTCAGCGGGGTTTCTAAGAAAAGAAAAGGTCGTCCAGCCGTTCTTCTTGGCGAGCGACATCTCCTCTTTTGATATATTTATGTGGTGCTGGTGAAGAAAGGTAGGCCCTTTCGCCGTTAAGATAATTTCTTGCAGCTCAGCTTTAGTCCAGTCTCGCCCAAGCTTCTTGTCCCAAGAATCGAATATTTCGTATTTCTTTAGAACTTGGTTTTTGAGTATTTTGTTGGTATAGATTCCGGCAGCTTTGCCGTAATGAACGAACCATAGCTTCTGAGGTAAGCCCAAAAGGCGTCTTGACTCAGAAACTAACCTAGGGTCAGTGTTAGGGAATAGTGATTGCCAAGCCTCTTTTCTGACCTCTCTGACCTTATTTACCATATTTTTCGGCATTCCTACGTCGAGAGCTTTCGAGAGATGAAGATGCAGGGACTTCACTGTCCTTCCTCCAATAGAGCCCCTCCAGAATCCGTGATTATGCTTCAAGTCGAAGAAGCCGCATCTGAAAGTCGAACCTGTCATATTTAGACAGCCCTGTTCGTAAAAGCCCTTAGATTCAAGAGTCTTCTCTTTCCACCAATTAGGAAAGGTCGGATTATTACTCCAAATCAGTCCCGCGTTATAGAATCCGTATTTCATTCCGTTACCGTCTTGATTCTCTTGGGGTAGGTTCAGGGACAGAGCTAACTCGCAATCTTCTGGGCCGTCAATCTTCTCGAAGAACGTTAGGTCGGCATCGAAAAACAAGCAGTCTCCGTAAGTATCAATACCCACCTTCATCGCTTCCATCTTCATGAGAATTGGAGATATTTGATGATAGTTATTGTGTTTTTTGTATTCTGGCGAAGGAGAGAAGTCTCTTTCTATAATCTTTACATTGCGGTTTTTTCGTATTGACGCGTCAAGTAGTCTCGCCTGTCCTAAAGGTACAATGATAATAATTGGAAGCTTTGGATAAAGTATAGTGAGACTGATTATAGCTATAGCTACTTCACTGAATAGTTCTTGAGTGGCGACCGTGCATGCCGACCTGAAAGAGAAAGAAGTCTTAGTCATACCTGATTATATTTACTGCCCTAGGAAATTCATCGTGTCATTTTAGAAAAATAGTGTAATCTGTTTCGTAGTAAATATACACTATAATGAGTAAAAAACCAAAATCGGCAATAGTCGATAGCGCGTCAGAAGATAAACTCGGTAAGGCATTTATTTCGCAAAGGGCGAAAATAGATTTCGACTTGAACATCAGGGAATTCCCTTATACCGAAAAGCAAAAAGCGTTCATAGAACTCGTGGAAAGGAAGGACACTAAGATTGTCTTTCTTGAGGGGCCAGCAGGAACGGCAAAGACTCACCTTTCCGCGCTTTGTGGTCTCCGCATGCTTAATATGAAGCGCGCTGACCAGCTAATCTTCATAAGAACGATTGTTGAGTCTGCATCGAAATCACTAGGGTTCCTTCCGGGCACCCTAGAAGAGAAGATAGGTCCGTTTCTTATGCCCTTGATGGATAAATTGGAAGAGCTTCTTAGTAAATCTCAGTCCGAAAAGTTGCTCAAGGATGAGCGCATCAAAGGCATGCCAATCAACCACTTAAGGGGAGCGTCGTTCAACGTAAAATATATCATTCTCGAAGAGGCCCAAAACTTCAGCTTTCAGGAGCTTACTACGGCATTAACGAGAATAGGCAATCATTCAAAGATGCTTGTTATCGGCGACCCAATGCAGGCAGACTTATACGGACAGTCTGGTTTTAAGAAAATGATAGACATCTTTAACGATGAACAGAGCCGGAATGAAGGAATTCATTGCGTTAAATTCGATAGGTCCGACATCGTGCGAAGCGGAGTCCTTCATTACATCATCGAAAAATTAGAGTCCGCGCCGAGGGAAACCCGTGTAAAAGAAAAGCCCTTTCAAGTCGATACAAAAATAGAAGACTGGGCACCAAAACTCTAAAAACGGTGTAATAACCTTATATGTCATCTTCTATCATTTGGCCAAATCTTCCCGACACCGACCTGAATTGTCAAGCTATGGTCATCTACGACGCCGCCGTCAACGGAGGTAGAGGAGGTTATCGCCCGCTTGACGTAGTAGACCTTTTGAACATTGGCGGAGCTTCGTCAATACAGGCTTTCGTTACGAATCTTACAAGTGGTGCAACAGGTCAGTTTATTTCTTTTCCTACGAATTTCACAAGTATTCCGGTAGTGGCGGCTACTATAGTTGGCAACACTGGTATTCTGGCCCATATGATAGTCAACAAAAGTACTTCGGGTTACCTCGTGGCGTTTTCTGCCGCCGTTCCTAACAGCAGCTACGCAATCAATACTATCGCTAAATAATGCAGATTCTTTTAGACAGTATTCAATCAAGCAACTTTTCTATATTGACAGGCGATATTAACCTGTCGACTTCAGGAAACGTAACCATCTCGCCGATAGGTTCGGTGACGCTTAATCCGACTGCGGCGAGCACGATTAACAACTGCTCAATCGGCGCGTCCACTCGCGGCTCCGGAGCTTTCACGAGCCTCGCAGCGAATGGCGCAGTAGCTTTCACTTCGACGACCAATAGCACCACACCTACTACTGGGTCGGTTCTTCTTTCTGGTGGCATGGGAGTGTTAGGAACGCTTAGCTTGGGTAACGATACATGCCTACGTCTAGTAGGTGGGAGCAACTCTGCGTGGGTTATTTTTGGTAACCTAACAAGTCAAGGTGTTCTTGCCGGTAATGCTGTTAGATTTGCTTCTGCCGGAGACGGAAACGCTTTAGCTTTTTCTGTAGCGTGTAACGTCACTTCCGTAGACTATATAACGGCCTCCGGCGTAACGGGTTCTCCAAAACTTACCGCTGCCGGTAACTCAACTAACATTGATATCAACTTAGTGCCAAAGGGCACAGGCAAAGTAAACATTACAGGGTCGATGTGCGTCGGTCTCGCTAACGCAGCAGTAATCAAAAGTATAAACTCAACTTCCGCTACTTTGGACTTCGGTAACACAACCTCCGGAAGCTATTCAGATTTGAACATTTCAGTCACAGGGGCTACCACGACCAGCACCGTTCATCTAGGAATACCAGCAGCGGCGATGCCTTCGGCAGCGTGCTCTTATCACGCTTGGGTATCCGCCGCAGACACGGTGACAATAAGGTTCTCTAATTACAGCGGAGCTGACCAAAACCCAGCAAGCTCTGGCTTTAGAGCTACAGTAATGAACTTCTAATATATGCCAACCATCATCATAAACACTCCAGACGATATCACAGTAGACGGCGCAGCTTCAGGAGCGGCTGTTGATTTTGCGGTAAATAACACTCAGTGGGCCTCTGACGTGCAGCGCGCACTTCAGGCGTATCACTCGACCCTCGTTGCCAGACACGCCTCAGAGATGGCCACGAAAGACGCAAAGATTCTTTCGGACAAAACTGCAAGCGACGCCGCTCTCGCCGCAAAGCAAGCAAAAGAAGACGGACTCAACGAACTCCTCTTGGCGCATCAGAGAATCAGCGACGCAGCCGTAACTCTCGCTCGGCCAGTCATCGAATACTTTGTGTCTCTTTCTGTCAGCTCGCAGGACGAAACATTCAAAGAGAACGTATCGAGTCTTGTCGCGATTCTTTCCGAAGCCTCGAAAGGACCGAACGAAAGACGCCTAGAGGCAGCTAGAGCAGCCAAAGCTCAAGCGGAAGCTGAAATAGCGGCGCTAACCTCGTAATGTCATCTTTTTCCGCCAATTCAATTAAACTGGGGTCCGCTACCCTGACTGAGTCTGGTGGTCAACTCCAGATTAACGGGAGTAATTTAGTAGCGAACTCTTCTTGGTCGCTAAAGACAGCAAATTACAACGCTACCTCTGGTGAAAAAATCCTCGCGGACACTTCCGGAGGAACTTGGTCGCTAACTCTACCTTCGAGCCCATCCGAAGGAGATGAAGTGCTTATTAATGACCCTTCCTCGTCTTGGCATGATAACGCTCTGACTTTATCCAGAAACGGCTCCAAAATTAACAGCTTCTACGCAGACTATTTAGCAAACGTTGCTGGTGGGCAGTTGACTGCGGTTTATGTGAATTCGACAATCGGATGGAGAGTGTCTGACTCAATGGCATCGTCTCATACTCTGGACGTCGTCACCAATAGCGCTCAAAGGTACGCACTATCCACGACGAGAGAGTTAGGAGCCCTCGTAGGTCAGAAGGACGACCACAATCTTTATAGCTTAATTTATCCTGGCTCTTCTGGAACCGATGCGAGCAGATGGACAGTTGTTGGGGATTTTTACTTCTCACCTGTAAATACTGTAGCGCCAAGCATTTCAGGAACCAACGCTGTAGGTCAGACTTTGACGTCCAGCAGCGGCACTTGGTTGGGCTGGCCAGCCCCATCGTATTCTTATCAGTGGCAGGCTTTTAGGACTGGCGCTTGGGTGAACATTTCAGGAGCGACTTCCGCTACTTATGTTGTCACTGCCTCTGAGTCGGTCAGGGTATCGGTAACGGCTACAAATTCAAGAGGCTCTGCTAATGTCATTTCGAGCAGTAGGGACGTAGACGGTATACCTCCGATAATTTCTTCGGTATCAATAAGACTAACTAATCCTAGCGCAGGTGGCGCTGGAACGCTAGCTAACCCTGGAGCTATAGGCTACCAGCACGGAGTGACTATTACACTTTCTCAAGGAACCCCGACGCCAACATATACTTACTTATGGGAATCCTATGATTCGGTGAATAGTCAGTGGCTAGAGTCCGGAGGGGTCGCGACGTTCATGGTGAATGATGATAGTCTAATAAGATGCTCAGTAACGGCCACGAACTCATCAGGCTCACATACTTACACGACAGGCGCACTCACTACTGGATTGAGAGGCTCGGTCAATGGTGCCTCTTATACTATTCTGGGCTCGCCCGTCAGCGCGGCGTTCGTCGGGGACCAAGTTTTTGCTATTTTTAGTAGCTCAGAAGGAACTATCAGTTACTATTGGAACAACAGTGCTGGACCATACGAATTTATTATGGTTACCGAAGCAATGGACATTCTAAACTGCGAAATCACCGCAACGACATCTTTCGGATATCAGACAGTAAGTGCGGGGTACCTCCCTGTTGAAGGTACTCCTTACTGCACAGTATCGCCAGTTTTGACTTACGACGGAAACATCTCAATTTGCACAGAGGGAACTTGGAGATATAGTTCAGTTGGAGGTTTTAGCACTTCATCAGCCGTCTTGGAGAGATATGATGCAGGCATAGGTGGGTGGGTGATGGACGAAAACATGACATTAGAATTTTCTAATCGCAATTACTACACCTTATTTACGCTTTCCCCGATGTTAGCATACAGAGTTCGGGTTCAGAGACCAGGAGCGACTGGTACCGGAGAGGCTTATAGTAATGAAATAACGATATAATGAACACCTCCCATATCGAATCCTTAATGAATCAGCAGCTCGCAACGGGGCGACAGAACGGAGGTTACTCCCGAAATTTTACTTTGGGCGCAGCTATGCTGTTAGAAGGTATCGGCGCTAGGTATCCTTCTGGATTATATGGGTATTACGTGAGGTTCAAGCTTAACGGAGAAGTCCTTAGAAAGTTCGGGGACACTGAAGAGATAGAGTGGCCATCAGATGAATTGGTTGACCAAAAAGTTGATGCAGCGCTACAGTTGTCATTCTTGTCCCTACCTCTTCCAATTCGTGCCGCTTTTGGGCGTGACTTCGCAGCCGTTAGAGAAATGAGACGCTGCGGAGACAAGTTGGGAGCGCTGGCGGTAATAGACGGTTTGAAGACTCCAGATTCAATGATGTCTCAGTCTTCGGAGTTGGTGAAGCTAAAGGAGGGCTTCAAAGCCTTAGTTTGCTAAGTTAAAACTTGCCGTCGTTATCAAACGGGGCTACTATAAAAGCACATGGACGATTATACCAAATTTCATTACGCTGGCACCTTCCCTCCTACCGGACTGAAAGCTATACGCAGATTACAACACAAAGTCCTAGCTCATAACGCGGTAGAAACAGTTGAGAAAGACGGCGTATTCAGCGCCATTCATGATGAGGCGCGTGAGAACGACTCCGCCCGTGACCCTATTGAAGAGGCCGACCCATATCTTCAAACACGATAAAATATGAGCGCTCCAGATATCAAAACCAGAATTAACGCCGCCCGAGACGCGGCTATGGAAGTCTGTTGGCAAATAGAGGGATGTGGAGCGTCCAAGTCTCTAACCGAAGCTTCAATCAAGGCTTCAGCGCTGTTAACTATACTCACTGATTTAGTCAATGACGTATCGGTTAGTGTAAAATAATCACTCGCATGGAAATTTTAGCTAACGAGATTAAGTCAGAGACGGGTAATTTCGAGAAATGCACAATCGTAAACGTCAACCTGTCAAATGGCGCGAATACTATAGCCTCTCCAAGCGGCTCTCCTTTCGACGGTCAAGAAATAATCTATCGTCTTTATCAACCTTCAAGCGGTAGCCCAGGAACGGCTACTTGGAACGCGATTTTCAATTTTGGCCCATATTCTATAACGTTGTCCACAGCTAATGGGCGCTTTGATATCGTTAAGGTCATGTATAGGTCTAGCGGTCCAAAATGGGACGTCGTAGGATTTCTACCAGGATACTAATATGAATATACCAAGAGTTTGTTTATGCACGCAGGGGCGAAGCGGCTCATCTATGATGATGGAAGTGCTTCAGGCTGGAGGTTTGATTATTGATGAATCTCCTCGCGCAGCCCAACTTACGCTTGATTTGATGAGACTTCCGAATGGTATGCACGAAAACCACCAGAACATCGTGGCCGGAAAGTTTGAGAACTCGTTTAAGCTCGCGAACATCCGTTACCTAGATAGCGTGCCTGACGATTATAGGTTCATTTTCATGGGTAGGGCTTTGCCTAAGATATTAGCTTCTTGGAACGCGGTAATTGAGAGATTTGCAGAACATCAAGCGGATGTTACAACACTTATCGCAGCTAGGGACAAAGCGGAATCACAATATCCAAGATGGCAAAAAATACTTACGGACAATGCGACTAAATTCCTCGTATTAGATTACGACACCGTAGTTAAAGACCCAACTAAAGAGATAGCGCGGGTCGCCTCGTGGGTTAACACCACAGAGTTCAAGTTCGATGAAAAAGCTGCCGCTGCGGTAGTGAATCCGGAGGTTTACATTAATCGCTAATGGCTACTGTTTATTATGGCGACGGCTCAGCTTCAGGTGGTCTTTCGGGAAACTGGAATAACTTAGCAAACTGGTATTCGACGCCTTCGGCTTATACTGGCAAAGGCACAATTCCAGGAATACCATTAGGTCGGGTGCCGAATGATTCGGATACTGTTGTTGTTCTTGATGATATGTCTATCACTACAGGACCAACCTCCGGCAGTTTCGGCGGTAACATAATAATTGGTCAAAGAGCTTCCCTCAATACCAACACAATCTGGAACGGGAACATCAGTTTTGCGGAGACTAACGGTTATCCCGACTCTCCAGGCTTAGGCACGCTAAAAATCACAGCGGGAACGTTCAACGGGAATATCAACACAAGATTTCTTAGGACGATAATCAATAACGGAACGCCCTTTCTAATCGTCTACTTGCTTTACATCACCGGAGGAACCTTTAATGGCGGTATCACGGGTAATGGACTTTATATCACCGGTGGCCTTTTCAATGGCCTAATTACGCTTGGGCCTACCAGCGGTTTTGGCGCTGACGAATCATCCGCGTCATTAGCTAGTGAGTATAGGATGTCTATAACTTACGCTCACGCGACAACGGCGAAATCAATAAACAACTGGTTCAAAGGTGGCACCTATTCTCCCGCATCGACAGCCTCTTTTCAGTGGAACGGCTCTAGGTGGACAATCTCAGGAGTAACGCCTGACGTGGGCTTCGCGGCAGGCGGAGGCACTTTCAGCCCAAGAATCACAGTCCCGCCACTAAACGGACTTGGTTAACGGCATATATAATGAAAATGCCCTAGGGGTTTTTAACCCGTCCAGGTTTTTTGGAAACAGCTTATTGGCAGCTCTTCCGATGCCCGAGTGTTTCATAAACAGGGGTGGGGGTATGTATAGGAGTATGAATACATAAGGTATAGAGATACACACCTCCGTACCCAATGATAGTAGCTACTCCTCTTTTTTCCTGTAGGTGGAAATAAAATTCATACCCACCCGGTATTTCGCGAACCTGTAATGTCAATAAATTTCATAAACAGGGGTGGGTCTCTTTTTTGAGAGTCATGCTCCCATTCCTGCGAGGGTCGAACTCGCAAGAATGAGATGCTATGAACTAAAGTTTCTCAGCTTTGAGAAGCGCCTCGTCCAGCGTGTCGCACTGAATTGGCGGTTGACCTTTCGCATGCACGAGGTATTCGGTGCGTGAGTTGTCTGGCTCGTCCCTGTTGACTGTCTTGTCTACGAAGAAGGTCACGCCGTTGAAGCTTGTGCCGGTCATTGTGGATTTGTTGAATGTGGCTAGCATGTTAGCGGACTTTGATGGTTTTCGTAACTTTCTCAAACTCGGCGAGCATGGGCGCGGAGAGGGACGCTTGCACGCGGTCATTCGTGCCGCGCAGGGGCTCGTCCTCGCGACGCCCAAGGTAGGCGCGCACGCCGTCACCGTCAACCGTGGAAATTTCCGTTACCTTTGCCGTGTAGCGTTTGCCGTGCGAAGAGAAAACCGGACGCTCCCGACGAAGGAGTCCGACTTTCTTCGTGTCGCCAGTGAAGCGTGCGAGCACCCCTTTGGCGAGATAGATTGAACCTTTGCGCAGTTGTGAGAAATGGCTGACAGCCTTTCCCCCGTAGATTGTTTTTTTGTTTCCCATAGCGTTAAGAGATTAACACATGGGCGCAGCTTGTCACCTAAATTTTCTGTAATCTTTCAGGCTAGATGCGTAGCATACGCCATGCCAAGTGCGGAAAGTTTCTTGCGTGGCACGCTACATGCTAGCCAAACATTACAAGAAATTCACTAGACACACGCGCCCCATGTGCTAGAGTCTTCCCATGCAAGACCTCTCCGCAATCGCCGCCCTTCGCCTATGCTCCGCCGCCCTTCGCACCGTTGACCGCTTCCGGTCACAGAATCACAAAGCATATTCCATGCCTTTAAGTGTCGCAAGGTTTGAGCCCTTGGAAGTCCTGACAGACGACGCCAAAGCGCCAGCCCTGCGCGTCATCGTGTCCGTGCTTGTAGGCAACAGCGTAGGCGCTGCCTACGCGGACCTTAAGTTGAACGAAACATCGGAGCAGCAAGAAGACACACTGCGCCACGCATTCCACGCTGCGCGAAAGCAAGCGGAAGCAAAGTAAACGCGCCACTCTCACGAATGCGAGGCTCTCAGGAATGAGGGCCTCGCTCTCGTTTGTGCGAATGAGAATCCTCACAATTGACATATCAGAAATGAGAAATTCTCAATAACAACATCGCAAACCTGAGAATTCGCGAAAACAAGAATGAGACTCTCATTCTCAAAAATGAGAAACCGGGCGGCCAGGCTTCCAAAGATACGCCTATACGATATATTTGCTCCTCTGAGGTTCATCACCGAACCCGGAGGCCCGGCTTTGCAAAAATGAGAATAGCCTCATATTTGAGACTCTCAAACGCAACACCGAGACTCTCAACGCTGCGAATTCTCAAAAGCAAGAATGAGAATCTCACTTCTGAAACTCTCAGTTCCGAGGGGGTTGGAACCCCCTCGGAACCTTAGCGGGCGTTGATAGCTAACCGCGCATGTCTGCCACCGTCTTGCCAAGGTAGGCGGCAACCTCGGGAATGGTGGCGCGGCGCACCTTGGTAATCTTGGCGGAGAATCGCACGCCGTGTTCCCTGAAAATGGGGCGACGCGTAAAGAGCGGTGCGACACGTTTGACGACGCCAGTGAAGCGCGCTGTGCGCCCTTCGACGACATAGATTGCGCCCTTGAGCAGTTGCGAGTAGTGAGTGATTGAAGCGGTGTTTTTCATAGCGTCCCGACTATACACCCTGCCACAGCCATGTCACGCATTCTTTCAAAAAATAGTTTCATGCCAAACTAAAAAGAAAATGCGTCTGGCACGAACATTGCTAGACCAAGATGACAGAAAATTAACGTGACATGCGGCCCGCTCGTGATAGAGTGGTTGCGTTATGAAAAACAACCAACACATCGCCGATTCACTCAACGCGCAACGCACGAAGCTCGCCACTTTCGACAGCATGCTGGCCAAGCTACCGGAAGGGACTAACCTTTCCGACTTCGGAGTCTCTGACCTTTCCACTCCGACGCTCTTCAGCTATGTTGAGCATGACGAATCGCGACTTGTGCGCGCCGCCGAAATTTTCGGCACAGATGGGTGGACCGCCGTGCCTTCCGGTTCGTCGTGCTACGACTGGAAAAAGACCGTGCATGGCGTCGTGATTGACCTACGTGGCGCGCAAGTCATGCCAGACCTTGTCGAGCGTCCAGTCAAACCCTCGGAATTTCCCTTGCAGCTTCCCAGCTAGCGAGCCCGAACAACCTACCGAAGCCCGCTCTCAGAAATGAGGGCGGGCTTCTCGTGTTTGAGAGTATTAATAATGAGAATGAGAGCCTCGCAAAAACAAGAATGAGAAACTCTAAGAAATGAGAACGACCTCTCACTCTTACTTTTGAGAATTATCAGAAATGAGAAAATCGGACTCTCAAAAATGAGAAAGCCGGGCAGCCAGGTCTTTTTGGTTAATGTTATGGACTATATTTGGCTAGTCTATAGGTATCAAGGGCTTTGGGTTGGCACGGAAATTGTTTTGGATTTCTCTCGACATACACCTAGGCACATGTCATAGTCTCGACGCTATGAACAACCTCGTTACTCCTGAGCAGCGCAAGAAAATGGTGGCCGCTCGCATCCGTCTGCGCTGGCTCGCTAATGGACACGAAGAAACCAAAGTCCCTGAAAATCTCGCCATGCACGCCGCGTTTCGTACGCTCGGCATTCCTAATGTGTTCCGTCCGGTCAACGTGCATGAACTTCGTGAAATCCGGCCCAACTTCTGCCCGCCGATTGTCATTCGAGTCTTCTGAACTTTCATCATAGCAAGGGGGCGCATCCGCACGACGCGGGTGCTTTCTCTTGTTACCTGGCAGCCCGGCTTGCCGAGATTGGGGCTAGATGGTTATTTGACTGAACTAGTAGTATCCGCGAGGCGGTGAGTTACACTTTACACTTCATGGCGGACGGTGTTGCGATTGTCGGGATAGGTTTCCGCGTGCTTGGCGTAGCGAGCGCGGGCGAGGATTTCCTTGAGCACAGCCTCGCTTTCCTTGCCGGTGATGTTAGGCGCATGGCCTGAAACCTCCGTGATTTCGTGAATGAGTGAAGACCGAACTGGGCAGACGTTGTACATGTTGTGAAAATATCAGAGCTTTCGCTAATGTCAAGCCGCGTCCCACGCACACGCGTCAACGGTTTCCCACATCAATCCAAAGTCTCGACTGCCCATGACAAAGCCGCGCTGTCGAGCTAGCTCGAAAGCTTCACCTTTAGTCTTCGTCTCCTTATAGACGGCGAGAACGATTTTGATTTGCAGGATGTCAATAGCGGCGGTGCTCATGCGGGAAAGATACTTGAACAGACCGACAAGTCAACAACAATCCTGGCTGCCCGGTATAGCCGAGAGCGGCTGGCAACCTTATTTGGCTACCAACCACTCAGAATGCTACAGCTCCATCGCCCTTTCGACGGCTTCCTTCAGCGTGTCACGCGAAATGACTGGGCCGCTGACTGGGTGAATGTTATACTCGAAACGCGTGTTGTCGGGCTCGTCGCGGTCGGCTTCCCTCGCGATGTGAAAGTGGACGCCGCGATTGGAAATACCCTCGTTGGTTGAGCTGTTGAAGTGGCCTTTAGTCATGGGTGAACAATAGCAGAGGGGCACGAAGAGTCAATGGAAACCTGGCAGCCCGGAAGCTCCATAGCTGGCATGAAACTTGTTTTTGATTCTTTTGGACAATTCCTTTTTTTCAGATAGGCTCTTCCTCGTGAAAGCAACAAACAACAACCAACTCCTCATCGCACTCGCCGCAGCAATCACCGCCTTTAATCAGGCGATGCAACAGCCTACGACACCTCACAAAACGCCCGCGAAGAGCCACTTTCGCAAAGGGCGTCCGCTGCGTTCCAAAGCTCTCGCCCTCGTCTACGCCGAGCAGTACAGCCGTCTGACAATCCGCGAATTGAGCGCGGTCTGGGGTATTCAGATGACCTCCGCAGCCGTGCGTGTCAGCAACTACCGCAAGGCGTTCCCCGAACTCTTCCCGTACAAGAATGACGGATGGGCCGAGCGCGCCATCAACAAAATCCGCCAAGCAAACTAAACACAAGCGCAACACCTAAAGAGGGCGCGGTCGCAAAGGCCGCGCCCTCACCCTTTATCCCTGGCTGCCCGGTATCGAAAAATACATGTTGACGCCATATTTGTCCATGCTACAGTCATCACGCTATGAATCCTGAAATGCACTTCTCCACTGAAGCCGAAGACATGCACGCCGCCGCGAGCGAACTCGCGGGGCGCGAAGAACTCGACGCGCTCGACATCCTCGCGGAAATCCGCGCTGGCGGTCGCGATGACGACGACTACGAAGACTCCGAACTCGACGGGCGCGAAGACGCCTATCTCGACGCGTCGTACGAGGACCGCACGGACGACAGCCATATGTATCCGGACGACTGCGAGCACGACGAATCGCCTGAGTTCTTCGGGGGCGAATAGGTTACGTGAGCCTAGCGCGCAAGCGCGAAATCCATTCGAGCCTCGGCCTGATTATAGGTTCCGAGGCTCACCCTTTATACCGGGCAGCCAGGATTATCATAGAAATCTGCATTTTCCTCTTGCAACTCAGCGGGGCCGTGCTACAGTGTCCAAGTAAGCAACACCAACAACACAAACACCATGAAACGCCGCATCTCCTATCGCATCATCATCCTCTCCGCCTCTCTCATCTTGGCGGGCACCATGACTCCCACGCTGCACGGCGGCGAGTCGGGCTTCACCGACGTCTCGCAGGCTGAACAGAAGGGCGCGGAAGTCATGCGCGAAAGCAAGTGGGAAGTCGCCCGCGAAATCACCGTCACGCACGGCGACAACGTGGAAACGCGCTACGTCCCGCTCACGAAGACGTACGACCCGAAGTCGCCGGATTACAAGTTCCGTCGCCGCTAGTTTTTCATAGCACGGCGCGCTCGCTACTGCGGTGGCGGGCGCGTCAGCTTTTATTCCGGGCTGCCAGGTTTTCAAAAATAACTATTGACTCCAGCCGCGAGTCTGTTAGCTTCTGCACATGGCAACAATCATCAATCCCACATGGCAGCGCAACATGACTATCCGAATGGATTCGGCTTTGTCTATTGATGAAACGCTGACGAATAACAAGCCCGCCGCGTGGCTTGTGGCTGAGCTGGCAAATCGTTCGACACCGTTTCGTGTTTACAACCTCGGTGCGGGAGTGAAGCGTATCACTACCGACACCGATACCTGCCCATGTTGCAGGCGCAAACTGACATAGCGAGCCACTAGAGCGCCTGCGGCTCTAATACCTGGCTGCCAGGTATCTGACAGTGGCGGTCCTGTCTTATTTACCGCTTCCGCCTCACTCCCCGATGCAGTCCGATTCTTGAATCTCGATTTCCAGCATTGAAATTTCGTCGCCGTTCTGATATGCCCACTCGGTGACCTCACGAGGGAAAAGGTTGGCGTTGTCATCTGCCTCCACATTCTCCCAAAGCGCTCCGCGATACCTGAACGACTCAGCCGCCGCGCCCAGAAAAGAAAGCAGCGACTCCATTCCGCTCTTGAGGTCGCCACCGCCGCAACCGGAACGAAGGTCAGTGATTTCAAACTCTTTTCCTTCGGGAAGGTCAATAAAAACGCCGTATCGCGTACGGTTCTCAGAATTGCGAGGCCCGCCACCGATGGAAATGAACGCGCCGCCAACGCGGACGCCTGCCATTAAACGCGGGGTGATAAGGAAAGGAGCGTGAATCGTCATAACGTGAAGACTCTACCAGCTCAGCGCGTGCAGTCAACAGTTTTGTTTTAGATTCCTGGCAGCCCGGTATTGAAGCTTTCGAGGTGGCCGATATTTGTTCCTTTTACTTTAGACAGGCCGCATATCCGTATGCGATGACGGCACACTCGCGAATGTGTTCACGAACAGAGCGGGATTCGTCACGAACATCAGCAAAAAGCCGAGCGCGCAGCGCCCTATCAGTTTCCAAATCCCCAAAACGCGCAACCGAATCCGCACACTGGCCGCGATTACGCAGGCGGCGCATTGCCGAGCTAAGGCGTTCGATTGCAGACAAAAGACGGGCGGCGGGATTGGCGACGATGTTCATAGCGAGAGAACTATACATGACACGACACGCTAAGCAAGAGAAATGTTCGTTTTCCTGGCTGCCAGGTTTACAAAGAAAGCCGTTGACTTCGTATTTGCACCTGCTAGAGTCATCAATATGCCAAAGTCCCTTCGTTACTTCATCGCCACTCTAATCGCCCTGTTCTTCCTATCGGGCGCGACGTTTTTCGCTATGCTACTTATCGCGATGTATCTCGCGAATCCGGAAGGGACAACTATTGGCATTTTGGTTGTGTGTTTCTGCATTCCTCTAATCGCTGCATTTGTTCACAAAATCGCTAAATGGCTCGAATGAAAACCAAGCCCCACCTTCATGAGCGGCCCCTGTCATCACCGGGCTGCCAGGTATCCTAAAATACTTCTTGCTATTCCGCGCAGTCGCGCTATTCTCTCAGTATGTCACTGGAATACGCCGAAGGTGCAGAGAAAGCTAACATTGGAGTTCGGCCCTTGGGCCGTGGGCCGATTGTTTCTCAAGTCGTACTGGCGGAAATCGCTTTGCAAAAGAAGCTGGTGCGCGATACTTTGGCGATTCTGCCAATCAATACGCCCGAAAAGGCCGCAGCCTATCGCCGCGTCTTAGCGGGTAACATGCCAAACGTCATTCCTGTATTCCGCGAGTTCCGCTTATCCTTCTGACATGAAAGTTCACGACAACATCACGGAGGCGAAAGCCGCCTGCGACGCGTACAGAAAAGAGCGTGAGGAACTTTCGGAGCGTTTAGGAGTTTTGGAAGATGTTGACGACTCCTGTGTTATGTGGTTCTTGAAGGTAAGGTATCGCGACAAAGACGGAACGGTGAGGGAGCATATCGAATAAGGCTGCGGCCTTTAGTCCGGGCTGCCAGGATAGTTGAAGAAAGTTCTTGTGTTAGTATTTGGGTCTGCTATCTTCATCACGTTATGAAAACCACGAAAGACGCTATCACTACTTGGGACGATATTCCCAAACCTGAATTTTTTAGCATCGGATTCGATTACCTGAAAGAACAGGTCTGCTTTGCCGTGATACTGAAAGGTCAGCGCTTTGAGTATTCAGGAGGCATTCGGGCATTTCTCGAAAAAGACGCCCTTACAAAGCTCTCGCGTTCTTTCGGCTACACCAACTCTCGGCTCGGCGATTTGCTGGGCCACATTCTGAGCGGACGCGTGAAGATTCACAAGAACGCCGATGACCGCGACGTGCGCCGCCTATGCGCCGACATCGTAAACCTCTCAAAGCCAGACCCGAAGGGTTTTTTCTACGCGATTCTCAACGATATGGACGCGGGCGATTGCAATTTTTCCGAATTTTGCGCGAATTTTGGCTACGATGACGATTCGATTTCGGCGCTCCGTACGCATGAAGCGTGCCGCGAAAGTCTGAGAAAAGTCGAAAAAGCTCTGACACGAGCACAAATCGAGTTTCTACGGAAAGAACTCGAAAACTACTAGAATTTTCATAGCTGACATGCCGCGCCTGAGTGGGCGCGGCCTCTGTCAATACCTGGCTGCCCGGATATCCTAAAATAATCCTTGCTTTCGTATTTGGCGCTGCTACAGTGACCTCGTTATGAAAAACCGCACTTCACTTCTGAAACAACTCGACGAAACCTCCACGGCCCTCGCTTGGCTGCAACGCATCTATGTGACCGTCGTGGTCGCAATTCTTCTTGCAACCTTCGGCTGGGTCGGATACAGTGTCTACGCTGCAATTTCAAATTCCTAATACTATGTCTCCCGAACTCAAGCTTAAGTCCCTTCTCGGTCAAACGATTCGGAACCTTTTTATAAACGACGATAGCGTCATCTTCGAGTGCGCCTCTGGTGAGCGCTACATGATGCATCACGTTCAAGACTGCTGCGAAAGCGTGAAGGTGCTCGGCACGTTCGGCGACCTTCCGAGCATCATCGGCTTCCCTATCACGAACGCGGTGGAGAACGATGATGAACCCGAAAATCACGGCGAAGAGATTTATGAAAGCGGTACATGGTCACGTTTCTTTATCTCGACTGAGCGGGGCACGGTCGAAATCCGCTGGCTTGGCCAGTCTAACGGATACTACAGCGAAGACGTGAGCTTCGACAAGCTTAACTGATTTCAATCGGGCGCGTAGCTTAATGGTAGAGCGTTCAAACTGCGGGTTCGAGTCCCGTCGCGTCCGTCCTTTCTTTTATGGGATTAAGATTCCTCACAGACAAAAGCCTTTCTAGGCGTGAGCGTAAGCGTCGGAAAGACGCTATGCGAAAAGAGCGCGACCCCGCGCAATGCAGTTCATGCTTAGGGCAGATGACTTATTGCGAATCGTGCCGGATGTATTCGATGACTTGCTGCGAGCGATACGGAAGTTGTATGTGCTCGTGACCTCAGAGGGTTGACGCGAAAGTGGCCCACCGTGCCACGAGAGCCCAAAAGGCTCCAGCGCGTCAGCCCTCTTTGTTATACCTGGCTGCCAGGAATCGCGAAGATTTCTCTTGTCTTTCCGGCGAAGGTTGCTAATCTCTTAACTATCAGAGCGGGACACCCGCTGCTCTTTGAAAACTAAGTTTTAGAATTGTTTGGCGGCGAGATGCGCGATACACGCCTATCCTTAAAGTTTCCGCTTGGCCGTGGGCTGACTTAAAAGATGAAGTAGTCTAAAAATGTGTCTTAGCCATACACATAATGTGACGAATTGCAAGGGGATTATCCTTGCCGACGCCAAACAGTTCTAAAACGCTCTCAGAGTTGCAAGGTAGTTGAAACGATAACGGCCCATTAGTTTAATGGCAGAACTTCTTTCTACGCGCTTGACTGACGAGTCTAATGCGAGCGCAAACGTAGCGTAAGCAGACAGGCGTTAACGATAGAGGCACTGGTTCGATTCCAGTATGGGCCATCTTGCAAGAATAGCGAGGCACATAATGCGCGCCTACAAGAGAGAATTTTTAACACTTTGCCTAGAGGCACTGACAAACAGTTTCCCGTTGCGTTTGCGCGCAGAGGGAACGGCTCCGCAAAAAGTCGGCAAATCGGGTAACAAACGTCTAGTCAAACGCGATGACTTCCGGTAGAAATCCGGCGTAAGGGCACGATACGTCCACCACTTTATAGAATATCTCTGTTTGTCAAACCGTAAGGTCAGCAGCAGAGGCGAGCGCCAACAGATAAACCTGATTGGCGTCTCGTTCGTTGCCGGGCTGCCAGGTTTTCGATTTCTTTGTTGACTTCGTATTTGGAAACGCTAGAGTCTGTCCATGCCCACCGCCACTGTCGCGAAAGACCTTATCGAAGTCACGCCGAATTACCGCGAGGACATGCAGCCGAATCCGTATTACCTTCGCGTGAGCGTGCCGGATGGCTGGAACGACGTAAAGAAAATCTCCAAAAAAGTCTTGCAATTCGAGGGGCGCAACTATACATTCATTGGATGGAACAGCGACTCGAACCTCTGTTTCTTTCGCGCCTCACACAACGTTGCCAAAATCCTAAAACGATGAAGACCTTCCGCCGAGCAACCTATCAAGACAAGGGCTGCGCGTATGCTCTCGAAGTTCATTTCAAACGCAGGATGGGCGAAATGGAGTTTCGCTGCCTCGTTGTGGAAAAAGTGCAGAACGGACGGTGCGTCAATCGTGAAGAAATTTATCCGTGGCGATATAACGCGGACAAACGTAAAATGATGCGTGCGGCCCGACTCCTATGCAGCGGCAAGAAAATCCTCCACGTTAAAAACTGATGAGCCTTCCAAAAATAGTTAGGGTTTTAATCCTGGCCGCCGGGAACTCGTATAGCAAGCGGCATGCCATATTTGAGTGAATGTTTTTCACTCGGGATTTCTGTTGTTTTATCGGTTCCGCCTGATACGGTTCTCCCATGAGCAACACCCGTTCTTATCACCGTTCCGCAGTCAAAACCGCAAATCGTCTCTTCAAGCTTGGCCACGCCAAGAAGGCGCTCAAAGACTATGCGCCACTTGGCGGCTCGACCCATTGGGTTTACACGCTGTGCGGCGCTTCCGCAAAGTTCGAGACCGAGCTGGTGAAATTCGGCAATCACAATTCCATCAAGTGCCACATTTTCGCGTTCAACAACAACCCAGCCGAGATTCCCAAGGCTCGTCAAAAGTTCAATGTGCTTGGACAAGAAAGCGGGATTACGAGCGTGAGCTTCGACAGCACGAAATTTGGAGCTTGGGCAATCTACGGCACGGCGACATTCGTGGACTTCGACACTTGCAGTTGGTTTACCGCCAATCTCGCCGACAGTGTCATTGACATTACGAAGAGAAGCCAAGTCTTAGCGCTCACCATCATCATTCGCGGCAGTTTCCGTGCCACGCACACCGCCAAACTTCCGGCAGGATTCACAGTTGAGTCCATCAAAGACTACAAAGCCATCGCCGCATACATCACCAGCAAAACCGGCCTTGAGTTTGTCGATTCCGACCACTACAAAAACACCGGCGCGGTAAACGGTATGGCAACGCTTATCTTCCGGCGTCCAGCGCCGAAGAAGAGCAAAATCGACAACGAGACGCGGGAAAGTATTCGTCACGACATCACGCGATTCGGCGAGGCTTCCGAAATCATCGCCCGCCGCTATGGCGTCGACGTCAAAAGGGTCGCGTGCATCCGTGCGTGGCTGAGCGGCAAGCTTCTGGCAAAGCGCAAGCAATAAAAGGGCGCTAGGCGGGGCGAAAGCCCCGCTTAGCTTTTATACCTGGCTGCCAGGATGCTCAAAGAAAAGACTTGCTTCGATATTTGCCGCTGCTACTCTGACCACATGAAGAAAACGCATCTCATCATCGTCATCCACGAGCGCCACAACAGCTTCATCTTCTGCGAATCTGGAAAAGCGCTTTCTACTGGCAGCGAGCCGCACGATGGTACGATTATGGGATGCGATGCCGCAATCAAGCGTATCGGCGCAATCCGTCCGCACAACACAGTGGAATATATCTTCGACATCGAAAGCGGATACCTTTCGCGCCAAGCGTGCTACTCTATAATCATCGCTGCAAATAACGAACTTAGCTATTTCGACACTGAGGCGCTGCAAGACCTGAGCCTAGCAGATTTACGTCTCGAAGCTCTGCGGTCTCAGATGAAACTAAAAGGAGTCCTCTCGTGAAGGCCGAAAGGCTTTAGTCCTGGCCGCCAGGTATACTTGAGGATAAGCTGCTTTTGTATTTGACAACGCGCCGAAGTTCAAGTAGTGTTCGCGCATGACCTTTTCTCCTGCTGTGCTGGCCGCTTTCGCTTTCTTTCGTGAGGGCCACGAATCTATCAAACAAGTCCGCAAGTATAGCGGCCTGCCTTACTTCGACAACCACTGTGTGCCCGTTGCGTCAATCGTCGCGGAAGTCACGGACGACGAAGAGGTCATCATCGCGGCTGGCGGGCATGACCTGATTGAAGATGTCTTTCCACTGAATCCGTACTACTCGCTGAACAAGGTGCGCGAAATGTTCGGGGACCGCGTCGCTGGCATCATCTTCGACCTGACTGACCAATATACGAAGGAAAATTATCCTCAGTGGAATCGCCGCATCCGGCACGAGAAGGAAGCTGAGCGGCTGGCGCTGATTTCCGACGACGCGCAAACTGTCAAGTTCGTAGACCTGATTCATAACACCGGAGATATCACACAAAGCGACCCAAGTTTCGCGGCGGTGTATCTGAAAGAAAAGATGCACCTCTTGTCGAAAATGCGCGGCGGCGATGTGCGCCTGTGGAAGCGGGCGTATCAAAGCGCACAACAAGGCGCGGCGAAACTCGACATCAAACTTCAGGAGATTGAAATGCGCGAATAGTTGTTAGTGTCGCCACAGCGAATGCAGCGGCCTAATCGGTGCCGTTAGGCTGCGAAGTTAAACACAAGACAGGCATCTTGTTATAACCCTCCGTCCGTAGTCGCAAAAGCTTCTGCGGGCGGAGATTGTTTATACCGGGCTGCCAGGGCCACATAGAAAGTCCTTGACGCCTCCGCTATTTGTTGTAGTATCTCGTTCATGGATACGACTACCCAAGAAGCTCTCGCTAAAATCCGTAAATGCGGCATGTCCGTGCGCCTCGCTACCTCTGACGAAAAGTTGACCGTAGCAAAAGAAGTCAAACATACGCCGCTTGGTCATCGCCGCCGTTCAGGCAAGAATGTCAAAGACAATTTCTGCAAAGACGTTTATGTCATTTGGTCCCTAGGTTACTGCCTCGGGCTTTATACCGTATCGGAACTCATTCATCTCGCTAAACACGCGGGAACCAGAGAAAATCCGCGCAAATATACCAAAATCGCAAGCCACCGTCAGGCGCGAAGGGAGTCGCGTCGTCAAGAGCGCGACTTTGAAGACTAGCGGTTTGGACATTAGGCATGTCACACTCATATATTATGCATTCCTGGCTGCCAGGTTTCGCATATTATAGCTAATGCGCTTATTTAGTCAAGACAAAAGCGTTGAGGAAAAAAATACCCAATTGCCCAAATAAGTCTTGCGTCCGTCTCACCCCGTGCTACTGTTGACCCATGAGCAAAACTCTTACTCCATCCGTCAAAAACGTCACCACCCTCGCCCTTCTCGTCGCCCTCTCCGGCATTAAGGAGGAAAGGGACATTCAGATGACGACTTCCACAAAGTGCGACCTGAGCGAAGCCACTCTTGCGTCGCTCGGCTTCGTCGCCGTCAACAAGCGCAGCACCATTCACAGCGGCAAAATCGCGCAGAACTATTCCGCGAATGTCAACGCTGAACTGAAGCGCCGCCACAAGAAAGCGGACTTCGTGAGCGCGGGACGCGCTTGGGGCGAGAAAATCGCGCCGTGCATCGTCGGCCACAAGGACAAGTACTACGTGGAGGTCCACAATCCCGAGGCCGTGCTTCCGCAATATGTCGGCATCAAAGCGGACGGCAGCGAAGTCCTCATTCCTCGCGAAAAGGTCGAGCCGTTTCTGGTGCGACGCTCTTCGTCCTCGTCACGGCAGGCCGCAAAGGGCATCGGCGTGAAATTCCAGAACACGGTCATTACTTACAAGCTGGAATCCGTGAACGAAATCCGCATCATCGGCGAGGGCGGCAAGGTCGAGTCTCACTTCCGAGTGACCGCCTAACCGACAAAGTAATCACGAAGGGCGACCGCGAGGTCGCCCTTCTCGTGCTATACCGGGCTGCCAGGCATATGAGGTTTATTCTTGACTTCCTTATTTGATAGGCTACCCTCGATTCAAGACCGAACCTATGAAAATTCCAAGCATCAAAAAGATAATGGCGCAAGCACGAGCCTACCGCGCTGAACATTGGATGCCGGATGCTGAAGCGGTCATCAAAATCAACGCTCTTTCTTCTGAGACAGCGCGAGTATCGAAAGAGTGGAACGATGCCTCCCGTGCCTATTACGCGGCAGGTGGTAAAGAAAATTTCTACACTCACGCCAAAAAATTCAGGGAAAAATATCAAGAGCTACAACGTCAATCGCGCAGTATTCACGCGCAGCAACATCACGATTGGGAATTAACGCTTAACGAGCGCTGTCTTTATCTTAATGCCATCCGCCTAGCAAAACTCCGTTACAAGAAAAGCCGTTGACTCCACGGGAAAAGCCGCTAGTATCTACTACATGAACAACACCTCGCTCCTCTTCCGCATCCGCGCTAGCAACAAGCAAAACGTTCAATCCCTTCTTAACGAGGGAAAGGGCTTCAAGTTCGCGAGCTTGAAAACCAAGCGACGTTGGCTTCGTGCTGCACGCGCACTCTAGGGTGCGAAAGTAAGACGCGACCAGAATAGGGACATCCAAATACGCCGCGCACCATTCGCGCCGCAGTCTCCGGTCGCGCAGAGCGTGCCGATTCGCTCAACTAGGCTGCATGAAGCTTAGCGGTATAATCGGTCACTTGTTGCCATAGCTGGTGCAAAGCCGTTTTACATGTTACGGCTTAGTTAAACGGTTGAGGTCGCAACCGGCCAGTGTCAACTTTCAAATCAATTTCGACAGGAGGAAAAGGGGCCGCGTGCCGTGATGATAGTCGCGAGACTAACACTTACTCCTGCTCGAAATGTTACCTGGCTGCCAGGAGTAAGCGAAATCAGTTGTTGACTTTTCTAAGCGCTGCGCTAATCTTTCGTCATGAGTAAACCTTCTATCTTTTCCGCATTCCCCATCGGCTCTACCGTTATCGCTACGCCTAAAGACGGCGACTTCGCGAATGAGTTTCAGGGCCGAGTCGTAGGTCATAAAGACGCAGACGGCCTAGCGCTTTTCCAAGTCAGGGACCAAGAAGACGATGTATTCGATTGCGAACTTTCCCAGCTTACCGCTGCGCGTAGTAAAGGCGCGCACCTTTTTGTTCCGATGGGCGGACACCCTCGTTGCGCCGATTGCGGCTGCGACGAAGACGATGCTTTTGTCGGCGGTGAAGAATGCACATTCATCGGCTGAACTTCATGAACACCGAAATCATTGTCGAAGAGCGTATCCAATACGGTCAGCGCCGCCTTTATATCATTTCCGAACACGCCGTCGCTGTACGCTCGCTCACTAACACAGAAACCATTACCTATGGACACGTCGCCGCGCTCAAAGCGCTCGGCTTCACCGTAAAGGTCGCGGCTGTCGCAGCTCGCGCTCTGTAGTTGACATCATAAGAAAAGCCCGTAAACTCCTCACATCATGAAAACCTCAAAACTGTCCTACTTCCTGTGCGTCCTCATTCTCATCGGCGTCATCGTCGCGTGCGTCACCTCATCTACTTCGCGCCTCGCGACCGCCACTGCTGAAGACGTCGCCTCAAGCACGTCTGAAGAATTCACCGAAACCGTCGAAGCGCCAAAGGCGACCGTGGAACTTTCCATCGACGGCACCGTGCAGTTTCTTCATCTCGAAGCCGGAAAGAATTGGCACATCATCGTCGACAACGGCAAAACCCTTCGCGTCGAGGAACAGCCCATCGCGGACGTTCCCCTTGATACTGTCGCAAAATCCGATACTCTCTGAACTGTAAGCAACAACACCAACACCTACACCAACATGGCCAATCGTCAAACTCGCGCACTGCGCAAAGTCAACCTCTCCACGGGCGTCGTCAAAGGCGCTTCCATTCCTCGTGATGGTAAGCCGGGGCTCGGCACGTCACTCGTCATCACCGCGTTCCCGAGCACCAAGGGAACGACCGTGGACAGCTCTTTCGCCTCTGCCGCCAAGGCTCGCGCCGAAGGCAAGCAGACCGAAAACAAGCGAAAGTCGCCGCGCCGCAGCACGCGCTCTAGTTAGCGCGGACTCGAAAAGGGCACTAAAAATAAATGTTAAGAGCGCTCGCCGTTGTCCTAAGCGGCGAGGGCTTCTTACTAAATGATTAAACCTCGTCCTACTACTCCGCCAGCCGAGGCGACATTTTTCAAGTCGATATCTTCGGCGAACAAAATCTTCGTCTTCCAGAAAGGTTATAGCTACGGTTATTCGGTGTATACCGATTTGAGTCCACAAGGGTTTTATGTGGGTCTTCGTTGGGAAGTCCAAGAGCTTGTTGAGCTAGCTGAGTCATGCGATGAAGCTACTGCGCGGGCACGCGTTCCAATGTTGCCGAAATCAATTCGAGAGTTATACCGATAGGCATAAAGCAAGGTATGAATTTTATGTCCGGGCTGCCAGGTTCTACAAAGAAAAAGCTTGCGTTCTATTTGCGGGCATGGCACTCTTCACGCATGAACATCACCGGCACCATTCGTCCCTACGGCAGCACCTATATCCTGAACCTTTCCGGCGACGCAAAGCACCTTGCTGTGCTTGTCAATCACTTAATCAACTACGGTGCGGTAATGCCGCTAAAAGAGGATGACGACTACAAGGACGGAGAATCAACATCCGTGAACCTTTCCGCATATCGCGACAATCTGAAAAAGGGTTTGCAGCGAGTTTTTGGCGCTCAGCTTTCGCGAGAAATCGGGCCAAAGTGGAAGGGCAAACGGGACGGATTCAAGCATGAGCTGAATACTTTGGTCGAAGGATTCCTCGGCTCGCTCGTGAAAGAATCGTCTGGGTACGTTCCCGCAGCCCGTCGCGGCTCAGTTTTCGACACGGGCGGAACGGTGGACAGCAAACCATTTAACGACTACGAATAGTCACGCGACCTCACGCGCTGCGGGGCAACCCGCAGCGCTTTCATCATGCCGGGCAACCAGGATTTTCAAAATAAAACTTGCATCACTACTACTATGAGATACAGTCACAGAACAACACCAAAGGATTTGAGCCATTTAACCGCCATAGGACGTAACAAGCTATCATCCCCGATGCGCTGGCTGCAAAAGAGCGGGTTGCTTATTCCCGATGGACTTGACTATGGATGTGGAAGGGGTAAGTGCGCTGACTCGATAGGATTCAAAAAGTACGACCCTCACTATTTTCCTTTCTTCGTTCTTCCTAAAAGTGGTAAGTTCAGAACTATCACTTGCAACTTCGTGCTCAATGTCATTCCGGAAAAGGAAGATAGGATGGCGGTCGTCGAAAAGGTCTTTAATCTGCTTCAAGATGACGGCACTGCGTTCTTTACTGTCAGGAGAGACAGAAGGAAGTTAAACGGTTTCACCTCTAAAGGGACTTGGCAAGGATACATCGAGTTGCCTTTTCGCTCTCTGCGCAAAGACGGAAGTTACGAAATATACATTCTTGAGAAATAGACTCTGCTCTGGTGTTCCTGGCTGCCCGGATAGTTGAAAATACTTCTTGCTATCTCCGTGCCAGCGTCTACAGTCTCCACATGACGAAAGCGATGTTTGAAACTGTGGTCAACGTGACCGCAAAGCATTTGGAGCTGAGCCCGATTCGCGTCGTCTGGGGCGATACGTGCCGCGCCGAAGCTTTCACCGATGAAGGGTATATCACGATGCCCAAGTGGATTCTCACGAAAAGCGAAACAATCGCGACCTACATGGCTGTCCATGAAGTAACTCACTTTTGCGAGGGTGGCATTCATCATGGCAAGAAGTTTCGCAAATATGAGGACGCGGCTCTCAAATTTTGGGGAATCTCAATCACGAGAAACGGCCCTTATCCTGTTGACATTCGTAAAATCTAGTCTACGCTCTAACACATGGCACCCGCACTCCCGAAACTTCCCGCATCCGTTGCTCGTCACTGGAAACTCGTTCGCTTTGGCCCGACGAATATCGAGGGGGAATACTATATCATGCATTCGGCGAATCGACACATGCCCCGCGACGTCGAAAGGTGCATCGCAAAAGTGAGCCTATCCGACACGATATACTGTAAGGCGATTGGCACTTATCGCTTTATCGTCAAAAGAAAAGCGTCAACATTCAAGAACCTCGTTTATCACGCACAGCGCGAAGGCGTGAACGTGGAGCGTCGCGGTCGGAAAATCGAATTCTGGCGGAACAGTCACACGGTCGGCGAAACGAATACGGTGGCCGAAGCGTTCGCCGAAATCGACGGCGGAGCAATTTAAGAATCTACATAAGCGCTTGTAGCTCAACGGTTTAGAGCGAGGGACTCATAATCCCGAGGTTACAGGTTCGAGTCCTGTCGGGCGCACTTTCTTAACGAGGTATTATCTTTGACTATTGGGCAGCACGCCGGGCTGCCAGGTCATCTGAAAATTGTTGTTGACTGTATTTGTCAATCCTGTATTCTTCACGAAGTTATGAACGTGCCGCCTCGCCGAATCGCCAGAGTAGTCATCAGACAGCCGTACTTCGCTGACACCGCCATCTATGAAGGCGGCAGGTTCGAGCACGAAAGGCACGATTGCGTTGTCGGCACGATGGTTCATGCTTCCGGCAAAGACTATACGACGTGCCACGCCGAAGTGGCGAAGCTCGGCAGAAAAGACAGGCGCGGAATGCACTTTCATAAAGTCGTCGCGAAGGCTGAGAATTTCGGCATCAAAATGGAGCCCGTGAAAGGATTTCAGAAAGGCAAGACCGTTTCCTACTACCAGCAAAAATATAAGCTTGGCACCTTCGTCTTTTCGGTGCGCGGCCATGTCTTTCCTCTAATTAACGGCATGATTTATGACCGCTTTCCCATTGGCAAGCGTGTCAAAGTGCGGGCTCTTTATGAAGTGACTCCTATCGGGTGATAGGTTTTTATTCCTGGCTGCCCGGCCTAACAGAGCGCGGGCCTCTGGTTTATTTGTGAGTGTTAAAGTCTTCCCCCTATCTTACAGATGACATACAGGGAAACTGCTAGAACAATGATTCCCATAGTGAGAGTATTAGCGGGCGTTGATTACCACGAATCCGCTAGTATCCTTTTTCGCCTTGCCCTTCGCGTAAAGGCCGACAACCACGCCTTTCTTATCCAAAAAGCGCAAATCACTTTCGTCCCCATTGACAACACGCTTGCGCAAAAAGGTTTTCGGCAAAGTCTTACCAGCGAACACGACGGCCACATTGCCGCCGATAGACATTACCAGCCTAGCGTGCCGCTCGTTTGCCTCAGAGCGCGAGAATGTCAAATGATAATTAGGATGCGCAAGCGCCGCAGAACCCTTTAGCATGCGCTTAAGGATTTTAGTGTAGTCCATGAAATTGACGTTTGGAAAATGCTCGAAGATAGTCAAGCCGTCGATAGTATGCTCCTCCCAAGGAATGTCCGTCGTACCGTTAAGGCGAACGACCGCGCCCATGCCCTTCTTTTTCGCTTGCTTTTCCAGCAAAGCAACGTCCGCTTTCAGAGCTTTCATAAACTCTTCGGGCTGGTTAAGAAACATCGCGGTCTTGCGTGCGCGGCCCTTTTTGACTGCCGGAAATTTCGCCATGCCAGCGGAAAAAAGGCAAGCTTCGCGGCATCCGGCACTAGAGCCGCGACACAGATTGACGCCGGAAAGGCTAGCCGGTTGCATGTAGAGAATACCCGTAAGGTATCCGAATTTTTCGCCTTTGACCGTTTTAGCGTCTTTGCCGACTGATAGGAGCGTGTATGCCATGCCAGAACATTAGCGGGCTTTGTGTATTCGTCAATCGGAAACTTTGAAAGGCGAAGATACCTGGCAGCCCGGCTCCTGCGGGCTCGGCGCGGGGCTAAAAATAAGTGGCGATTTGTGCGAAAAAGTGTTGCTCTTTTTAGACGCTCTGCTATTCTCTTTTCAGTGGCAGACGCCACGCAACAACAACAACAACAACAACAGCATCTCACTACTATGTCACACGGAATCATTGCACCTATCGACAACATCATCTCCACCCTCGGCGCGGAATGGCACGGGCTCGCCATCGTCAAGCCCGTCATCGACGATGCGGTCGCGTCGCCATTTCTCTTCGACATCTTCGAGGCACCTATCGTCGCGAACGTCACCGGCAGCACCGCTCCCGTGTCCATGAGCGCGCATAAGGCGCTTATCGCCAACCTCGGCGCAGTGCGTCCAGATTTGAACGGCCAGCCGCAGCATTACGTGCCGCTTCACATTCCGAAAAAGTCGTACCAGCAGATTTCCAACCGCGAAGTCTGGACTGTTATGTCGGAAGCCATCCGTGGCGTGAGCGCAACAGTCACTTGCATCGGCACACTGGAAGGCGCGAAAAAGTTCTTCATCTCTGTGAAGCTCGCCGAAGACGACGGCAAGTTTACCGTCAACGGTGACGAATACCGCGCCAACCTTAACTTCGTGACTTCTCACGACGGCACGCTGGGCATGTGCGCTTATGATTCGTTTGTGCGAATCGTCTGCATGAACACGCTCCGCGCTAGTCTCACGGAAGACGCAAAGGGCAATCTCGAATTCAAGGTTTACCATTCCAAGGGCGCGCAGTCCGCGATGAAAAACCTCGGCGGTCTCATCAACCAAGTCCTCACGGGCCGCGCTCGCTTCCGTTCCAATATGGAATATCTTGCGGGCGTGCCTTGCACGACGGATGACGCTCGCCTTATCGCGTTCGGCTACTTCGCGCAGGAAAGCGACAAGCCGCTCATCTCAAAGCGTGCGGAAAATTCGGCGAACGAAATTGCTCGCCTTTTCCTCCGTGGCAAGGGAAACAACGGTCGCTCGCTTTACGACATGCTGAACGGCGCGACGGAGTTCTGGACTTCCGGCGACGGCACCGGCAAGAAGGCGGACGCGGGAACGAAGGCATACAAGGCTGAGTTTGGCGATGCCTCTGAGCATAAGCAGGCATTCGCAAACCTCCTGCTCTCGCCCGAAAAGGTGAACGAGCTGAAAGAGGCGGGACGCTTGGCGCTTGTCGAAATCGCCCGTTCCGACCGCAGCGAATCCGCCGAAGTCTAGGCGGCAGAATCACAGAGGGGCGCTCGCGAGAGCGTCCCTCTTTTTTTGCCCATGCCGGGCGGCCAGGAAAGCGCAAATACCTATACCCTTTCTTATTTGCCTTTTCGCACCTCATCACGGCCATACCTCGAATATGACTTATTTCGACTTATTTGAAATCACTGCGGCTGTTCAGGGCTTTCGTGTCTCCATACCAATTTAAGATACCTTGCTTTAATGGGCCAAGGGTCGCAAGTGTAATAATACTCCAGCACGGTAGGATTAATGTCTTCAGCGTCCACCAGAGTCACTAGAATTTCCGTTGGTCCTTTAAGGTCAGATACGAAATAGCGAACTTTCGCGTTCGATTCAACGATGTCGCCTATTTGGAATGGATTTGGTTTGACGAGTTTAATCATTTTCCTCGTACCGCCAGACTAGTTCAAGACGCCCCGACGCGCTTTTCACGACCCGCCCACTCACTGATATTGGCTCCCGAAGGGTAATTTTCCGGGTTTGTCCATATTGCAATAAACGAGTTCATATCTGAATTTTGTATTTGGAGTGGGTTTAATCATTTTTAGGAATGCATGTCCAATACTTCTTCGGCGTGTCGCTGACTCCGTCATTCAACAGAACGCCCAAACGGGATTTACACCATCCAGCCACTACGCGCCGAGTTAGGCCGTCGGAAACATCAATGAAGTACTCTCCGGATTTGCACTCGCGATATTCAGAAAGGGCAAATGATTTAACGCCTAAATTATTAAACGTATGCAGGGAGCTTACGGAGCCGTTAAATTCTATAGGCTTGGGAAGTGGGGCGGGTTTAATCATTTACGAGAACGCATAGCCAACGTTTCTGCGAGGAGGGAGTCTTGGTATTATTCTTGAGAACGATGGCTAATCCAGTCCTGCACCAGTCGGCAACCTGCTTCGCTGAATCACCATCGCAGCCATCGACGAAAAACTCCCTAGGCCGACATTGGCGACGCTCAGTAAGCCTAAAGCGCTTCCTTCCCAAACTTACGCGGCTCTTGAGCTTACAGGCGTCGGCACTGAATAGTATTTGGCTCTGCTGGTCGTCGTGTCGGGTCATATCGGTAATGTATCAGGGTCTATGTTTTCGTCAAGGCTTTTCGATAATCCATCGGCATTCTGGCTCCAACTCGAACATCTTATTCGCCTTAATGAATATACGGCTACGAGGCTCGTGCAGGCTAAGAGTTTCAGCGATTTCATCCTCGTTAAATGAAGAAGAGCCAGCTACAATAATCATGCCAGATTTGACTAGCCCATAATATGCGCGATAATTTTTAGGCAGCTTTACCATCTGGTGTCTTAATTATGACCCATCGCTCTTTCCAAAAAGCATCTTCGGCGTAGTTGCGTTCCGCTATTAGCCTAGCTTTCTTTCGGAAACATCCGGTTTTAGCCCATGACAGGGACGCGCCATGACTACCGAAGATGAACTCTTCCCCAATTTGGGGCGCTCGATAGACTAGTTGGGGTTTTGGCTTGAGCTTAATCATTCCTAAAGCCGTGAATTAGAAACGTTTTGTTTCCTACTTGTTTTCTGATATGCTTCGGGTTCAAATCCCAAAACCCTCCAGCGGAACCCATATACACCCCATGAAAGGTCGGTCGCCCATCGCCGTAGTTGTCGGTGTTCACTGCGGTAATGAGCACGCCGTTCTTTCCTTTGGGACCACCAGTATAGATGACGATGTCGCCGACTCCAACTAGGACTTTTCGTTTTTGCTTAATCATTTTTTGATAGGCTCCTTTACCCATCGGGGAGAGTCGTAGTCCTGACTCGCTTTTCCAGCGTAAGCCTTTTGATACAACATGCGGAGCGCCCATTCGATAGGCATATTGTAGCTATACAAAACGAAACTGTCGCCACTATTAGGCACTCTGTAAACTAGGTTGTATTTTGCCGGAGGAGCGAGTTTAATCATTTGATTTCCTGCTTGACCCATCGCCGATGGCTAGCAAATTCGTCAGAATAGTTGCCGCAGTTTTTCATTAAAGCTCCGCGAATTTGAATCCTGCCCTCGGCCCAACTTTTGCTCCTTCCGCAGCTAAATGAAAGAAAAAGTTCCCCAACTTTGGGTGCCCTGTAGACCAGTTCGTATTTTCGGACAGGTGCGACCTTAATCATTTTACAGTATTAAACATGGTCCGCCTCACGAACAGAGTTGTGCCGCGCACCGAGGCGTAGGTGCGGTTATCGGAGCCCGTTTCCGCCCAATAGGTTTTGCCGCTCTTGAGCTTATGGCCCGAACGGAAAAGCACGGTCTTCTTCATTTTGATGCGGGAGCGTATTAGAGACATGTTCAGAATGTAGCAGGGTTTCGCGGGGGCTCAAGGCTTTTTTGTGGTCCTCACTACAGAGCAAGTCCACACTCGAACAACGGTCGAACCTGTTGCGGTGTACAGCGAGTTTTGTATCCACCTTCTGATGGCGTTCAAGCGTACGTTAGTGGAAAACGTCAGATAGCGTTCGCCAGATTGAGCCATGCGATATTCCCCTAGGCGATACTTTTTTCCGTCCTTGCCGGTAAAAGTGATTGGAGCTGGAGGTTTAGCTGGTTTTATCATCCTTGTCTCCTTCGATGATAGTCACGCACCATTCTAAGCGGCGCGTGTTGAATACGGTAGCTTTACGAATAAAATAAGCCCCCCGAGCGCAGTTTCGCTTCAAGCATTCTCTGCGCATATCGCTGAGTCCGGGAAGAATATATTCACCAAGCTCAGGTACGCGAAGTTCACCAAGCAAAACTTTGGGATAAGCTATCTTATCCTTGACCTCTGTGCGAGCGGGAAAGAAAAACGGGACGGGCGGTTTTTGAGGCTTAATCATT